TTTTGTTTATGACAAAGGATAAACCTTTTTGTTTTTGTTTATGACAAAGGATAAACCTTTATGTTAAAGAATTAAAAATCGTAAAGGTTCCCTATTTATGAAAACTATTTATTTTGATTTAATATATAAAAAAAATAAACTTACATTTTATTAATACGGCATTCTATTGCAATACGGACAAACATCCACGCATCTTCTGTATCTATAAGTTTATACAATATAGAAACTATTTCATTAATTATATTAATATTTTTTTCAAAATGCCAATATTTAATAGCTTCTGCTAAAATATAAATTATTCCACAAGCTTCTTGCATAGTTCTTCCTTTATAATACCATTGAAATTCAGTTGTTAAAAACAATTTAATAGTTTCACAAGTAGTTTCTATACCAAATACAGTGTCTAGGTTAAATGTTTTAACAATATTTTTATAGTTATGACCAAATACTATTTTAGCATCTGATTCAAATGTTTGTAATGCTTTAAACACTTTACTTTGAATTTCTATATCATATTTTGAAACCCAAATAAAATATTCTAATACTATAGCAATAATATTATTATTGTTATTGTTAATATTGTCTTTAGACAAATAACTACCTTCGTGACCAAGTTCCATTATGGAAACATTAAACTATAAAACTTTTTTGTCAATATTTAACAAAATTAATGTTTATACTTATTATTGTTAATATAATATTAAAAAGTTTTGTTGTACACTTTAAAATTTTTATAAATTAGTTACTCTCCCTATATAAAAAATATTTTCATTTTCTCTAATAAAGAATATAAAAGGTTTATTAATTTTTATTAGTGGAATATTTTTATCATCGTAATAATAATTGTTTGCTATATTATCATATGATAAGTCTATAAAACATTTATGTACAATAGTAGGATAAGTTACATTATTTGAAATATTTGGTAGGTTAAAACAAGTAAACAACTTTGTTATTCCCATTTTTATTAAAATAGAATTGAGGTTGTAAGATCTTCCAAATGCAAACATAGGAAATAGTAATTTTATTTCTTCCATTTCCATATCATCACACCAACTTAAAATATTTTTATTTGTTAGTTCTGCTTCTATTTTGTTAAAGTTAAAATCACTAGGCATAATAATAACAAGATTGTAAAAATCTTTTAAAGGTATTTCAACAATAATTACATTTTCTTGTTTTTTAATTTTAAAATAATCTCGACGATACATCATGTTAATTATTTTTATTGTACGTTCATTAGTAATAAATTTATCACTTACTACATCAAACGTGTAAAGAAATTCCCCTTTAAAAGATATAAGAGATAATGCAATTATATTAGAATGTGATAATATTTTATTAATTAGTCCGTGTTTAAAATTCATAGAAGGTAACCAATTATTAATCTTGTCACCTATAAGGTTAGAATTTGTAAAATTAATTTTAACAATGTCTGTACCATACGTTTGTATCTCTTTTTCAAAGTTATTACAAATATTAATATTATCAGGTAAATAAATTTTATTTTCTAATGTTATTTCATTACTAACAGTGTACGATACAATATTTTTAATAAATTTGTTTAATTCTTTTTTTGGTTCTGTATCTATTCCAGAAACAAGCGATAATAATATTCCACTAATAGAAGGTACACACAAAACTGTATTTTCACACGATATAGACTTAAACAATGTTAATATAAAGTCTATCATCGCGTTATACAATATTTAATAAAAATCTGTTTTTATTTATATTTTCTTTTTATAATTTTTTTAAACTCTAGTCTAGTAAAAATACTTACTTGATTAAAAAAGTAAGTTTCAAAATTTATATCGTAATCAACTTTATCAAATAATAATGCTATAGTACCTATAGCACACTTACATAAAGTTATAGAGTCTGTATCCATATTGTTAAAGTTTATATCTATAATATAATTTTTTTCTCCATTATTAAAAGCAAATATAGCTTCGTTAATTTCTTTTTTATAATAATCTAATGCTAATTGATCATAAGTTGTAAACTCTTTAAATATTTTATTAGGCGTTTTATGTTTATACCTTCTCCAATAAAAGTAACTAAAAATTACATCATCTATTCCTATTCCATCTCTAATAGAATCAATGTAATAATAATCTAAATTTTCTTTAATACTATAGTTTATAGTATTTATATTTTTATGTTCGTGTTTAATCATATTAATAATATTATCAGCATTAGAAATATTATTAACAATGTCATAAATTAAACGAATACAACAGTCACTATACTCTTCTTGAAGAATATAAACAATTTCTTCTTTAGATGGATCTCTATCATTTTTAGCAAAGTTTGTATTTATTTTAAACAAATGAATAAACTCATTTAAAGAAATTGGTGTTAGTTCATCTAAGTATGCCTTAATACGAAATGTAGTAAGAACATCCATTTATGAAATGTTAAATGTAACTTTACTATTCATTTATTTTACAACTAAAAAAATTTAACTTTTTTATTTTTCAACAAATAGTTGCGTGGTTTGACTAATAGTTTTATTATAATCTGTTGTTTCAAACCAACAAGAGACATTATAATTATTAATTTGATTTGTTACATAAACTTTAAGTGGAAGCATCATTGTTGTATCACTAACTGGAAAACTAGATTGTTGATGAAAATTACTAATATGATGTGTTGTTTCTAAGCTAGTATTGTTAACTTTCCAATAAAACTTATACTGAGAATAATAAAGATCTTCTTTTGTATCAACCTCACAAAACAGCATTTTAACAGAATTTAATTTTACTTTAGTAACATTATTAAATTTATTTATAAACATAGCTCCGGGAGCTGTTTTATTTTTAACAACCAATAAAGTATTTCTAATAGATGTATAATTATTATTATTTTTTGTAACAGTAACATTACAAGTATAAATACCATCATTACTTTTTTGTACAGAATTAATAATTAGTTGTGTATCATTTGTTGAATTTAATGGTTTGTTATTAAATGTCCATGTAGTTGTATGCATAACATTTGGAAATGACAAGATATCCAATTGTTGTGTATAATTAACATTATCATTTTCTAACTTAATAATAGTTTCATAATACGGACTATTTTTATGATCAACATCTGGAATAACTGTAGCTTGATAAGAGCATTGTCCATCTGTTTTTTTAACAAAACAAACATAAACAGCTGCATCTGATATTTTAATTTTATCAAACCAAAGATTATTATTATCTACATAAATATTATCTTTTTTTGTAGTTGTATATGTTTGTACTACATGTTTCCAATCAAATAAAGAATAATAATTTCCTGCTTTAGCCCATGTAATAATATCATTATTATTAGCATTACATTTAATAGCATACAGTTCTTCTTCTTGCAAATACGATGAAAAAACTAAACTAGATTGTGTTTGACATGTTTGAAACAAATCATTACTACTAACTTTTGTAATTACAACACATACAATTAACATAAACATTTTAACCTCCATTATTTACTTAAAAAAATAATTTTTATTTTTCACTTTATTATATTTCGTATTTATGTCTAACATATAAAAATTCTAATTCTGTTTTTAGTATATTTAGAATAGAAGTATTTAATCTTTCAAATAGTGAATTAAACATATTAAACAACGCATAACAACATAGTTTTTCTCCCATTGATTCTGCTAAAATACCTAATAATCCAATTACTTCTTTTGCATCTATTAAAAGATCTTCAGTCATATAATCTGGTATTTTCCATATAAGATCATATTTATCATAATAAGCAAACATATCATATGCTACTTTAAAGTCTAAATCTGAAAATCTCCACTTTGCAAGTTCATCATATTTTAGTAACTCTTTAAACAATAAACCTGGAGTATCTTTAACTTCTTTTGCTCTCCATATAAGATAATGTTGAAGAATTGTTTTTATTGATATAAAACTAGGATAATAATCTAAATCTTCAATATCTTCATAGTCTAAAAAGTCACGATCCATTTTGTTGAATGGATTCATGTGTATAAAAAATAACTTATTTTTAAGTTTAGTTTATAATTACTTATCATACTTATAATAAGTAAGTTTATTAAAGATATCTACAATTGTAGGTCTATTTTTAGGATTTTGATCAAGAGAAGAACTTATTAATTGTCTAAGAACAAACGGATAACTTTTATCAATACTTAGTTTAAATCCATTTTTAATCATGTTATAAATTTCTTTTGCTGTTTTACTATTAAAAGGTCTCATTCCTGTAATTATTTCCCACATTACAATTCCAAAACTATATACATCATCTTCTTTTGTGAAAGGAGAAAATACATCATTAATTATCTTAGGTGACATGTATACAGATTGTTTAACTCCTTTTTTATAGGGAATAACTATTGTTTTTTCTAATCCATAACATATTAATTTTAGTCTATAATTTTCTGTCATCATAAAACAATTTGTAGAAATAAATCTATACACTGGTTTATAATGATAATAACACATTAAAGCATAAGCTGCATCAATTATAAGATCTACTCTTGTTTCTAGTGTAAGTTCACGCTGTGTATCGAGTACGTTTCGTAGATATCCGTATTTACAATATTCCATAACTATAGATACTTTTGGTAGTGAGTCTTGTACATCAATAATGTAACCAAATACATTTAATAAATTATTACGATGAATTTTGCGAACTTTAAAATTTTCTGTAATAATATCGATCATACATTTATGACTTCTTCTAAATTGTGAAAATGATTTTATAGCAACTGTTTTATCACCAAACTTGCCTTTATAAATTGTTCCATGTAAAGATTCGTGAATAGTACAAGTTGTTAATACATTACATTTTGGAATTCTGTATATAGGTTGTTTAGTTTCTAAAAATATACTAGTTACAACTTCTCCAAATGGTGGATAACTATTACACCTTTTTCTAACTGATGGGGGTTTGTAGTTTTTATCCATGGTTTATAAAAAGATATGTTTTTTATGTTTTGATTAATCAAATTAATTTTTTTAGATTATAATTCTTCACGATTGAATGTTTGAGCTACTTCTTTTGACTTTTGTTTAGTTGTTTTATAATATGTATCAGTATGTTTGTTACTAAACTTGGGACAGTATTTTCCTTTGTACAAATTAATGTTACCACATGTAAATGAATTTCCATTTGACGAATAACTATGATCAAATGATTTTGTAGTTGCGTCACACAAATTTAACAAATTAATTTCAGCATTAATATCGTTTACACAAGTGATGTCATAAACTACTAATAATTGTATACCACGTTCTTGAATATTGTATAATTTTGACTTATAATTTAATTCTGAAACTCCTTTATTGCATCCAATAACTGCTGTAAAATTTTTAGAACATTTTGCTTTTGGATTGCCAGATGTTGTATCATCATCTGTGTAACTAACAAATGTATGTTCATTTTCTTTAAATCCATAAAATGAATTTGTTGTAGCAGTTTCTTCACAATTATTATAGATAGTAAAGCTATAACCATATCCAAAAGCAGTCATACCACCTGCTCCGTAAATAGCTGAACAATGTTCATCATCACTTATATAACTTGGATTTTTTTCAATGCAAAAATGAAGACTGTTAATCCAAATATTTTCATATTTTTCATTACATGTTGATTCAATCACAGGTTTTGCAAACAAAGTTGAGATGCCAAAGACGAAAACAATAAAAGTTTTCATCGTGAACAATGACTTATACAAGCCAGTGTTATAATGATCATTATTTTTCACTAAATATAATTTGTAATTAAAAAAAAATAAATACTTACATAAATTCTAGTTTAGTTTTTTCATCTGATATATAAGTACATGTATGAATACATCTTTTAATAGCATCTTCGCTTTTTAGTTTAGTTGTTACATAACTATAAAAGCCTATATATAATTGTAATTTTTGCATGTTGTTATATTTACGTACATCAACTAAATAAACACTATTATTATCAGAATTATAATGGTTAATAGCTTTATTAAACTTAGATAGAGGAATTTTTGCTCTCGCGTAGTTAACACACGATAGACATTCTTTATATACAGGATTTACCGTATATACGGATTGAATACGTTGTTGCGCATACCAACGCATAAACGATTCTATATAAAATGATAATGGTAAATCTTCTCGTATAATTTTTTCATTTGCTAGTTCGTATGAAACATTATACTTACAACGATAATCTTGTTTATAAGCATATATTTTGTTAAAATCGTTTATGTTCATAATGGACGTATAAGCACCCATTATTATTAATTAGCTATTAATGTTCATTTTTAAAATTATACATTGACCAAATAATAATCCTAATTAATTCTGATAAAAATTAATTCATAATTTTTTTAAGTCTACATTTCATTGCACCTTTAACTAAAGCAAAGTCTGATCTTGATTTGATTAAAGAGTGTAGTAGAGTAAGTACATGTGTTGTAGTATTATTAGGTTGATTTTCACCTCCCCAAAATTCTGCAACATATGACAAGAATCCAATTATAGCACACACACTAGTAACTGCACTTTGACCTTTACAATAATCTTTAATAATAGACTTAATATTAACCAAATTATTGTTTGTTGCTGTGTCAAGATTAAAACTCCTAGACAAACATCTCCATTCATCAATAGTGCCAAAAACTTTAGTTGCATCAATTCTACAGGTAGATAGCACACGGAACACGTTACCACCTGGTTGTCTATGACGAAATCCTAAACTACACCAAGTAATAAAGTCTTGTACTGCTAATACAATAGAATCCTCATTAGTGAGAGAGTTTTTGGCCAAGTAATAACAGGAAAGAGTAGTCATAATGAAAAATTAAAAGATTCAAACAAGTTGAACTTTTAAACTCCACAACTTCTCAGACCCTCGTTAAATAGCTCATTAATTTTCAATTTTGTTAATTATACACGTTATAAAAATAGTTATAATAGTATATAATTTTAAACTATATAAAAAGTTATTAATTAAATAATATTTTTGTTTTTGATATTATTAATATGTTCTTTAAATTTTCGTTGAATTTTGTTAGGAATATAGTTCAAAGATGAAATATCTAATTTAGCCATATAACTTATACATTCATGAATATTATCTACATCTTCAAAATATTTAATATTTTTTATTGTTTTTTTCATATATTTCAAATTTGGTAAAGTATCTAACAATAGTTTAGATATCTCTGGTGTATAAATATGATTTATACAGTAAGATATATATGTTTTATTTGATTTTAAAATCACATGTGGATTAACACCCATTTTAATAAAATATTTAACTAATGCTGTATTATTTTGTTTAATTGCATACATCATAATATTTTCTCCTTTACAATTTTGTAAATTAACGTCTGTATAATGTTTCATACATAAGTTTACGCAGTTAAATAACTCTTCATTCTTTATATAAGATGAAATCATTTTTCCAAATAGTAATTCTCCTCTATCTAAATAATTAACCATATTAGGATTTTGTTTTAACAAATATTCTAAAACTTCTAAATTTATATGTTTATTATTAAAATATACACTAATAATGTTTTTACTATCTACTTTTAATTTGTGTATACGTTCTATTAACTGAATAGATATATTAGTGTAATATTTTAAATATTTTTTTAAAACTTGACGAAGAGTATTAACATTTAGCAAGTCTATTAACATATTTGCAATAGATTCGTCCACTAACCAATAATGTCCAATATTACACATAATATTATACGCATTTCCAGTTTTAAGAAGAAGTTTAACTATTTCTACATCTATTTGATCACTAAATCTATAATTACTATTTAAATAATCCATTAAAACTCCTCGTTTTTTACCTGTAATATCATCATAAACTATACACGCGTCTGCATTTCCTATTAACATAGTAAGAATACTAGGATCTATATATTGTGATCTTATATAATATTGAACAGCTGTAGTTTCTGTAATATCATATTCCCAAGGATATATATTATTATCTATCAAACATTGAACAACATCTTTTAATATATTACACTTTGTATAACAATGCGAATTTATATACAAATGTAGTGCAGTTTTACTATCAAATAATTTTTTATCAATGCTAGGTTCTTTAATGTAATCACTATCATCACTATCACTATCACTATAATTAATATTATCACTATAATTACTATCACTATCACTATCACTATCGCTATAATCACTATCACAAATATTGTAATATACTCTATTATTTGTATCGTGTTTAATTAAAAAATCAAGTATTTCTGCATTTGGATAATCAGTTTCTACATATTTTTCAAAAACAGTTCTATCATTTTCATCTATTGATAGTTTTAGTTTTTTTGACATTAATAATTTTATAAAGTCCAAGTTAACATTTTTTGTTATAATATAATTATGAATATTAAAATCATTAACATTTTTATAATTTACAGCTTCTAACAACATTTTAACTATATCTTCGTCTATATTTTTTCTAGAGCTATATACAGCAAGTGGTGTTTCTTCTACATTATTTTTATGTAGGAGATTTATATCATAACTTAATAATAGTTTTACAATATCTTTATTTACACATTTGTTGTAAAAATAACAATGAAGAGCATTATTATATTTGTTATCTATAATATTTGGATTTACTCCATTGTTAAAGTATTTAGTTAACTTTTTTACAGTTATTGCTAAATCGTTTTTAAGATACAATAACATTTCAGTCATTGCCATAATAATATTTAGATAATATTACTTATATGTCAATTATAAAAAAAAAATAATTATTAAATTTTATGTCCGCCAGAACTACTAGTGCCGCTTTTAACACCTCCGTTTACACCACCATTAACTCCTGAAGATTTTCCACCGCCCCACATTCCTCCAGAGGTATAAGTTTTAGTTCCTTTAGTTTCTCCATTGTGTCCATGAATTTTAACACTCCACATCTTTTATTAATTTAGATTATATTTTCTATTTTTTATACAATAATATAAAAACTAAATATTTAACTAATTGAACGATACAAAAACAATTAAATATTTATTTAAAATTTTGTTTAATATTTTACTATTAACAAATTTTATAATAATAAACTATATTTGTACTAATAAACCAAAAATAAGATTAAGATATATTTTTTTTAAAATGCTTTAGTTTTCTTGTTTTAAAATAAAAACATTTGTTATTTTTTAGATAATAATCCTTAATAAATTTAACATTTTTATAAAATTATAACATAAAAATATTATTTATTGTATCTGTATCTAGCAATAGCACGTTTAATAATAAAATTATATTCGTCGAATGAATCAAATGTAGTAACAATTTTATCACATGTATTTGTATATTTATTTCTAACAATGTCATACAAAGTATAATCATTAGTAACTTGTATTTGTTTCATATTATTAAGTTCTTTATTACATTTATCAATGTATTTAGTACATTCAATATCTGTTTTGTATGGTGTAAATAGTGTATAAAATTCTGGATAATATAACAGTACATAACGAAGAACAGATTTCATACGTGTACACATTTTAATATTTTTATATACTGTTTCTGTTGAAATAAGCATAGTTTCTAGAGTAGGATTTAAACTAATAATATATTCTACATGCTCTAAATCATTTAAAGCTACATATGCAAATGTAGAATATCCTGACTCGGTTACAGCTGACATATCTTCATTAAACAAGTTTTTAAAATTTTGTAGTGGTGTACCACATACACTTTTAGCAGCGTACATCAATACACTATGACCGTCATTAGTAGTAGTACAACGTGCTCCATGGTTTAGTAACAATTGAACATTTTTAATATTATTATAATAAACTGCGAGATGAAGTGGTGTTTCGCCAATATTGTTAGTTACGTTTATATCATTTTTTAAATCAATAAACAATTTAAGAATATTAGATTTAAAATGCAATGCTGCATAATGAATAGGATAATTTCCATCACCATCTTGTACATTAATAGTGTCTGGATATTTTGACAACCAAAACTTTACACTATCGTATAAGCATTTATGAATAAGTATGCTCAACATAGGAATTTTACCAAGACCATATTTATAATTAACATCAAATTCTTTTTTACACAACATTTCAATAATGTTTAGAGAAGCCATACGTGCGTCAATAATATATTGAGTAAGAGCTGATTGATTGTTTGTGTTAACAATACTCAAATCAATATTACTATCAGTAAATACTTTAATAATATTTTTAAATATATTTTTATTTGTATTTGATTTAAAATAAACATGCAAAGGAGTATCTCCATTTTTATTTTGTGCATTAACATTTGCTCCATTATCAATATAAAACTTTACATGCGTATTTAACAATGTTTTAGAACACAATACATGCAAAGGAGTATCTTCATTTTTATTTTGTGCATTGATATCCAAACCTTTTTCTAGAAATAGTTTAACTAAATTAATAGTTGTTGGATGCAATCGCAACATATGAAATAAAGTATTACCGTTTACATCTACATCGTTAATATTTGCACCTAGTTTAATAAGCAGTTTAACTAGCGTTATATTACCATTATATGTTGCTAACATAATAGGGGATACACCATACAAGTTTTTACAATTTACACATGCACCATGTTTAACAAGAAACTCAACTAGAAATGATGTATCATTTTTAGTATTTACTACCATATGTAGTAGTAAATTACAACTATCCATATTAATTCCTTTTTTAATAAGATATTCCAATAGTTCAACATTTTCATAACCTTTTCCAAAAAATGCATATGCGATAGCGTTATAATTTTCACTATCAACATTGTTAATATTTTCTCCACATTCCTCAATTAGAAATTTAACCATTTCAAAATTATTACAATAAACAGCATAATGTAAAGCAGTAATATTATTAAAGTTAGTAGCTGTATTAATACCACGATTTTGTTTAGTGATAATATGTTTTGCTACACGCATACTTTCTTTGTAAAAAATGCATGCGTGAAGAGGATATATATGTGCATACTCATCAATTTTAGACATAACGATATTACGATTAGTAATAACATTATCGAAAGTCATTGATTGTTCCATTATTATTTTTAAAAAATGTATACTATTTTTTACATTTTTTTTATAAAAATTATTTTTCTATCTGTTGAAATGTAAATAACATATCACCTACAATAAATTTATGTGTATTAAAAGTTTTAAATTTATTAATATCTATATCTACACAGTTAGTTTTAATAATATTAACTGTGTCATTTTTTTTATTACTATCTTGTAAATTATTAATAGCTTCTGTAATATATCCTATACCTGTTTGTAATAAGTGTTGTATTTTTATTTGTTTAATTTGCTCCAATTCATTAACTTTTTCTTTTTTCTTTTTTTTATGTATATGAACACTATCAATATATTTTTTATTATAATCTACATGTTTTACTTGTAAATATATAGATTTTCCTATTAAATTAGTAGTAATTTTATCAAATGCTTGTTTATTAATATCACAATAATTTAATATTAGAGTAGTTGTATTGTATTTATCCATACGCGCGTATACAAAACCATCTTCAACAAATACTGTACCTTTTACTACATCACCTATATTCGGCAATGCCTCTGTTTTTACGTCTGAACTAGCCATGACGTATATTTAATAATAAAATATATTTTAAATTTTTTAAAACTTTTTGTTAATAGCTTGTGTTATAATATGTTGATAAATATTAAATGATATTGTATTAATGTATTGATTGTATATATTTTTATATTCGTTAATAACAATATTATATAATGTAATATTGTTAATTTTTGTTTGTTTCATTAAGTTAATTTCTTTAATACATTGATCGATATATTCTTTACATTTGTAATCTGTATGATATGGTACAAAATAATTATGAAAATCTGTATAATACAATAGTACTGTAGATAATACAGTTTGCATACGTGAACACATGTTAATAGAATCATAAACCTTTTTAACAGAAATAATTATAGATTCTAAAGTAGGATGTAGTTTAAGAATATACAACATCTCTTTTTGATTTTTATGTAATGCTATATATGAAAATACAGAATTACCTGTTTTTGTTACAGAAGAAATATTTTCATTATTCAAATTAATTAATTTTTCTAAAATATGTATGTATTTATATTTAGCAGCATACATTAATACTGTATGACCATCATTAGTAGTTGTAAACTTTGTACCATAATTTATTAACATATTAACATTATTAATATTTGTACAAACTGCTTTATGTAAAGGTGTTTCTCCATTATTATTTTTAATATTAGTATTTATATTATACTTTAACAATAATTCTAATATAGTAGAATCTACATTACTAGCAGCATAATGAATAGGATAATTTCCATCATTGTCTGGAATATTAATAGTTTCATAATATTTTGATAACCAAAAATCAATACTTCTATATGTACATAGTTTAATAAGTTTTATTAAAATAGGAAGTTTATCATTACCATATTTATAAGTTATATCAAAATTTTGGGTACATAATAATCTAATAATAGCTTTATAAACATTATCATTTCTGTATATATATTGACTAAGGACATTATGATTGTTATTGTTTATAATAGTTAGATCTATATTATTGTTAGTAAAAATATTAACAATATCTTTATTAATAATATAACTTAATATAAAATAAACATGTAAAGGAGTATCTCCATTTTTATTTTGTGCATTAACATTTGCTCCATTATCAATATAAAACTTTACATGATCTTTTTTTGGAGATTTACTACAAAGTATATGTAACGGTGTATCGTTTTCATAATTTAATGAATTAATATTAATTCCATTAATTATAAATAATTGTGCTATTTCAACTGTAGTACTACATATAGGTATTAGGTGAAATAAAGAACCATGTACAGTAATATCATGTATATTAGCACCTAGTTCAACAAATAATTTAATAAGATTAATATTACCATTATATGTAACTATCATAATAGGAGTTATTTCATAAATATTTTTATGATTAACGGATAATCCATTATTTACAAGTAATTTTATTAATTTTGATGTATTATGTTTAGTATTTGCTATAATATGTAACAACGAATCACCATTATTGTTTATATTAGTAATATTAATACCTTTTTGGATAAGATATTCTAACATTTTTACATTATCATAACAGTTTCCAAAAATAGTATACATTAACGCATTATAATTATCACTATCAACATTGTTAATATTTTCTCCACATTCTTCAATTAAAAATTTAACCATTTCAAAATCATTACAATAAACAGCATAATGTAAAGCAGTCATATTATATAATTTAGTGCATGAATTAATTACATTACCTTGTTTAATAATAGATTTTGCTTTATCAATACCTTCTTTATTAAAAATACAAGCATGTAATGGATATTCATAAGATTGTTTAGATAATTTAGAAATAGCAGAAACACGTTTATAAGTATGAGCATCTATATCTTTTAACATTTCCATTGTTTATTAAAAAAACGATATTCCTAATTTTTACATTTTATAAAAATATAACTGTGACTAAAATAGTAATACAAATTGTAAATACATATTGTGCAGTGTTTGTAAATGCAGTATTCCATTTTAATATTAATTCATTTGAAATATTAACATGTTTTATTTTACATTCATACAAGTAAATATCTAATGTAGATGCATTAACAGAAATCCATTTTTGAAAAGTTCCATCACCTAATGGGCGAACGTCTATTTCTTCTAGGTTATTTGTTATAGTATTATTTTTATACCAAAACATCGAAATTGTTGATGGAAAAAATCTTCCAGCCCAACAACGTAAAATGGTAAAATTAGAATTAGAATAAACTTTACTTATAAACGTATGCTGTAATGTTGAATATGATATATAATTACTCATATACAATATATATAATAATGATTCTGTACATTCATGCATTAAATAATATTTCATATTATGTATTTCGTCATTTTTAATCCATTTATTTACAATATCTGTTGTAGATACATTATCAGTTATCCATTTTTCTAAATTATTAGAAATAGAAATAAATGGTAATCCGTTATATGCATATTTGTAATGATAATTTTTACACGTACGATTACTAAAACATTCACAACTTATTGTTAATTGTAATTGTTGTTGAATAGCATCTGAATAATTATATCTGTCTTTAAGACGATAAAAATTCATTTTAAAACTTTTGAATGAATCATCTCCGTTTTTAATATTACGTTTATAACTTTTATGGTCTAACTTAAACCAATCAACTAACGAATATGCACAATTATTTTGAGAATTATATTTTTCAAACGGAATATCATCAAAATATCCTACAATTGATAAACTAGTTGATAAATTTTTATATGTCCCTATATATAAATATTTTAAAGTGTGAATAATTTCATTATTAGATTTTACAATATGTAACATAGAACATGTAACTATTATAAATATAATGTTTAAATATCTATTATACATATTTAAACATTAATTAAAATACCTTTATATATCATTTTTTAATTATGCACATACTGTATTTTTATCTTTAGTTCCAGATAACAATCGCAAATATTCTTTTGGACATCTAAAATGTGGCATACACCATTCTGTAGCAGAAACTTTATCAGAATATGATCCGTGAGGACATTCTTTACAAATTACATTTCCCATTGAATCAAATCCAGATACTCCTTCACCTACTGGACATTTTCGTTTAGGTGCACAAACTTTACAACCATTATTTCTAGATTTTAAAATACAATAATGTTCTATATCACAAACACATACTCTGTTTTGAGTTTTAGTACATGGTTTAATTTCAACTTGGTCAGATGTACATACTGTACAACTTAAACAATGAGGTATATAATTGTAAATGGAAGTATATGTACCGTTTTCACATCGTTCACAAACTGTATCTTTATTATTTGTACATTCTTCTTTGTGATATTGACCTGGAAAACATTGTGAACAGCACATATTTATATTTTCGTTATAATAATGTAAATAATCTCTACATTTACCATTTATAGTTTTATATGGTGGTAAATTACTACTATATGTTAAACTATACGTTAATGTTAAACTATACATAAATATAATTGTTTGTATATGTTTCATATTTAAATATTATATTTTTATAAATTATGTAGTTATAACATATTAAAAATATAATATTTTTATAAAAATTATATAGTTTATAACATATTAAAAGTATTTTAGTATATAATGTTATAAAAACGGTTAAACTTCTGTACACACTATTATTAAACATTAACTATATATAAATTTTAATTTTAACCTTTATATTAATTATTATAGTATATTACAATTAATTTTGAGATCAAAGTTTAATGATTATTAACGGACATACATTCTTCTAAAAGAGAGAGTTTAGTACTACGTTTTAAAATGCCTTCTTTGGCGTCTGCCATAACACATGTTAAATTATAATCTTTGTACATGTCCCAATTAAGAATAGTTAATGTACTTTTTAACATATAATAATTATCACGCTTTTTAATATTAGTATATTTTTCTGTAATTTGTGTATATTGTTCAGAAATTTGTCCATCAATAAGCCAATATACAGCAAACCATGGAGATTCGTTAGTACCTTCACATACTAGTTTAAATGGTGTTTGATAATTAGTAGGTGCCCAAATAGTTAGTGATGTTAAACTTTTAATATTTTCAGCAATAATAGGTTGATTATCGTTAGCATAAATTAAATTAAACAACAAAAGTTGTCCCAAAACAAACAAAATTGTTTTATTCATATTACTTTATTAAAAATATATTAATAATTCAATTATATAACTATATTTAATGTTTTAATATAATAATTTACAAACATGTAGGTAATGGAGGTAACCATTTATTATTTTCATTACATATAGATGATGTATATTTACTATTACTAGTGTAACCATTTTTACAAAAATATGTAATTTTATCATTTAGTGTAAATTTAGTACCTGGGGTATTAATAATACCATTATTTATATAAGGATATGGACATTTTACAATTTTACACATAGGTGAGTTATAAAGCCATTTAGCATTTTGACATACATTTTGTTTATGTCCCACTAACGTATATTTATTTTCACATATATAAGTAACAACACTATTTTCTATATATTCTTCTTGTTGTGGTGTATAATATCCATTTTCGATATGTTTAGGAGGTTTACAAAAACTACGAACACATAAAGGTGTTTTATGTTCCCAATTTAGTTTATTATCGCTAGTAACAATACATTTATTAGTACTATAACCAATTAATATAAATCCGTCATTGCATGCATATGATATAATGTCACCAAATTTACACCCTTCATAGTTGTTAATATATCCATTTTCTGGTTCTATAGGTCTAGAACATAATTTAGCTTTACATGTTGTAGTAAATGGTGTCCATTTATTTTTTGTACACGTTGTAGTAAGTTTTTTACCATATGATGAAAATCCAAGAACACATTTAAATTCTACAGTATCTCCTTCAAAATATACTTCTTCAAGTTTATTAACAGGGTTCATGTGTACAGTAACAATTTTATTAGACAAACAAAAACTACACGGTGTACATTTAACATAATTAATAACTAACGTCAAAAAAAATAAATATTTTACCATTTATGGTTATAAATTTTTCATTGTTTCATAAGGCAATCTAGGATGACCTACATATGGATATTTCATATCAATTCTATCACACAAATAAAATTGTACGTCATCAAAAGGTACATTACACTTAGATGTTGTAGTATTATTAACATTATTAGTATTTTTTAATCTTGGCAATTGTAACAAGTTAACATTATATGGTTTATCACCAATTTTACCCATATAATCCGGATAAGTTGTAACATTTACACAATGAATACATGTGCCAATAATTGTAATAGAACGAGAATGCATATTTGTTATAACGCCATTACAATCTAATTCCGTACACGTAATTGTTAAATCTGTAGAAGTAACTTTTATAATTGGATTAGATAATTTTGCGGCTGTAAAAATGGCAGTAACGAGTATATAATCATTATAAATACCTTGTGCAACACCAACAATATCTTCGTTGCTTCCTATTGATACATAATCCATATTAATACCATACCCAGTTATGTGTACACTATGCTTATCAGTATTATTTGTAATGTTTACTACACATCCACCTAAACGTGGTGTTTCAGGATATTTAAGTCCTAGTTCAATTACAGCCTCTGTTTGCCAAAATCTATTTTTATTTTTACTACATTTTTGAATAGCATCAGTTTGTACATACAACACATATAATGAAAAAATTATAAAAGATATTCGCGACATGTTTTTAAAATATATAATTATTTTTTACTTTTTTTTAAAAAAAAACGATGTTACCAAATAACATCCATATCGCAAAACTTCAAACATTCTTTATCGTTTGGATTAGAACATGCGCATCTACGACGTCTACTTTTAGGAATATGCATAGATGGATGTTCTGTAGTAATATCAACGTCATATGAATTGCTAGCTGTTGTGTCAGTAGTAGTTTCTTCTCTCTTTTCAGGTACAATAGCTGCATAACAAGCTATTGTACAACACGCAAAAAGAATAATAAGTTTCATTTCTAACTTGTTTTTGTATAAAAATGCATATATTTTCAATAATATTGTTAAAAAATTTTAAAATATGTATTAGAATACTTAGCACAAGATGTATAAGTTACATTAGTTAAAAAATCACACATATTATTTGTTAAAATACTATTTCCATAACCACTGCGTTTAACATTTTTATATGCACTTGCATGATATCCTTTAGGTGGCGTATAACCATACAATGTAGATGGATATGTATCAAGATTAACACATTTAACACAATCTCCGTAAATAGTTAAATAATCTGCATTAGAATTGATTGAATTAATTGAATTAGTAAAATTATATTTAGTATTTGAACAATCCATTTCTATACAAGTTATAGTAATATTAGTTTTTGGAATAATAGTATTTTCTTTTGTAGTTTTATCATTTCCGATAAATATCAATATAACTAGCGTATTATTATTTTGTACTCCTTCTGATACACTTACAATATCACCATCAATAGAATTAATAATATTAAGTTCTACTTGTAATCCATATCCTATAATTAGTACTTTAGACGCATTAACAATATTAACTTTACATTCTCTTTCTAGAGGTGTAATAGGATATGTTAATCCAACTGTTAGTGACATTGCTAAATTCCAATATCTATAATTATTTACTTTGCTTGTTTTATTATATTCTGTAGAATAAAAGTTAAACAAACTATACATTATAACACAAGTAAAAATAAAATGTTTCATATTATTATTTAATGAAAAAATATATTATATTTCAATATTATAAAAATTATTAGTTATATTTTTTTACTAAATATTGTTTAAAATCCATTCTATGAAAAAAACTAACATTATCAAAAAATGTTAGTTTGTTTAAATTAGGCACGTGTTCAAACAAAATAGCAATAAATCCAATAAATCGTTTAATAGTTTCTATATCTACTTTAAATGTACCATCTACGGTACGTTTTGTACGTTTATAAAATGTAAATACATAATTATCATTATTAGATAGTTGTTTAATAGTATTTTTAATATAATCATTACCATAATAATATCTAGCTAAAATATCATATGTAAACAATTCATTAAAAATACTATTAACACAACCTGATATTTTTTTACTTCTATAATCAAAATAAGCTGCTAAAAAATCGTTTATATTTACATTTTTAACAGATGTAAACAAATGTGCATTTTTTAAATCATTAAAAGGACATTTCATAGAAAATGATAAATTGTATGTTTCTTTTAAACTTTTAGATATATATGTTATATAACAATATGTAATTCGTTTAATTATATAGTCAATAATATGTAAAGCGTGTGTAGGTTCTTCTGTAGTTAAAATATAAATAATTTCATCTTCATATGGATCTCTATCATATTTTGCAAAATTCATAATAGTTTTAAAAATAGATACAAATTCATTATAGTGTTCGTGTTTAATCATTTTAACATATTTTTTAATCAATAAAACATTATCAATGGATTGTTCCATTGTAAAGTTAACAAATGTATATTATTTTTCATTTTTAGTAATGTTTATTAAAAAAAATTATTTTATAAAATATAAAGGAGTCATTCCGTATAAATTTTTTTGTTCAAAATCTATTTTTAAATCTTTTTTTAAAAAATTAATCATATCAGGGTGTGAATTTGTCATAAGATAATTATGAGCAATATTATTTTCAACATTATCTAAGATATATGGATCACATCCCTTTTCAATCATATACATAATAAGTTTTATATACTTATGTGAATCATCTCGTTCAATTAATTTAACAAAAGCTGTACTACCAAACTCATCGCGCATAGTTAAGTCTAGTCCACGATCCATTAAAAGATTAATTACGTCAATATTAAGTTGTAAACAATGCATAAAATATTTATGTAGTGGTGTATATTCTCCTTCTGCTTCACTATTTACACTATTTACATTAGCTCCATTATCAAGCAATAGTTTTAAAATCTCTAAATTAGTTGTTTCTTGTTCTAGACACACATGAAGAGGTGTTTCGTCAAAACCACTTGTTTTTGTATTAACTTGGTCAATATATAGTTTAACTCCATCAACATCATCATATTTAATATATTGAAAAATCTCTTCTCCTTTAGAACATAATTCTAAACTTTTTTGTAACCGTTCAATACGATTATTATTACATTCGTTATTGTTCATTATTATATAAACTTATGTTTGTTTTCAATATTTTTTATATAATATAAATTTTTATTAATAAAAAAATCATTTAAATAATAATATCTAACAATGTTTAGCAATTTTATTTTTAATTTCATTTGGTAACATATTCCATTCATTAAAATTAATATTATCTAATTTGGATATAGTATTGTTAATATGTTCTTTTCTTTTGTTTGCATTATTCAATATAGTAGAAACTTTATAACCTAAATATTTTAACGATGTATGTTTTAATAATATATCATTATTAATAAATCTAATTGTAATATCTGGATTGTTTAATTTAATTAAATCATATAATGTATATTTACTATTTCCTATTTTTATAGATTTTGATAATGTGATTTCGTTTTCTATTTCATCAATAATATTTTTATATTCGTTATAAATAAACGCATATTTTTTATTTTTTAATATTTTAATATCTAAAATAAGTATCTCAAGTAAATATTTTTCACACATAAGTTTATTTTTAATATCATAGTCGTTAATATTATACATACAAAGTAAAAGAGTATCTAATGTAGGTTTAGCATTTATATAACAATCAACTAAATCATTTGCATCGATACCACACAAATTATAATAACTTAATATTACATGATTATAGTTTGAGACTATATTGACATCTATTTTATAATCGTTTATTAACGTTTTAACAACTTCTACATTTTTACAAAATCTTACTGCGTTAAATAATATTGATTCACCATTATTGTTAATTATTGTTATATCGGCACCTGCAGATACTAATAGTTTTATTTTATCTATACTAGATACAGCATTAAATATTGCACTTTCACCATTATTATTTTTAGCATTTACGTCAATATTTTTTGTTAAAATAAATTTTAACATATTTATGTTTTTGTTACTAGCTGCTAAATGTAAAAGAGTTGATCTATAAGCAGTTTTGTCATAAATATTTATATTAGGAAATGTGTTTAACCAAAATTTAACAACATCAACATTTTCATTATTTTTTACAAGATCATGAAGTATGGATGATAAATATTTATTATTATTATCTAAATTTTTATTTATAAACATTTGTATAACTTCTATAGATAAATTTTTTTTTGTACTAATATATTTAAACGGACTATATCCATAAATATTATTTATATTGATATTATTCATATTATTTAGCAATAATTCGATAATTTTGGGTTCTATTTGTTTAATTGTAGTTAAATATGTATGTAATGGAGTATTGTGATAATTATCTGTTAAATTTGCATTTGCTCCATTATCAATAAATGTTTTTATTTGTTCATAAGTAGGTTCTATATAACATAACATATGTAAAGGTGTATAACCATAATTATTTTTATGATTTATATCAAGACCTTTACTAATCCACAATTTAGATAATTCTATAATATGTTTATGATTATAACTCCAATATAATAACGTATTATTATCTTTACATTGTGTAAAATATTTTACTCCTATATTTAATAGAAAATTTACAACTTCTATATTACCTTTTGCATTAGCCATAAATAATGGAGTTTTATTAGATATATTTTTTTCATCCATTTTTGCACCTGCTTTATATAATACTTTAAGAATCTCTACTGTATTTATAGTTGTATCTGAAAATATATGTATTACATTTTCTGCAAAATTAGATAATTTGTTTATATTAGTTATTTTTGGCAATATTTCATTAACAATATTAATGTTGTATATTTCTGTTATATTACAATACATAATAGACATATGATTGTCTATATCAACAATATTAACATCTGCTCCATATTTTATTAATAGTTTAATCATTTCTAAATTGCCTTTAATAATAGCATAATGTAATGGAGTAAGTAATAATAATTGTGTTTGTTTATTAACATCATAACCATTATCTAATAGTGTTTTTACTGTATCTATATCTTCTTTAAAATATACATAATAATGTAAAGGATATAAGTTGTTTTTTATTTCCTTATGTATATGATACAGTTTATCACACATACAAACATCGTCGCATGCGTGTGTAGCCATGGCTGTATAATAAAAATATTTATTTTTTAAATTTTAATTAATTTAATAGTTTTATGGAGCTGTTCTTTATAATCTAAATCATCATAATAACATGTAAAATTATATGTAAAAACGTCATTATTGGTAAAAATTTCTAAAGGTAAATTAACAATTTTATCAGTAATTAACGATTCAGATTTTTCTTTTATTCCTTTTGTACTAAACATAAATGGGAGCTTATTATTAATTTTCCAATATAATCTATATTTAGCATATTTTACTAATTCATTAGTATTAATAGTACAATTAATTTCTATAGTAGAATTAACTTTAGCTTTAATATTACCCATAGGTGATATAATTTCTGCTTGTATTTTTGATTTAGGTTTTACATACAAATTTATATACCTAAAAGAGTTATAAACTTTTTTATTATACGTAGTTTCTACTTTACAAATATATAATCCCATATCATTTTTAGTTATATTTGTTAAAATTAGTTTAACATTGTTAGCATTTTTAATTTTTTTTTCATGTCGAAGCCAAATAATATTATTTTTTGCTTCTGGAACACTAATACTATTTGAGTCACAATATAGTTCTACAGTATTTCCTTCCATAGATACTATATTATCATCTATATAATATTTTCTATTTTCTGCTGTTACTATAACAGTTCCATATTCACATTCAGTAGCGTTTTGTAAAAAACATACGTATGTTCCTGTATCTGCAACAGATATAGGTGCAAAAATTAAATTTTTATTATTAACATGAATTGGTTTATTTTTATCATTAAAATAAATTTGTGTATAATAGTGCCAATCAAATACAATATCATAATTTAATGTTTTAACCCACGTTAAAGTATAATTATTATTGTTTTTAAAAATACTACGGCGTTTAAATTCTATTTGAGGACATTGTATATGATATAGTTCATTATTATATGTAATATCTCCTGGTAAAATTCGTTTTTCTGTACAATTTTTATTAAATGGATTATGTATTTGTGCATACGACACAGATATTAATGTTATTATATACCACCACATTTGTAATTTATAATAAAAAGTTATATTTCATTAATTATAATAGTTGTATTTTAATTATTTATATTTACTAACAATAACTTTATTATATATAGTTTCAATAGATGGTCTAATATTTTCATCATGGTTTAATACTTCACTTATAACAGAATTAATAATGTTAATAGAGTTATTATTGTTATTATTTATGGATAAAGTTTCTCCATTTTTTAATATTTGGCGTATTTCTTTAGATGATTTATTTTCAAATGCAATTTTTCCTGTTATTATTTCCCACATAACTATTCCTAAGCTATATATATCATCTTTTTTATTATATGTTGAATATATGTCATTGTAACATTTTAATGAAATATATGGCGCTGAAGATATATGTTTGTTAAATTTATATACATGTCGTTCTAATCCCATACATAAAAGTTTTAATTTATAATTTTCAGTTACCATATAACTAATTGTTGAAATATATTCATGTAAAGGTTTATAATTATAGTAACAAATTAGTGCATAAACTGCATCTATGATCATATCTATACGAGTTTCTATCATTAAATTTGGTTCATTTATAAGAACATCGCGCAAATATCCACGTTTACAATAATCCATTATTATTGATATTTTATTATGATCACCATTTTTTTCTATTATATATCCATATATTAATAATAAATTATCTTGATGTATTTTACATATATTAATATCTTTATTAAAAATTTCATACATAAATCTATAACCGCGTCTATATTTTATAAATTCTTTTATAGCTATAGTTTTATTATCAAACATACCTGTATACATGTTACAATTTTCAGAAGTATAAAATGTACCATTTTTTATAACATTATCTACACTAAGTTTTTTAAATGATGATTTTTTAGATAGCAAAATAAATGTATTTGATACATCTAATAAAGTATTTTTATACATAAACATTTAAAGAAAAATGTTTTTTTTTATATTTTAATTTATTCTATTAATTATAATACTTTTAACTAAATTAAAATCAAAACTATCAAATATAGAATTTATCATACCAATTATTTTAAATGTTTCATTAGTTGGTTTATTTTTACCACCATAGTATTCTGCAGCAAGTGCCATTAAACCAATAGTAGCACAAACATTATTAATAATATTATTACTGTAAAAACTTTTAATATATAATTCAATTGCATCCAAATTGTTTGTTTCTTTTAATTGAAAACTTAAAAATATCTCATGTTGTGTTTTAATATTTCCAAATAATTTTATAGCATCTAATTTAAATGTATCTAACATTTTAAACAAATTTCCTGCTTTAGGACGATATTTTAACCCTAAACTACACCATGTAATATAATCCTCAACTGCTGTAACAATATCATCTTCAGATAATAAGAAATCTTTACACAGATAAGTAGGTGTAAAAAAGGCAGCCATAATAAGTTTTTACTAAAAACTAGTAAAACTTATACCACAGCACATGTTAATATCTCATTATATTTCAATTTTGTTAAATATATAATTATTTACTTATTTAAAAAAAATTATGGCGATATAACTTTTCCCATAAACGAAATATTATTATTTTTTCTAATGAAAAATATAAACGGTTTGTTAATATTTACAATTTCTCGTTCTACACATGAGAAATAAACAACGCTAAAACTACTAACAGCTGCAGCTTTTGTACCTTCTTCATCTACTTTTACACAAGCTTTATGAATAAATATAGGCATATCTACAATATCATCTGTAATTTTTGAAAGATCTGGTTTAGTAAACAATGTATTAATACCTATTTTTGGTAAATAATATTTTAAATCTAATTCTTTATCTATGTTAAATTTTGGAAGATATAAACTAACATTTTGTTGTTTCATTTTAGATACCCATTCTGTTATTTTTTCACTTGATAATGATTTAATTACTGTTTGAATACCATATACTTTATTAGGAATAATTATAAGCATATTATAATTGTTTTTATATTTAATTTCTACTATTCTTGCATCTATATCGTCTAAGTGTCCTATATTTAAATTTAAATCTGTTGACATCATAGGAACATTTACAGATTCTGTTTCACTTATCATAAAGTCACTAATAATAGTATCACCAGATTTAAATTTTTTAGACCATTCACCTTCAAACGATAATGCATTAATAAACATAATACATGTATCTGCATTTACAGATTTAATAAAATTATTAATAGATGTAATACTATTAATCCAACTATTAATAGCAGTAGTTGTTTGGTTTACATTATTAAAATCTACTTGAACAATATCAGCGTTTAGTTTAGCAATTTTTTCTTTATATGTGTTATAATATTTAATAAATTTTGATATATAAACTCTATTTGCTATTTTTAGTTGCTTGCTAGTTTTATAAATAGGTAAAGAATTAATTATAGATTCTATTTCTTTTTTTGTTTCACCATTTGCTCCTGCTGCTATCATCATAAGTGTAGCAATAATAGATGGTGGTGAAAATATAATATTTTCATTATTAAACTCTTTAAACAAATTAATAGCAAAATTTATCATGATTACTAAAATATATAATTATTTTTTCATTTATAAAAAATTTAATTAGTTATTAAAATAAATTTTACTTTTGATTAATTTTATTAATATAATTTATACATTTATCTACTTCATCATAATAAATTGTACTTTCGTTAACATCATCACTTTTGTTAACATCATCACTTTTGTTAACATCATCACTATCGTTAACATCATCACTATTATCACTATCATCACTATCATCATTAAGTTCACTTTGAGTATGATCACACCATTTACATACTTCTTCATTTTGATTATAATCATACCATTTATCTGTAATTTCTACAGATTTTTGCGATTGATTATTTGTAAATAAAATATTAACACTTATTTTACATACATTTTCTTTTGCTTCACGTTTTGTTGTACCATGAGCACTTGCAATAGAAACAGTATCAATAGTAAGATTACAGATATAAGTACTACAATGATCTTTACCAACTTTAATCATATTAAAATGCATTGTACGTTTAGTATATTGGCAATATTCATTAATAGCACATACAGCTGGTATAGATAACAAATGAATAACTTTATTATCTGGTAATTTATCACCAAATGGATTTGATGTTGAATTATCAGAAATATTAAAATCTTCATATTTTTTTTCAAAACCACTAAAACGACTAATAGTTTTTTCTAAGTCTTTTTTAAATGATTCATTTAATACCCAACAAGGTGTAACAGGATAATAATAATTAACACGTACAACTTTTTGTTCTTTACTTAGTGTATCAATTGCTTTAGTAATATAAGATTTTGGTATAAGTAGTTTATCTGCTAAAGTTTGTTCTGTAGTTGATTTATTATTAAACGCAATAAAATACGAAACAATTTGTCTACAAACATGTTCAAAATATTTTGATGATTGGTCAATAATTTTACTCATTGTTTAATTTTAAAATGTAATACTTATATTTACATTTTTTTTAAAAAAAATTACATAAATTTATTTGAAACAGATAGTTTATCCTCATTTGTATATAGAGACATTTTAATAATATTAAGATCATGACCTTGTAAAACATCAAATAGCGTTTTAAAAACTGTTTCCCAATTAATAATATTAAATTGTTCTCCAATGTAATTAGCCATATTAGCACACAAACCAATAATTTCAGTTGCTGTAGCAGTACTTGTATCAATTTTATCCATTCTAGGTCCATCACTAATAGAGAGCTTCATAGGCTTAATAAGAGTATACATACATGAACCAAATTTAAGCTCTGCTTGTTTTTCAAATTCTTTAAAAGTTTTAAAAACCATACCATAATTATTTTTACTATTATATGATCTCCATTTAATATATTCACTGATAACATCTTTAATATCATCACTAGGATATAGATAATCACGTTGTTCGTAATCCATTATGTAAATTATTTTGTTATAATTTACACGTATATTTACTATTATTATATTAAATAAATTATTATAGTATTATAGTATTATTCTCATTAGTTATATACTTATATTTATATTTTTTTACAATTTGTCATATAGTTGTTTATTTATACATATACACGCCCAACATAGAAATAAACAACCCAAAATAAATATAATTCCAATACATCCTAACAAATAATATACATTAATTATACTTTTATTATTATTATGATATTCATCAGTGGCATTAGGATGTTTTTTAAAATATTCTTGTTTTTTTTCAAATGTATTATAATCTAAATCTGCAAATTCTGCAACTTCACCAACTATAACATCATTAATAGGTTTTGTTGGTATACATTTAGGAACATGTGGATACCATGTTTTGTTTAATAAGCATGTTGATTTATCGCTACCTTCCAAAATATAAAATGCATTACATTTAAATGTTACTTCATCTTTGTAATAAAATCTTCTATTAGATGCCATACCTGTTTTAATATAACCATTTTGAATAGCAGGAAATGGACATCTAATAATTTTACATTCTGGTATAGAAGTAATAGGTAACCAACCTAATTCTGAACATGTATATGTATCTTCTCCTACTAATGATAATTTATCATTAGGAATAAATCCGTCACCTCGAGGAATATATTTACAACCATAAACAATTTGTTCACCAATTTTATAATTATTTTTTTTATCGTTAACAATATAACTATATTTAAACGAAAATGGTTCACATGTAGCTGTACAATAATTAACAGTATAAAGTAATATAAATATGGTAAAACTATTTTTATAATTCATATTTGCTAATTTATTAGAAATATAAATTAAGATAATAACCTTTATTAAGAAGTAATAATTAAGATATTTCTTTTTTAAATTTTATATATAAAAATTATTCAATAATATACCCACCATGTTTAATTCTAGTTCTCATTACCTCTTTATCTTGATTATCAACTGCAGTAATTTGAGTAATGTCTTTTCCTACCCATATATTATATTTAACAATAGGTCCTGATTTTAGTTTAGATTTTTCTTGAGCTATTGGTTTAATAATAGGATATTTATTTTGAATAGATCCATAAATTGAGTTACCATCTTTTAAAATATGATGTTTTATTTCTATAGATTCGCTAACGTCTATATCAAACGTTTCGTATCCTATACCACTAATTACATACAAATTATTAATAAAATTTGTTATACATGAAATAGGTTCATTTTCTTCATTATAAATAATTATACCAGGTTTATGTTGTTGTTTACTTTTAAAATATGGTAAAAATCCTCCAATATATCTATTTTCTACTATGCTAGATGCCCATATATATTTATATACTTTATATTTTTTACCTTCTACTATAACATATTTAATTGTTGATACATTAATTGCTTTAGTAGATGATAAACCAGGAAATGCATGCAAATTAGAATCATATTCACACAATGAGTGAGGGTAAAATGCTACAGTAGTAGCGGACATTTTGTATTATAAAAGTTTTTATTTTCATTTTTTATAAATATTTACATTTTATAATAATATTAATTTTTTTTCTACATATAGGACATGTGTTTTTATTTTTTTTCCATGTACATATACATTGAAAACAAAATATATGAGAACAAATAGGAAGAATTCCAAAATATTTTAAATCTATACTTTTATCATAGACTTTTTCTAAACATATAGAACACTCAACATCAACAAATTTATTAAATTTTGTTTCAAATAAATTTATCATATTAAAATTTTTATATTTTAATTTTTGATACATATCATTTTTTTCACATATAGCTGTAAAAATCATATTTATACTATAATCTTTGTTATTGTTATATTGTTTTAATATAGCTATTGGAATAAAATGTGGTATATTAACATTATAATATGAATATGGTGGAATCATAATATTATATTGTAAATTATTGTAATAATTAAACAACATTGTTAATATAATATTACAATAATTTACACTTATCCATCGAGTTATATAATAAATTAATTTAGGATAAACAAATATACCATAATATTCTAATGTTTGTTTACTTTTATATATTCTAATAAATAAATTATCTCTATCAATTAGTTCATTAGTTACTATATTATCTATACTTTGTTTTCCTAAAATAGTTTGTTTCCATCTACAAAATAATTTATTAACATTTGTACACAATTTACTAGCATTAATATATAAAGTAGATTTATCTATAATAATAATATAATTACAAAATTGTAAAAATGTATAATTGCCGCATTGTGTATCATATGATATTAAATTATTTTCTACATCAAAAATATATGTATAATCTTTTTGATCAAATATAGATGAGTTTTTTAATTCTGTAAAATTAAACTTATTTGTAAAAATATCATCTAAACTAAGAGTTTCTAAATTATTAGTTATATCATCCATTTAAAATATGAATGTTTTATTTTGATTTTTTTAACACGTTAAAAAAAAATTTATTAACTTTTAAAATAATATCATTTACTTCATCATAATATCTACATGTTAAAATATAATAATCTATATTATTTTTATTTACATTATCAATAATATATTGTAAAAATAATTTATCTTCACTTATAGTAATATTTGGTATCCACTTATTAATATTTTTTTCTAGTGATGTCCATGCTATATTTTTATTATCATCATTAGATAAATAATAATTATTATTATAATTAAAAAATAAATTAAAACACATTTCTTTAAAGTTTGGCACGATTACAATTTTTTTTACTAGTTTATTATATCTATTAATTAAACAACATGATCCATCTTTATACACAAAACAACCAAAATTATCAACAATAACATGAGGATTATCTGTATAAATTTTACAATAACAAATTAATTGATTTTTTTCTTCAGTACTATAAAAGTTTATATTATTATTATTATAAAGTGTAGAATAAATTTTATTAGATTTTAACTTTATTAATACGTTAATAAATATAAGTTTTCTTATATAGTTATTTTTATTTTTATGTATAGTTTTAACTGATTTATTAACAATACAATCATTATTAGTTTTTATTATAGTATTATAATAATTTATGCTTGTGATTTTTTTATATATTGTTTCATTATCTAAATTTAATATTAATCTATAAGGTTTATATATAGTAAAATTTGAAGCAAATGGTGTATAATTAATATCATCCAAATAATTTAAATAATTTAATGTTATGTAATTATCAATTATTACCTCATCAACAAATGTTAATGTATTTTCTAATGTAGTTTTAATAAATGTAAAAATATAATTTGTATATTTATTATTTTTAATAATATATTTTATATTATTAACTTGTTTAAATGTTGAACTATCAAGTTTTGATAATTTTATTTTAATATCATTAAAACTATTATTAAATATAAATATATCTTTATCAAAAGAATTATTTTCAATTATAGTTGTCATAATTAATAAAAATTTTTTTTAATTTCATTTTTAAGATTTTAATATATTTTTTAAAAAAATATAATCAGGATTAGATTCATATTCTAATTCGCGTATATATAACATATAATTTACTAATTCTATAGGAGCATTATTATTAAATATTTTATTCATATTACTAACTATATCTTTCATAAAGTTAAGTTTTAAATCTTTAACTAAATTAGCTTTTTTAATATTAAACCATGGTAAAATACCACCACACCAATTTATCATACAATATCCTAAAATTTCTAAATCTCCACGTCTTGATGGTGAAACACCATGATGTGCGTCTAAACTTGTAAATTCTAATGTTCCATTGTGTAATTTTTTAGGATTTTGTTTACAAGCTACGTGAATATTATTAATCATAAATCTATATGATAGTCCATAATCTATTAAATAAATTTTATTTTTATCGTCTTTATCTAAAACTATATTAGCAGCTTTAATGTCAGCATGTGCATAACCATGTTCATGTAAAAATTTTAAAACATTTAATATTCTTATACCTATTCGTAATACAGTTGTTATCGGTAGTTTAAAATTATTATATTGTAAAATAGTAAATAAATCACAACCAAAACAATCAATAACTATAAATCTGTATTGTCTATTATTTTTATTATAAAATCCAAAGCCGTAACATCTAGGTACTCCTAAATAACAAACTTTATTATAACTTATCCATTTGTTTATTATTTGTGGTTTACAAACACGTTGATAAAATACTTGTTCTACAAATAATGGACCACTATCTTTAGGTTCTATTTTTATTACATATTTAACATTATTAATATTTTTAGAGAAATCATAATTAATATTTGTATCAGCATAATATATACAACCAAATCCACCAAAACCAATTAATGGACCTACTTTCCATTTAGTACCAAATGTATCAATAATAATATCATTTGTAAATAGTTCAGTATTTTTATTCATGATTAAATTATAATTATAATTATAAAAAATCATTTTTTTTATAATTATTTTTACTACAGTTATAAAGTCTAATACTTATATAAATAAATATAATAATAATACTTATTAACATTATACTAAAAATCATAATAGCATAATGAAGGTCTAAATTTAACAATTTATTATTTGTAATATTATTGCTATTATTATTGTAATCATTTTTATTATAAGTTTTAATAATAGTAATATTATTTAAAAATGTACCTATACATGTAACTGATGAATTTAAATTGTGTATAGAAATAGTATTTATTACTGTATTATTAATAGTGTAATTATTTACTACATTAAAACTATTGGATGTATTCCACGTAACAATAGAAATAGGATCCGAGATAATTTTACATGTAATATTTATATTATTATTATTATTATTATTAAACATATTAATAATTGGCATTTTATTAACTACTGTTATAATAAAACTTTGATTATTATCATAAGCATTATTATTATTAATATTATTCAATGATGTAAAATTACAACTATATTTAAAATTAGTTGAAACATTTTTAATAGTTAATGTAGTAAAATTATCTCTTAGTATGAAAATATAGTTATTAGTTTCATTGTTAATTGTTATATTATTAATCATTTGCCATGTAAACAAAGCATTATTATTATTGTACCAACTAAGTTTAACAACAGATGACATATTTTCTTTACATGTAAGTGATACATTTTTACCTTTTTCTATTATTAAATAATTTGGTAAATTTTTACACATAAGAGGAATGATAAACGTAGTTAAAATAAAAATATTTTTCAATCCCATTTATATATTAGGTTTATTTTTTATTTTTTAAACAAAATTAGATAAAATATTTTGCCATTCATTTTTATTAACATTATATTTTTCTACTGTTTTTGAATAGTTACAGTATGGAAATCCACCTACAATAAAGAGTTTTTTTTCCATACCATGTGAAGGCGTATATGCGGATTTAATAGCAGGTGCAATAACTGACCAAGAATTTGTTATTATATCATATTTGTAAAAAATTAAAGATTTAAAAAATGATTTACTGCCACATAATCCAGTAATATAACCACCAGTAGCATATATATAATTTTCATAAGTTATTATTGACATAGCAGAACGAGGTTCAGGTAATGAAGAACATGAAATCCAACCATATTTAGTTAATGTTTCAACAACATTAGTAGATCGTATTTTAACATTATATTTATTTTTACGTTGTATAAGTCCTCCTATATTATAAATTTTATTATCGACAACAACAGATGCTATATCACAACATGGTTCATTTAAACTTGGTAACTTACTCCATGAATTTTTTCCAGGTCTCCAACTTTCTACATTATCTAAAAAATGATGATAATTAGTTTTACCTCCTATAATAACTAATCTATTTTTATATACCACCATTGATGCACAATATCGAGGACTACTTAATGATGTTACATTTTTCCATAATTTATTAATTGTGTCATAACATAATACAGATGCTTTAGGTGATCCGTTAACAATACCTCCTGCTATATAAATATTTGAATCTAAAATAGCTACACTAAATTTTTGTCTATGAACAGGTAAAAAAGATTCAACTGACCATTTTTTTGTAATAGGTGAGGTTATAGGCACTTTTAAAAGAGAAAATTTTTTTGTACCTAATGCTATTACTGATTCTAATGTATTAATACGAGGAATTTGTTCTATATTTTGTATCGATGATGATAAAATTTTAACACATTCTAGATTTTCGTTTATACATATATGTTGTTGTAAAATTTGTATAGCATATTTTGATAATAGTTGTATTCTGATACAGTTAAGTAATTTTTTAGTACAAATATTTGACGTTTCTGTTAACCACTTTGTTAAAATTATTGCAGCCATATCTTCATCGTTTATGTTTAAATCATCACTTTTTAATATATTATACATATCATTAAAAGTTAGTGTTTTAAACATAGGATCAGTAATAACATCCATAATATTTTCAATAATAAACTGTAATATTGTTTTAGCTATTTCGTATCTATTAAATTCTTTTGTAAAATTATACATTTTTACACAATTATATATAGATAACTTTTTAAGTAAAAACAATTCACATAACTTAACAACAGAAGTTATTTGTAAATAATCTGCTTTCATTAACAATACTTCTACATTTGATTCTGATATTTGTAAATCTCCTGTATATATATATTTTATTAACTGTTTTAATGTTAGAGCATCAATACCATAAATTGTAATTTCTGTCATAGAACTTTCTTTAAAATTATTAGATAACATAGCTTTAAAATAATCGGAAGCAGATGATAAAATAATTTTATGAGCTTGTATTTTTTCATTGTTTGCTATTAAAGTTACATCACAAAATGTACCTTTTTCCTGCATCATACTTATTTCGTAAGTTTTTTCTAAATTAAATCTGTTTGTGATCATTGCTAGATCTAATAATAAAAAACATTAATATTCATTTTATAATTTTAAAAATTTGAATAATAATTATATTATTAGTACTCTCATTATTATGGGAACTATAACAATGTACAATTTATTAGAACATAAAATACGGCATCTAATTAATATATATTATAAAGTTCCTGATATAAATTATATTTTAAAATCGTTAAAAACTCAAATATTACCAGAACCAGTAATTAATAATAAATTTTTTAATTACGTATTTAAAACTATTAATTCATCAACTGATTTTTTAAAATTTTTAATAGTATTATTAATTAAAAATAATTATTTATATAAAGTTAAAAAAATATTATATATAATTTTAGTACAATGTACACCTATTAATAATTGTATATATCTTAATAAAAATATGTTTAATGATAATTTTTTAGCGGGTATAATGTATAATATTTTTGAAAATTTGTCTATAGAATTTGATACAAAAAGTTATAAAATTGTTATAAATAATAAACGACAAATTTTTGACTTATACATGATTATAGTTTTTTTATATTATTATTATACAGTATAAGTAAATTAACATTTTTATAGTTATTATATAATAAAAATAAACTTAATTTAACTTTTTATATGCTAATTATTATACAGTATAAGTAAATTAACATTTTTATAGTTATTATATAATAAAAATAAACTCAATTCAACTCTTCATATGCTAACTTTTGTTGTAAAGACGATTTAAGTTTTTTTCTAACTTCTAAACTAGTATAGTTAAAAAACTCACTTACAACAGTAAACCAATTAAGTTTTAAATCTAAATGTCTCCATTTTTCTAATACTAAAGCACATAAACCAATCATTTCAATAGCATCAAACTCAGATACAGTTTTTATAATATTTTTTTGAAATTTTATAAAGTTACAAAAGTTTTTAACTGCATTTGTAGATGTTAAATCAAGAATTTTAAATAATGTTTCAATTGATCCATATTTTCTACGTGCTTCATTATCGTACAATTTTAGTTCTTTAAAAACTCTTCCAAAATTTTTATTATGAATACCTACAAAACCTCTATACCAAAAATAATTATGAATTATGTTTGATATATTGTTAAAATCAAAAATATCTTCACTTTCTAAAAAATCTTCTTTATAATCTGGTGTATAATCGTCTGTATTTTCATTAGCTAATAAATTAGAACTTATGTTGGAATATTTTGATATATTAACAACAGTTAATGGTTGAAGAGATCCATCTGTTGTTACAAGTATAGGAAGTGATGTTTCTGAAACATTAATTATAATGTTTTCATCTGTAACTTTAACAGTTATTTTTGCCATGTCCATAATGACGTAATTGTGTCAACGACTGATAATATTGTACTAAAATGTATGTTTTTTAAAAAAAAATTATTTAGATGATATACCATATAAATATACACTATGAAATGATTGTCCACAAAACATAGATGTATCATTAATCATAAAATCAATAATAGACATTACTATATTAACATATTCAAAGTTAGGACATTTTCCTACATATGATGCTGTAAAATTTCCAATATTATTAACATTAATTAATAATCCAGATTTATAATGCGAAGATACACAATTAGATAAACTTTTTTTATACAATTCTTTAGATAATTCTTGTGTATTACAACAATAACAACAATCTGTTACATTATCTATATTTTTTTTATATATTAATTTACTAATCTCACAATGCGTAGATTTAGTAGCTATTGCGTTTACTACACTACCATCCATAATAGCATATACAGATGTATTATAACTACAACTAAACTTAATATAAAATTTAAACCAACTATTATTAGGTAATTCATCATAAATTCTATTATATCTAGAAATATATACAAAATTTTTATCAACATTGCTAATAAGTGGTAAAAATAAATTATTACATTTTTCATAAACAATAATAGCTATATATGTATTATTACCACAAATATGAATGAAAGATTGTGGTTCAATAACAATATATTTTTTATATGGTATATTTACACATTTTAGTTTATGTGAATCATTTATTATAACTTTACAATGTGAGTTAATATCAGTTTGTTTAATGTTAAAAATACATATAAAATTATTATTTTCTTTTTTATGAATAAAATCATTGTCATTATTTAAATGTACAACTGTACAAAATCTAGATAAACGCGATAAATTAAATCCATAATTGTCATATGCTATATAACTAATACTTTTATCTATATTATAAGTATCTGCTATAACATTTTTAACAGTAACTGAATCAGTTTTAAAAATATTGTTTTCTACACATGCTTTATAATAATTATCATCACTTTTTTCAAAATCGTAAATAACTCTATCAAAGTTATCCCAATCAGAATTAAACATAGTATTATTAATTTCTATATCAGTACTAACATTGTTTTGATTTACAACCGCCATAATTAAGCACGTGTATATTATTTTATTATTATTTTTTTAATTTTATAAAAATTATTTATTAATACTAGTATAAATCCATTGTTTAAGAATTAAACTAACGTCTAAAGTAATCATAACATTTAAAAGATCAAATATAATTGATGATTGTGAGATACATTTATATTTAACATCTACATCTGCAAGAATAGTACATATTCCTATTAATAATTTACTATAATGAAGTATATCTGTTACATCTAATGATTCTAAAATAAAACTAGTAATATAATCATAATTATTGTTTAAATATGCAGATATAATTTGATTTAAATTATTTTTATTAATGTGTTTATATGCATATCTTTTTGTACTAAATAACTTAGAAAATAGTTTTCCATATTTTTTATGCTTCATATTAAGTTGTTGTATAAAATATTCATATAATATATGATACATATCCATAGATAAAGAAATATTATCAACTTTTGTTAAATCAATTTTTAAAAACGTGTTTAAAAAATTAGACATAGAAATTATAACATTGTCTAATTTTTCTAGTGTTAAATCCATTATGGATTTATTATATTATTAGGTTAATATTTTAATTTTATTTAAAAAAATTATTCATAATATTTAATACTATTTAATGATTCTTTAGAAACACAATCTAACAATAGTGTAAATAATTTAGGAATAAAACTATACATTTTTTTACTACTCCAATATTGTGCCATGTATCCAAATAACCCTACTAAAAGTAAAGATTTATCATCTAAAAATTTATATTTTAGTGATTCTATAAAAGATTTCAAATTATATATAGCATTAACATTATCGTTTAAATTATAAGCTTTAATTAATGATGTATAATTTCCAAACACATTACTTGCTTCAATATCTAATTGCATCATACTTATATATAATTTACCTATAGCTTTAGGAATAAATCCTAACCTTCCTATGTGAGCTCTCCATGAAATATATTCCTCAATTATATCAGTTACATTATCAGAATTTGTTATAAAATCATGCATGTCGTATGTAAAATATAATGTTGATGTATCAAAATTAAAATAATCATCATCGTTATCATCATTATCAGTTAAATCCATAGACGATGTTGTTATATTATTTGTTATAATACTTACATCATATTGATGGTTTTCTTTATTATGTAAAATTAAAATATCATAAATTTTATTATTTAAACAATTTATAGAATATGAACAACTAGGTAATGAATCCATATTGGATATAAAAAATATAGTTTTTTTTTAAATTTTAATAATAAAACAACCATTACCTAATTTGTTTATTTTTGTTTCTTTAACAGTTATCCATTTTTGTTTTTCTAAATTATATTTTTCAACATATTTATAATTAGATATACTACCATGAAATCCACCTACAGAATAAAGATCATCTGCATAACTTATTAATGCACATAATTGTTTAGGAACACAAATTAAAGGTAACTGTGTCCATATTTTATTATCTACATCATACGAATAAAATTCAGAAATATATATATCTTGTATAACATTACATATAGCATAAATTTTATTGTTATGACAAGTTGCTGACACATAATTAGCTTTTATAGTAATAGGTGTTTCATTTACCCATTTTTTTTTAATAATATCATAACTTTCAACAGAATTAGTATATTTATTATAAGGTATAAAAGATATTATTCCTCCTATTATGTATATTTTATTATGTAATGCTACAATACCCATATTACTTTTTTCTATAGGCATATTTAGTTCACTTCTCCACTTTAACTCCTTCATAGTTATATCTAAACTTTCAACTGTGTTTAATATAGATGAGGTATTATTAGATCTACCACCAAATGTATAAATTATATTATTAATAACAACACTACAGCAGTCGCTTCTGCATTGTAACAATGATGGACTTTTTCTCCATTCATTAGTTATAGTATTATAAACTATAACACTATTAATAGGAAAAGAAAATTTATATCCACCTATAATAAATATAAATTCATTTATAGAAACTACATTAAATCTTGTTCGTTCATCAGGTATTTTTATATATTTTTCCCATGTTTCATGTTTTAACGAAAATCTTTCAATAGTAGCATATTCTTCTCCATAGCAATTAACAGAATACAATGTTCCAGTTGTAGAATATCTAGGGCGTAAATATTTTTTAGAAACTATTTTATCTAAATACTGAATTTGTTGATAATTTGATAAATACTTTACACGAATAGTGTTATATAACTCTAAAATAGTTTTTTGAGTTATATTATTATAATCTAACCATTTTGTTAAAATAAATAATGCAAAATCTTCGTTTGGTATATTTAAATCATCACTATTTAATAAATTATATATAGTATTATAAGATAATTTAACAAAGTTATTATTTTCTGATAATTTAACAATATTATGTATAAGAAAATTAAATAATGTTTTATTAATATTAAGATTGTATAATTCACAAATAGTATGTATTGAATAAAACGTATCTAATGTTATATTGTTTAATAAATATTCTTCACATATATTACTTATAATTGGTATAATTAAATAATCACTAGCTATCATACAGTTTAAACATTCATTTACAGAATCAAAATTTAATTCATTGGTATAACAAAACTTTATTATTTTTTTAATAGCATTATAATCTAAACAATTTATAGTTATAGTACTTAAAGTATTTTCTTTAAAATTACTAGTAAACATAGCTTTAAAATAATCAGAACATGCTGCTAAAATTATTTTATGTGCAGATATTTTTTTATTTTCTATTAAAAGAGTTATATCACAAAAAAGTTTATTCTCTAAAAAATACTCTAAATTATTAATTGTATACATGTTTAAAAAGTTAATAACTAAATATTATTTAAACAACAATTAATATTCATTTTTTAGATGTATTATACAAAGTTTGTAATTCGCTAAGTTTTGTAGAACTTGTCCAATCTTTATCTGTTCTAATTTTAATACATCGAGGAAATCTAATAGATATACCATTTGCTGTATGAGTAGGCGAAGCAGAAAATTCAGCGCCGCGAATTTCCCATATTTGAGATTCATACGGATTTAAAGTTATAAAATCAGGATAATAATTTTTATGTATAACTAACCAATTTGGTATTTTAGATTCGTTTTTACTAATTTTTATCATTTTAAGTTGAGTTTGTAATTGTTTTAATGTATCATCATCGTGTCCAGAACATTTAGTTACTGTATACCATTTATTTGTTATATCGTCATAACAACCCATTAAAAATATTGACATAATTCCTCCCTTTATTCCTTTTCCATAGTATGCACCTAAAACTACTAAATCAGCAGAATCTACCATAAATCCACATTCTAAATAATCTTTTTTTATTTTTAACCAATGTCTTTTACCTGGTTTATATTCTTCGTCAAACTTTTTAACAACTAATCCTTCTAACCCTTCGTCTATAGTTGATGTTAGAATATCATTTAATTCTTCTAATGTATTTATACGTTTTGATTCTGAAAACATTATTTTATCTTTAATTTCAGTCATATTATTAAGTAATATTTCTTTACGTTTATATAACGGCATATTAATTAGTATTTGATTATTATATAACATACAATCAAATATAAATACACATTCTGTAGCATTTTGATATAATTTTTTTTTATGTATACCTAATGAACCAAAAGGTAATGGTGTACTTGTTACTGTATCTATTAATATTAATTCTGCATCTAAAATAATAGTATCACAATTAGTAAATGCTTGGTTAATAATTTTATTAAATGATTCAATTTTATGTTCTAAAACAGGTTTTAAATTTCTACTATAGTACTTAATTATATCTCCATTTTTGTGTATTTGAACACGTTCACCATCATATTTAATTTCTACATACATACCATTTGGAAATTTTTTAAAAGCATCAGTAATTGATTTACAAGCATCTGCTAACATAGGTTTTATTGGAATAAATGGAGTTATTGAAACAGTTTGAATAGATTTATTTAAAACACCATGGATAACATTGTTTAAATTTTGTGACATTTTAAATGTTTCATATGCGTGTGGATGTAATGCATCTAAAATACACTTAGCACCTGCACGTATTTTTAAATCATTTTTTATTAATAATATAAAACATTTTAAATCATTAGAAGTAGATACGCCAACTATATCTTTTAAAAAACTTTGTTGATCTTTTTCTTTTGTTAATGTAGATAAATGTTTTAAAAAATTGTATACATCTATTAATAACATAATACTCTTAGAAATAGGTTTTCGTGTGTTACTTTTTTCAAAAAATTGTTTAATAGTTTCTGATACATCACCTTGTTCTAAATCGCTAATCATTTCATTAATATCATGATTAAATATTTTACTAAAATGTTTTATTAATTGTTTATCGTTTAAATTATATACACATTTATTAACAGAACATAACAATACTGTAATAATTAAATGTACATCTGTATTATTACAAGTAGATAAATATTTTTTTATAATTAATGTTTTATTTTTTGTAGAATTTTCATTAGATATATATGAACATAATTGTCTAAATGATCTAAATGTACATATGCTAACCATTACTATTTAAAAAAATTATTTATTACTTCAATTATAAAAATGTTAATTTATTTTTAATATTTTTAAATACATCGTTAATAGATAAAGAAGCATCAATAATTTCTATTTGTGAATCTAACGAATAATTATTAATAAGATAATCATACATATATTTTACTTTATGTTGAAATGTATAAGTTTCATATCGTTCATTTCCAAACATTTCACGAGTTAAATTTTTAAAATTAGTTTCCAAATAAAATACGATATCTGCTTTTTTTAATCCTTTATCACATTCTTTACACCAATTAATATCTAAACCTTTAGCTGCAGAGAATGCTATACCTGAAAATGTATATCTATCTAAAATAACATGAACACCTTCATCAATATGTTTTTTTAATATATTATTAAATTCCCATCTATTTGCTGAAAACAATAAATGTATACTTTCATCGGGTAAATTTATTTCTTTTTTTAGATATTTATCAATTATATTGCCTATATCTGTAGATCTATTTGGAAATGTCATTAAAATACATTTTATATTATTATTTAACATATAATTATATAATTTTTTACATTGTGTAGATTTTCCAGATTTGTCTAAACCTTCAAATACAATTAATTTACCTTCCATGATTAAAAAATATTATAATATTTTTTAAATATTTTGTATTTTTAAAAAAATTGAACAAATAGGTTCTTCTTTATATAAAAATGGGTAACTCTACGTCAGTTTCTAAATCCTGTAATAATGCTGTTACTCATGTTAGTGCAAACAGCATTAGACAACACATATTGTTTAACAACTTTGAAACTCTTCACAAAGATATTCAAAGTAAAATTGATTTAGTTAATACATTTACTCCACAAACTAAAAATTTAATATTTAGAAATTTGTTAATTGTTATAACTAATTCGTATCATTTACAAAATTTATTAGATGCTTTAGAACAACTAGAACCTATGTATGTAACTGATGCATATAGTGAAGCTATTTTAAATGAAATAGGTTTATGTGATAAAGGTATACCAAATTTGTCATCAATTCATTTTATGATTTATTTGGTATCTGGATTAACTAAATTAACTACAAAACAATCTAAAATTTTAATGGAAATTGTTACAGATGCTAAAATCTTTTGTCATCATGTTAATGTATTAGAATATATAATTAAAAAGAATGTAGAAAAATTAGAAACTGTTACATCTACATTGTTAGAAAAATATACAAAATTACCTCTTGAAGTTACTTTATTTAAAGAATCGGGATTAAAAATTCAAGGCAATACTTATATATGGGATCCAGAACATAAAAAATCTATTTGTAATTTATATACAGTAATAAAAATTATGTCCTATATAATGTAATTTTTTTAAAAAAAAACATGTCCATGTAATTTTTTTAAAAAAACAATTAATAAACTTTTTAAAAAACATGTCCATGTAATTTTTTTAAAAAAACAATTAATAAACTTTTTAAAAAACATGTCCATGTAATTTTTTTAAAAAAACAATTAATAAACTTTTTAAAAAACATGTCCATGTAATTTTTTTTTTTAAAAAAACAATTAATAAACTTTTTAAAAAACATGTCCATGTAATTTTTTTTTTTAAAAAAACAATTAATAAACTTTTTAAAAAACATGTCCATGTAATTTTTTTTAAAAAAACAATTAATATTAAACCTTTTTAAAAATTATTCACCATCAACTTCTTTTTTTAACCATAATACTGTTTTATGTATAGCTTCTTCAAATGAAAATAATGGTTTATAATTAAAATCAATTTGTGCTTTATTTGTGCAAACGTTAAAACATGTATTTGCCATAGTTAATGTATAACTATTAAGCATAGGAGTATATTCTTTATATATTCTATGAATAATATTGTTAGTTTTAGCTACACATTTTAACAAATATTTTGGAATACGTTTACCTTTTTTTATGTTTAAATAATTTAGAATCATTAAATTAAATTTATCATATTCGCATTTAAACGAGTTATCATAACAGAAATATACATTACCTCCTAAACGACTATCATTAATTAGTTCTTTAGATATTAATAAATGCATCCATGCAACATTTCCAACATATACTCTACTATGTATAACTCCTTTATTAACTGTCATAAACATTTTATTTCTTTGACTTTTACATTTTTGATAAATTTTTTTTAATAATTCACACCCTTCTCCATATACACCTGTAGGTCTTAAAGCACAAGTTTTTAATATATATCCCATTTCTGTTCGTAAGCCATTAGCTGATAAAACTAATTTTTCTGCTGCTTGTTTACTTTTTGGATACGGATGAGTATGTTGAGAATTATAATAAGTATATTCGTTTCCTGTAAATGGTTCTCCATTATTATTAGGACCTACAACTTCCATACTACTAGTATAAATTAAATATGGAATATCAACCTTTAAACAAGCAGAAATAACATTTTTTGTTCCGTGAAAGTTAACTCTATAAATTATGTTTTCGTCATATTTACCAAATACATCTACAATAGCTGCACTGTGAATAAGAACATCTACTCCTTTTACAGCGTTAATAAATTCTTTATAGTTAGTGATATCGCATTTTATTGTACATAATTTAATAGAACTTGATTCTGTGTTAAAAACAACTGTATGGTTTAAATCTAATACTCTAACTTCTGTAGCTGTTTTATCATAATCGATAATAGTTTGAACTATAGCTCTACCTATAAAACCGTTACCACCTGTAACTGCATAGATAGTCATTGTTTCTGACTACTTATAAAACATTATTTATCATTTATAAAAATATAATATAATATTATACACTAACATAATTGTATTATGTAATAATGTTTACTTTTAAAAATTAATTTTAAATAACAATAATAAAAATATTAATATAGATTTTTAATAATAGTTTATATAAAATAAATTATATTTAGATTTTTTAAAATAGCTTAAATTACTTATTATCGTGTAATATATAAACAACATGTAGTATTATCACTTAATGGTTTTTCAACATTATTGTGTATATTATTTTTTTTCATTTTAACAATATTATATATTACTAATGCAAGTAATATAATCATTATAATAACAAACAATACTAGTCCAGTATTTGCTAAATATGTTGTTTTAGTATATAAATTTACTGCATTATTATTTTCAAAATAAATAGTCGTATTATTCATTTTGCTTAATAATTATAACTTTTTTTTATGTTTATAACTGAAATATAAAAATAAATATTATATATTATCCAATATGGATACTAAACTGTTTAGAGAAACAAAAGATGTACTTTTATCGTACATAAAATATAAACATTGTTCGTTAATTGATTGTAATAAAGTAACAGAACTTAACATTAGTAATAATTTACTAAATGACCAAATTATTAACAAAATAAACGAGTGTAAATACTCTAAAAATATTTATAACAGTATTATAGAAATAATTAATAACTTTTCAGAATGGAATGTTTGTATTATTATTTTACATATAACTGATATATTATCATTATATTATCTACATACTAAAAACAATATTAATGATCTAATTACGTTAATTTCTGCAGCTTTAATGGAAAAAAATTATAATTGGATGATTAATAATAATGGTTGGGATGGATTTATTAATTTTTTAAAATAATTTAATTACCAGTTTTTCTTACTTCTTCTGCGTATTTTCTACAAGTGTCATATACAACGCGTCTAGGAGTGTTTGGCTTACCCATTAAGAATATAAGAGCTGTATGTGTTCTAGCAATACACACAGGAGATACCGGAGCATAAGCTGTCAATAGTTCCATAGCATAAGTATTTTCATCCATAAGAGAATTTGTATAAATAATAAAATACTTTCGTCCAATAAGTGGTTTAAGAAGAAGAGGATAAATAGTTAAAGCATGTACTTCTCCTGGAATAATATTACTAAATGTTCTATTAGGGATAGTTGCGATAATATTTTTTCTTGTTTTATAATCTACAATAGCTGCATCTTCAAACATATTATTTTGTGAAATATCATCGATAATTTTTTGCCACTGTGCCATTATTTATAATATATTTTTTTAATATAATTCTTATATAAATAAATATTACTTTTGATTATAAAAATCTAATAACATAACAATAATTAATGTAAAAAAATGAACATTAAATAATACATAAATACAGACATGATGCATTCAATGTTTACAATTTTGTTGTTTATTGGTTTTAGTAGTAATTATGCTAAACCTATTAAAAACAGTGTACTTAGAAACGATTTGGAACATCCAGAACTTTTTACAGTTTGTGATAGACGAGATGCATATCCAGGTGTTAGTCTTTATTTAAACATTACATTACCTAAAACACCTAAAACAGTATGTAGTTATGAAGTAGACAAAGTAAATACAAATCTCTATAAAGTAAAATATGATCAAATTGAAGTAGATATTGATATTAAACATTGTCACACTAGTCTAGGATTCTTTTATATGTTTGTAAAAGGTAATACGCTTTTTGCTAAAATTAAAACTATGGATCCTTGGGCATCTGAAAATGTTAAATTTGTAACGCAAAGACAGCTTGCACATATAATGAAAGAATGTAGGTTTGTAATTCATGTAAAAAATAATAAAAATATAGATATCCAAACTATTAAACCAATGGATTCTTTTAGTGGAGATATGGAAGAATTAAGCGGCGATGATGAAGATGAATATTTAGATGAAATTGATGTACCTATTTATCCAATTACATTTAGTAGTTCTTTTTTAAAAAGAATTCACGATTTTGTTAATTATAGTCCTGACTTTGGACTTATGTCAGTTACAGCAGAAAAAAGTTTTGAAAAAATGTCAATTATGACATTTTATGGAGATATGTGTGAAAATCTTAAAACTTCATTTGTGACATCAGGTGGTTTTGATAGATTAGATTTTACAGATAAAGAATATTTTGAATATCCATATACATATAATTATGAAAATTATTTAAATTACTTTTATGAATTAGAAACTACTGTAAAAGGAACTTTTTGTACTAAGTAAAATAATAAAGTTGATTAATAATATTTTTTATATAATTAGATACTGTTATACTACATAAATCTTTTAAACTATATAAAGTATTTTTTTTTATTATATTTTTATACATAAAAGTATCTTGTAATTCTGAACATAAAAATGTTTTTGTTACACAATGTAAACAAAATAAATGTTTAATTTTTTGCATAAATGATTTTGGCGATGATAAATATTGTTCGTAATCACAAAAAATATTAATATTTTTATATTTTGAATAATAATTATTAACCTCACATATATAACATTTTGTTTTGTTATTTTGTAGAGTTATAAATAATTGTTTTTTAGTTATATAGTTTGGTAATAACATACCTATTATATTATGAAATATAAGACCCTTGTTCCACAAAAATGTTAATTTATTTACATTAATAGGTATTAATAAAGTAGTTCGTTTATCCCATATATAATGTTGTATAACGCGTAAAAAATATATATAAATAATATTTGTTAACGACGTTGGTAATAAATTTATTATATACTTGTTTAAAATATAAAAAGCTTCATCGTCCGTTATAAAACAAGTTAATACATGTCTTATAACACATAAAATATTATAATTTTTATTATTTTTTAAACAAATACAACACTTTATTTTAGAACAACGTTTACATAATTTTGATAAATGTAAAAAATAATTAATAAATCCCGAGTGTTGTTTTTCTAAATGACAAAAACAATAATATAAATTTGAAGATGATATTATCATAATAATTTGTTATTTAATAAATGACAAAAACAATAATATAAATTTGAAGATGATATTATCATAATAATTTGTTATTTAATAAATTAATACAAAATTTAGAAATATTATTATTTATATTATGAATAGTTATAAATACAACATTGCCTATAAATACATTATCAAATTTAGTTGCGGTATGTAATGTTTTTATTTTTTTAATAGTCCATTTCATATTATTCATATTATCATACGTTTCATTATCGCATAATTTTGATAAAGGATACCATATATAATACATTAAATGTTTTGGAGTTATTAATAATAATTTATGTATTTGTAACAAATATTTATTTTTACGCGTTAATGTATATTCATTACATAAATTAATAAACTTTAATAAAAATTTATTATTAGGTATATTATTTGTAGTTGAATGATGGTCAATTAATAAGTTTAAAACATCAAATTTTATACCCATTTTTTTATAGTTACAAATATATTAAATATGGATAAATTATTTATATTTTGTTTTATATTACAAAATACTATTTTAACTAATAAAACTACACAACAAAAAACAACTAACGTTTGTAATTTAAACATTGAAACAATTATATTTATATCATGTCCTATAATAAATATTATTTTATTATCATGTAATATACTAACATTAACTAAAAGAATAGCTCACATAAAAAAGGTATTACATTTATATGTAGGATGTTTATGGGTTACATTTATAACATTTACAGGTTTGTGCTTATCATTAACAGATATAGATAATGATTTAATAAAAATATATGGAATATCATTAATTATGTTTTCATCTATATTGATTATTGTAATACAATATAATATACTATACAATATAAAATTTACTTATATATTTTTAATATATTTGCTACAAATAATAGGATATGGTATAAATTTTATATTTTATATATGTTATATGATTTACAACTATAAAGTTTATTTTACAGTTGCGTTAATTGGACAGTGTTTAATAGCATTACAAGAATGTTTATGTTTAATAATATTGTTTTTTTATCCTATAAAAACTATATATGAATATACTAGTATTCCATTTTAATACCCACTATATTCTGGATGCATGTAAAACCAAGAACAAGTAGATTGAGATGGTGATGCAGAAATAAAATTAACACCTCTATAACAATATCCTGTATTTTTAGTGGGGTTTATAAACACACTATCATTTGAAATAGAACTCGTAATACTAATTTTATCATCATAATTTTCAAGTTCATCTTTATTATATTCACATTCTGAATTAGTGTCTTTATGATAAATACAAAACAATTTAAGTATGCATCTGCGTAGTTTCTCCATTGTTGAAGACTATATAATAGCAGCTATTTTTTCATTTGTATTTTACAAAACAAAATTTGTTCTACAACAACTTTGTTACCAAAAATAGATTTTTTATATGGACATTCGTTAAAAGGAAATGATAAATTTACTATATCTTTAATGTCATTTTTGTTAATATTAGCAATAAAATTAAAATTTAGAATTGGTTTACCGAAACATATAGATGGAAAATACAGTTTTTTATTATTATATTTAACAATAATATACCATTCTTTATTAATTAGAATTTGAGTACAAATAATTTTATTTGTAATAGCATCAGTTACGCGTTTTATAGCAAATATTACTTCATCATCATACTTTGGTAATATTGTTTTTAGGTTATTAGTATAATATACATTGTTTGTAAGTGTATATAATATTGTTAAAGGTTGAATAATACACTCGATAATTGCTATAGCGCTACAACCAAAAGTAACAGGTGTAAAACTAACTTTAACATTAGGATAAACAACAATAAAACAATTTTTATTTAGATGTACCATTCTTCTTTTAGTTGTAAAATTATCAATCATGTAAATTAATCCTCCTTTATTTGCAGAATTAATACACATAATTACTTTACATATAATATTATTTTCAGTTGTTTTAATATTTACAATATTATCAACTTCTGTAGAAAATATTTTAATTTCGTTTTTTACGAAAACAATATCGTTATAATGTCTATAAAGTTGTTTAGTTATTAAATCAATGTGATCTTTTTTATAATAAGAAGTTATATTCATATGTAGTAGCATTAACAAATCATTATTTATTTCATTATTAGAACAGTAATATGGTATAGTTTCGTACATTTTTTCATCCTCCATAGTTTGTATAAAAATGTTATAATAATTCAGTATTTTTAAAACTTATACAAATTTTTCATCTAACTCTTTAGTATTAACCCAACAACAATCATAATAATCAGATTCATTACATTTGTTATTAATAGTTTCTATATTAATAGATATCGTTTCATTATCAACAGTGTTTAATGATATAGTATCAAAATCTTCATAATTTACAGTTGGTGGTGGGAGTTCATATTTTATACTATCATAAGGAATGTCATAATCATCTTCAATATCTTCTTTAGGTGGTAAACTATATTCATTTTCAATATCATCTTCTTTAGGTGGTAAACTATATTCATTTTCAATATCTTCTTTAGGTGGTAAACTATATACGTGTTCTTCGTTATATTCAATTTCTTTTACATAAGGAGTATTGACATAAATTGCATCATCTTCTTCCCATGATGAAAGTGAAGTAGATATAGAAATTTTATCTTCATCAATTTTTTCATTGTTTGTAGAAGCTATAAATCCTTTAACTCGTTTACTAGATCTAAAATTTGCATAAATAGTAGGATTTTCATCATTTGTCCAATCCTTACTTTCAGAAGATGATACTGTAGAAGAAGTATTACTATTAATACTAAATGTTTTTGTAGCTGTATAAATAATAGAATTAAAACGTATACGTTTTTGTTTTTTATTACAAAATTTTTTTATTTTATCTTTAAATATAAACGTAATATATGCAATTAGTATGCAACATGTTGCTGCAACTATGCAATAAATTGCAACAATGTTTGCCATTGTTACACTTATATAGAAAAAGTCTTATAATTCAATTTATTTTATTTGATACACGCTACACAATATCCTATAATTAAATTATATATATTATTATCTATAGAAATTAAATATTGTCGCGATATATATTTAAATATATAGTTTGTAATTTCTTCTGTTATTAGTAAATTTAATACATCATATATTTTATTATTTTTAGGTATGTCGTCAATATAATCAGAAGATATATTAATATCATATGTTTTTAAAAAAGTTTTAAAGTTTGCATATTTTAAATATTTAAAAGATGGAAGTGAAAATAATTTACCATTAACAATTAATATATCTATTATTGTGTTATTGTCTTTATCACAAAGTTTACTAATAGCAAAATAATAACCGTTAAATTTTGTATATATTATAGAATCTTCACTAAATACAATATTTTTATAATATATTATTGGTTTATTAGATTTATACCTAAATATAGCTAATTTAAAATAATTATTTTTTATAGTATTAATATTATGTTTAATATTTAAACTCATAATTATTGCATCTTTATTAGTTAATAGTTTTACATGGTAAATGTTATTTATATTATATTCTATACATGCAGATCCTTCTAAACATATAATTAATGCATATTCATTTGTTTCTATAGAAACATCTTCGTTTATAATATAAAATTTAGGAAAATGTTTTACAGGATCATGTTCTGAAAGTTTTATTTCTTCTATATCTTCAGACATTGTTACAGTTAAAGAATATATACTAATAATTTGTTCACATACTATATCAGATAAGTTATTTATATTATCTATGATAGTTTTTTCAGTTATATGTGGATTAGTTGTTACATTAGCAAAAAATTTATAACTTTTATGTGAAAAATTTTTTATAGAATACATCGTAATTATTATATTATTTATTATTTTTCATTAAAAAAATTATTTTTTACAATCAGCGATAATCCATCCATTATTATCTGAAAAACATATATGACAAGATAGATAAATCTCTTTTAAAAATTCTTTACTAGGATTTAAAATAAATTCATAGTTATTTTTATAATTGTAAATTTCTAAAACAGAACATGTTAAAATATTTTTATTATTTTCAACATAAAATTTAATTCCGTCTTTAATAAAAGTAATTGGTTTAAAATCACATACAATAATTAAATTTTTATTAGCTACAAAAGCATGATAAATGTTAGTAATAGGATTTGTAACTCTATTAATTTTTGAACAGTGAACTAAAATACCATTAAAAGATAAATAAAAGTTTTCTAAATAATCAACATTAATATTAGATATGTCGATATGTTTAATATCAAATGTTGCCAATTTATAAGGACCTATGCTAGATACAGAAGTAATTCCTATATTAGAACATATAAAACTATATTCTTCATCAGTGTTATAGCATATTGCTCCTAATGGCGTGTAAAGATACTTTGCAGACATGATGACTGCAAAGTCTATTAATTTGATATTTATTTTTCAGTAAAATCTTTTTACACATAATGTTTTTTTAACTTCTTCGCATTTAGTTGGTTCTAGTTTATTATTTTTATATATATAACAAAGTTTATTATTATCAACTTTTATTTGTTTAACCAATTCGTTAGACTCTTTATTAATTGTTTTGTTGCTATTAACATCAACTAAATTATTTTCTTTATTTTTAATTCCAATCCAAAAATCATCATTAAATGTTAAACTCATTACTTTTAAATGTCTGCTATTAATTCTAGGCAATTTGGCAGAATACGTAGCACAAACAGTCAATGCACTAATTGCGGACAGTTGCATTCTTGTATCATAATAACAAAAATTATCGTACGACATCCAGCCTTTATCACATGCATTAGGAAATAATTCATTTTTATATTGTAGCATTGTTCCAATTCCACTTACAATTGTAGATATAATCATAAAAATAGCAGCAGGGGTTGACATTTTCTTTATCTTTTCTAATGTTTGTCTGTTAAATGCGACCATTTATAATAATAATAAAAGATGTTAATGTACTAAATTTTATTTTAATTTAATCTAATCTACATTAGATTGTGTATATAAATGTGTAACACAAAAGTATTCTCTTTCTGATTCACTATCATCAATAAATTTATCATAATCATTTGTAAATGCTGTACCTTCTTCATTCCATGTATTAACTAAATGTGGTCTCAACCAGGTTACTGACGATACAGATGTTTGTGGAAGTTGAGATTTAGTTTTAGTACATTCATTATTTGCATCATTAAATGATTTTTTATCAGCATGTTTTACATAACAATCTCCATCATAAACTAATCCATTACAATGAGTTTCGTAAGTTCCGTCATCTTTTTTAATTAGTGCAGCTGTTGAACTTGTTGTACAAGTTTGTTCAACAGCTTTTAGTTTCATTACCTCTAAACCAAGTGCAATACTAGTACCCATTAGTGTTACAATAGATATTACTACTGCAACTCTCAAACAAATACCTATCTGTCTATGCCTAGATGATTTTTGTTTTTTTAGTTTACTAGCATAGATAGTATTACCAGTAAATGTTGACGCAGCATTTTGTGGAGTTTCTTCTTCAAACATTTCAATATTAGTTGAAGCCATTTTTATCGGACTAAACTATGTGTATAAACAACTATTTAATTTTTTATACACTCGTTTACAACACCGACTACTAACTTGAACTTAGTTTTCCATCTTTTGATCACACTTAAATTAACTTAAATAACTGTAAATATAATGAATAGATTTCAAGAAAAACAATTTAATCGTGTTAGTTTACTACAAGCGCCTTTTAGAATTGCTTTAGTTGGTGGTTCTGGATCTGGAAAAACAACTTATTTATTATCTCTATTTAGTACACTAGTAAATAAATACAAACACATATTTTTATTTACACCAGTTTATAATTCTGACTATGATAGTTATATATGGCCAGATCATGTAAATAAAGTTACTACAACAGAAGAATTAGATTATGCATTAATTACCATTAAAAATAAAATAGAAAAATATATAGAAACTAAAGGTACTAAACAAGCTGATTTATTTTTATTTATTTTTGATGATATGGGAGATAAACAAACAAAATCTACTGTATTGTTAGATTTTTTAAATCATGGTAGACATTTAAATACATCTATAATTTTGTTGTGTCAAACATATAAGCACGTACCACTTAATGGACGTACTAGCATTACACATTTTTGTTGTTGTAATGTATCTGATTCAGATATAGAAAATATGTTAAGATCTATGTCTATAACTGGTTCAAAAAAAGATGTAATTAAATCTATATCATTGTTAAGATCAGTTAGTTCTAATAAACGAAGAGTGTTAATTATAGAAGATTCTGTATTTAGTGAATGTGAACAACGAATATGTTATGATACTGCAGATGAAAATGTTATTAATAATAAAATAAATCCATTAATATTGTTAAAACAATTTTCACACATGAAAAAAAAATTATCTAAAATATTACAAGAGGAAGAAAAAAAATAATTATACAATAAGTATTTAATTATCGTATGTATTATAATTATCATTATTATCATCATCATCATTATCATCATTATTGTCATTATTGTCATCATCATTGTCATCATTATAATCATCATAATTATCTATATTATCATCGTAATAATTATTTGTACATTCATATGAATATGTATTACTATTTTGATAATTGGAATAATTTTTACTTTGTGTTATACGTAACTTATCTATAGTTGATCCTAGTTTATATAAATGACCACATTTATCAATACCGTAATAACACAAATCCATATATATAAACAACATTTTTATATTTGAAATAGTTATTTTACCTAATACAACTAAGTCATTATGATATATTTTTGCTAAAGTTAAATATTTTTGAACTTTTACTATTTTTGGTTTATAAAACACAAATTTATTGTTTTTATGTTCAATTTGTACTTTTTCTGTAGGTAAACTAGTATAAGATTTATAAAATGCAGTTTTTTCTAAAAATCTAATTGTATTTAAAATAGACATTGTTTATAAATGAGTAAAATTATACTATTGTGTATGAATATACTATATAATTTATCTTCTTGTTATATCTTATATGGTAAATATTATTTATCGAGTTTATCTATTAAATATTATATTAACTACGACGATATGTATTCAGATACAGAGTAAGATTAGTACGTGTAGTTAATATAAGTATATATTTTTTCATGTTTATATATTTTAAATGGCTGAAGATATTAACGAAGCTAGTTTTAATAAATTATTAACAAGTTTAACAAACAATGATGTTGTTGATCCTGAATATGCATCTACATTGTTAGTTATTAAAGAATATATAAATCAAATAAATTATAAAATTTTATCCCTTAATAAAAAGTCGAAAAAGAACACTCGGTCATTAGAATACATTGGTGGTAACAGTATAGTAAATAATTATGTTCAAAAAAGATAAGATTATTACTGTTGAATTAGATGCAAGTTTAGCATCTTTTATAAAACATGGATTTAATAATCATGTTAAATGGCCATTATTAAATATTGCAACAGTGTTAGATAATACAACAACAGCTGTTAATGAAGAATGGTTAACTTCAATTGAACATTTACCTACTAAAAAAATATTTTATGATTATACGTCACAAATTTTGCGAAATGAAGTAAAATTTTGTATATATTTAAAATCTGAACAATCGCATGAAAAAAAATTTATTACATTATATGACATAGATTATTATATTATTGATGAAAGTGGAGCGTTTATAAAAATTAATAAACCTAACGAGTTAAAAGAAACACTATTACATACATATCAAGAATATAAACTAAAAAATCAACAAAATATAGAATTAATTGCATTTTCATCTGGAACAAATATTAACGAAGATATTGTTGATAAGTTAACATTTTTAAATATTGAAGTTTTTAACAAAGAATATGCAAATATTAAGCCTATATTATCACCAAACTTTATGTATAACATTCCTATTATTGTAACAGCTCCACAAGGCAAACTTACTTTTTACATAGAGACATATTCTTGGTTTGATTATAAATCTTTTTTGATAGATGTGTTAAATTATTTAGAAGGTGTATTAGTTGCAGACATTCATAATCATAAAATAGAAGTAACTAATATAGATAACAATAACGTATCTTCGTATAATTCAGTATCAGGTATATTATATGTTAAAGATTTGGTAACTATGTGTATTGTAAACTTTTTTGGTTGTAAATGTAGACTTAATAGTTATCATCGTTTTGATATGAGTAAAGTAGATATAGAAATATTTTTAAAAGCTTTATCCGATGCATTTATAAAAATCTCAAAACAGATTTAATTACAAATGCTAAATGGGTCCATTATCTATTTTTTTTATGATATTAGCTACTGTTGCTTTATGTGTTATTTTAATACAATGTTATACTATATACGAAAACTATGATAACATTAAAGAATTTAACGCAACTCATGGAGCGTTAGAATATTCAAAATCTACAAACGTTATATCTGTAGATCGTAGAGAGTTTGATGTAAATGATCAAATTTATGATGTAAAAGAAAAATGGAGATGTGTTAAATATAACGATATGTTTGTATCAGTATCTAAATTTGGTTTTAAAGCTAATAATGGAAATATACGAAAATTTTCAAACTTTAAAGATTGTTTAAATTATACATTTACTACATCTACACATTCAGATATTATTAATCCTTGTATAAATAATCAAGCTGACAATGATTGTATTTTTTTAAAATCTATTCTTTAAATGGCGACTAAACCACCTATGACTATGTTTCCAGGCGATGATGAAGACGAAGATCTTTTGTTGACAAATATTGACTTTGTTAGTGCGGAAAAAACAATTACAAAAAAAGCAAGTGATAAAGATGAAAAAGTTTCAGATGAAAATAATAAAAAAAGACTAGATAAACTAGAAAAGCGAATAACTGATGTAATTAATAATTTTGACGAACTAGAAAAATGTTGTAAACGTAATAGTGAAGTTTTATCTAGACTAGAAGAACATGCAGAAACACTGCGTAAAACTATGGTAGCATTGGCTATTAAAATAGATCTTCAAACTGGTAGAAGATCTTCTCTTAAACCATAACTAAAGTTCAACTATCTTTTAATATAATTTATATTTAAAAATTGTTAATATATAAATGGCAGATTTAAGTAATTTATGGGTAGATAAAAAAAATATTAATAATAATCTTATAGATTTATGGCAAAATGATGATGTTAAAAAACCAAATGTTAATAAACCAAACATATTACAAGATGATGATGTTAAAAAACCAAATGTTAATAAACCAAACATATTACAATTAGGTGCTGTTCATAAAACTACTAGCGAAGAAGATAGAATTATTAAAGATTTTACAAAACTTATTAGTGATACTATAAATACAAAAATTGAAGTAGATAAAAAGGATAATAAAAATACAGATGTATCTACAATATGTATTAATAGACGACAAAGAAATATTATCCGAGATGTATTTCGTAGTTATATGTTGGCAAAACCATCGTTGACAGAAGAAGAAAAAAAAAAATTATTAACAGATGATAAAACTAATACATATAAACCTTATATAGATACAGCTCCTTTACAATGGGTAACAGAAAGTTTTATTAACAGTAATACATTTTATGCAAAGCTTAAAAAAGAAAAATATAAAAAAAATAAAAACGAAAATGGTAATATAGAAGAAACATTAGAAGAATGTTATAAAAACATTAAAAAAACAAATAAGATAGACAACGCTGCTGTTTTTCCTAAACCTCCAGTTTATTATGATACATTTAATAAACTAGAAACATTAGGACAATTTATTTTATTTTTTGTATTTGATATTATTGAAGCAAGAAAATTTAGAGAAAGTATTTCAACTCGTTATAATAATAATAAACCTATTACACTACCTGTTAGATTTAAATACGCATGTGAACAATACTTACTTAATCAAATTAAAGTATGTGATAAACTAAAATCTAAAAATTTATTTATAGGATTGCCTATGTATTACTGGTTTGAAATTAATCCAGCAGACGTAACACTTATTGTTAATAATATTACATCTCATTACAAATACGGAAAACAAGTAAAAATGTTTATGCGTTATCTATCTAGTAATGGTAGAAAATATATTAGTACAACTATAGGTAAAGTTAGTTTAACATTTTTAGACGAAACGTGGGATTTTCATCACAGTGTTCCTGAAATAGTACTTTTTGGTTTATCATATTCTGTTTATGATCATTTAGTAAAATATGGTAAAGATAAATTAGAAGTTTTTATTATGGAAAAAAATAAAAACAATAAACACAAAGATGGATATAAATTTATTACAGTAAGTAAAAATTATGAAGGTTATGTCGAAATGCCATATAAAAAAGCAGTTGAACATGAAGTTATTAATGAAGATATTGATTCTAGAACATTAAATAACGACGTACTTATGTTGTTAGCAGCAGATATTTTACAAAAAGCTGAATTAGCAGAAGCTATTCGTATTATTAAATCGAGTGATACCCCTAATCATCATCATATACATTATGCTAAACGAGGTATTTTGTTAGCGGCTAAAGAATGTAAAGATTTAGAAGATAGTCCCGTTGATGCTAATGATGACGGTAATGACAAAGATACTAGCTTATTAACAGTAGATTCATTTATTTATATGCCTATTTTTTATCCACATAAAGATAAATCTACTAATATTAGAATTCATTTAGATAGAGAAATAGTTAGACGCTTAGAAGATAGATATAATAAATTAAGTAAACTTTGCTGTTATACTGATATTGTAAAATCATTAGAACATAATTTTGAAACAATGCGACAATATGCTATAATATTGTCAAAAAAAGCAGACTTTCAAACTTATACACATAATGATATTAGTATTCCTATACATTCTATAGATTATACATATCCTCCACAAAAAGAACACTATAATAACATTTATAAACGTCCAAATAAATATAATAAATATAATAAACACAATAATATATATGGATTTGGAGTACCAATTTTTAATTATCGATATCCATATATTTTTAATAAATATCAATATAAATATATCTTTTAAATTAAAAAATATTTTAAAGTTTAATAAAATTTATATATAATAAATGGAAGATTTGTTTAGTATAACATGTGACTTGCATATGAATGCGTTTATTGAAGAAGTAGAAAAACTATGGTCATCGTCTCTTAATAATACATCTAGTTTAAGTAGAAAATCTAAAAATGTAATTAGAAATTTGTTTAGAGAAGTTACAAATTCTAATATATCATCATCTTGTTATGACATTCTTCTTAAAAAACAACTACATGGTGATAGTATAAACGCAGTGTATAGATCATTGTATGGAAGTGGTTCTGACATCGATAAACGAGTTGATACTGTAGGAAAATATATTTTGTTTGTTGTTGTTACATATTTAGCTATTTTGATTGATGATAAAGACAGTAAAGAGATTGTTTCTATTTTAACAAAATTTGTAAATGTTATTAGTAATATTCATAGTAAGTACAAGTGTAAATATATGTTTGTTGGAATTCCTGCAATTATTTTGTTTAATAAACTAGATTCTACAGATGTACAAAAACTATATTCTTTGTTTAGTACTAAACTTAACACAAATGTAGAACTTTATGAAGAATATTTTAATTTTATTGTATCGTCTGATACATATTTTAATAAGAAAAAGTTTGTTAAATTTAGCTATGGACCAGTATCATTTGCATCATCTATTAGTGTTCCTGATTTTGTTATGGAAGGATTAACATTTAGAAGTTGTGATAGAATAGAAAAGAGTGAGGATATAGATGATGTATATGTTTTTATTACTGTTGAATCAGATCCTAAAACTTATGCATTTTCTAAACTTACAAAACCATTGTATGAGGGAGGATTAGTTGTAGAAACTGATGATTTAGATGATGCAACAGCATTAGTAATATTTGACGCTATTACAACATTTGATAAGTTTAGGAATAAAGCTTTATTGCTTACGCTAGAATCTATTGTTAATAAACAAGTTATTGATCCTACTTTAAATATAGATAGATATCCAACAGATGAAAACATTTCTGATGATACTGGAGAAAATGTTATTACTCCAATAAAGGTAGGGTCTAGTATAGGTATTGTAGATTATAGATTAGTTATTAATAAACTTACAGAATGGTTAAATCAATGTGAAGAAAAATGTGAAGGAGCAGTTTCTCCTGAAGTAAAAGAATTACGCGAACGAATTACAGATTTAGAAAAACAATTGGATGAAGCAACATCTGGTAAAACTAATTGTGAATATGAGAAGACAAAAATTAAAGATTTAGAATCACGCTTAGATAGTGAAAGGCAACGTGTAACTAGATTGTTAGATGATCTACAAAAAGCTAGAGATGGTAAATGTGACAGTGACTCAAATGATAAAGCTATTATTGAGGAACTTAGGAAAGAGATTCAAAATGAACAAAATAGACGTATGGAACTAATGAAAGAATTAGATAAAGTTAGAAACGGAGATGGTACATCGTCATGTGAAAGAGAACTTGATCTTACAAGACAATGGCTACATGAAAGAGATAATGAACTTAGAGAAATGTCTAAACAAGCCAAACACTTTGAACGCGAACTAGAAAGAGAACGTATTAAAAATAAACAATGTGATAAATATAAAAAAGAATTGGATGAAGCAAAGTCTAAAATTATTAGATTAGAAACAGACTTAGATAAATGTCTATCACAACAAAATGGTTCATCAGATGAAGTTAGAAAACTTACTTCACAAATTGAATCACTAGAAAGAGATCTTAGAGAGTGTAGGGCTTCATCTGGAGGCGATGAAAAACTATTGGCTGACATTGATTTACTTAAACAACAAATTGGTATTTTAGCACAACAACTTGAACAATGTGAAACTAGAGGTGATGAAAAACTATTGGCTGAAATTGAGTTTCTTAAAGAACACATTAATAGTCTAGCACAACAACTAGAACAATGTGAAGCTAGTGGAGGTAGCGGTGGATCAGATACTAGTAAACTTCAAGAACGAATAACTTATCTAGAAAATGAACTTGATAAATATATTAAAGGTGAAGGAAATGTAAACTTTACACTATTGAATGAGATTAATAGACTACGTGATAAAAATGCAGAACTACAAAATCAACTAGATCAAGCACAATCACAGGATAAAAATAATTCATATTATAAACGCGCACTTGAAAGAGAACGAGCAAAAATTATTGAATTAGAAAATGAACTACAAAAATGTTTTGATAATAATAGTGGTTCAGAGTATATTATTAAAATGGAACAAATGGAAAGAAAAATTAAATCGCTTGAAGCAGAACTTAGATTGTGTAAAGATACTGATCACGATACTGAAAAAATTTATAAAGATAAAATTGCTGAACTACAAAGAGAGTTAGATAAATGTAAACAAAGTGGAGGTAGTAGTAATAGTCATACAGAAATTAAAGTATTTTACGATGTAGAATGTAGAACAGAATCTGCTAGACTACAACAACGTATTAATGAACTAAATGATGAGCTTAATAGACTTAGAAAGGAAGACAAAACTGATTCTTATTACAAACGTGAAGTTGATAGACAACGAAAAAAAGTTATAGAACTAGAACATGAGTTAGAAAAATATTTTAACGACGATAAAATTATTACGTATAAAAAAGAAATGGATGCTATGCAAGTTGTTATTAGTGAAATGCGTCAAGAACTAGAAAAATGTAAACGTGATGCATCGTGTTCGTCGTCGTCTGATTGTTCATTTGAACAAAAACGAATTGAGTTACTAGAACTAGAACTAAGAAAAACAAAAGAAATGGTCAAACAGTTAGAAAAGTTTATTGAGTTTAGTTCTGCACAAAAAGAATATGCTGACAAACTAGAGCGTGAAAAAATTGCTAGACTTGATGCAGAACATGCTTTAGAAAGAGAAAGAGCTAGAAAAGATTGTGGAGGAAACATGTGTGAACAAGAACTAGAACTTGAACGTAATAAAAATAAAAAATTGGAGCTATATCTAGAAACAGAAAAAGATAAAGCTAATTTTTATAAACGCGAACTTGAAAAAGAACGCTTTATTAAGTCGTCTTCACAAGAAGAATAAAACTATTTCCATAAATTTGTAGATGGTTCTAAATTTACAGTTTCCATATTTTTATAAAATGTTGGATTTCTTTTTTCAAATTCTAGTTTTACCTTAACTCCTCTTGCATTCATTTGTGTTATAAACACTTTAGATACGTGTGTAGTATCTACTTTTGTTAAAATAGTTGATAAATTTTGTTTAGAACATCGTATACATATTTTATTACCTTTAATATGTGCTGCTATATCGCCACAATTTTCACATATATAAACATCTTGATAATCTTCTTCTGAATCTTTTAAAATTTCTGTAATAGTGTTTGCAGCACCATGTGCTATTAAACAATCTCTTTCCATTTCACCAAATTTAATACCTCCTCCTCGTTTTCTACCTTCGTTAGCTTGGCGTATAAGTTTAGTTTTTTTGCCACGACATCTAACAGTTGCTTTGTCTTGTGTTAAATGTCTTAAACGTAAATAATATATAGGTCCCATGAAAACTTTTGCTTTAAAAGGTTTATCAGTTTCTGGATCGTATAAAATACGTTCGCAATAAACTTTATCTTCGATTTTGTCTTTTGACATATCGGGATGTGTACTTTCATAACATTGCCTAGCAAAATTTATATATGTATCAAAACTAGTTTCGTTACTACTAGGAAAACATACAGGTCTATTTTCACCATTATTGTTATAAGGTTTATCTCCATATGCAGCTGTGAGAATAACTTCTACCAACATAGATAATGTTTTTCTAGAAAATATAGATGTAGAATTAATAATAACATCAGGTTTAATTCCATTTTCATCATAGGGTAACTCATTTTCATCAACAATAAGAGCTACTGTACCTTTTTGACTTGTGCGACTAGTAAATTTATCACCTAATATAGGTCTACGTTCTTTCATAGTTAATACTCTAACTTTAACTTTATCTGTTAAATCAACTTGTACTCTCTCTACTCTAGACTTGTACATATCCGTATATCTTTCAGAAATATCAAAATTAATTTGATTATCTTGTACAAAATCATCTTCTAATGTTCTAGATGAAATGTTTCTAGCTATAGCATCTCCAGATTCTAAAAACGCATTTAGTCTTACAAGTCCATTGCTTTCTAATTTAGAATAAGCTGTTGAAGATACTCGTTCTTTGTTATTAAAATTTTCTAGTGGTATTTCTACTTGATGTTTTTTAGCTGTTATAATATCTAATCCTCCTCGTTCAGCAAATTGTTTTTTAATAACAATACCATCTTCTTGATTTGCTCCTTTATATGACATTAAAGCAATAGTTACATGTTGTCCAAAACAATTTACTGCAATTTTAGACGTTTCTAATGCTTTACTGATAACAATAGGTCTTTCTGGATAAATTAAATGTATACCATTATCAATTTTATTTCTAATATCTGAACTTAAACAAGATATAGCTTGTTTAGCTTGTGCACAACCTAAAATTGCTCTAGGACCAGAATTATGGTTAATACCAACTAAAGATGATGCTACATAACCATCTCTAAATTCTGATGAAAAATCACATAAATGATATCTAACTTTTTCAGATTTTGGTAATGCTCTAAATTTTTGTACAGATTCACATACATTACTAAATGAAAATTGTTCTATATCTACCATTTCAATAACATGTGGATACTCTTTTTGTATGTCTGAAAACGTCATATCGTCTAATTTTGATTGTAGATCTGGATATTGATCCATAACTAATTCTCCTTCATCAATAACTAAAAATGGTCTAACTAATCTACCACCACCAAAATTAATACGTACTTCATTCATATGATCATTAACTTGTGTAATACCTATTTCTAAGTTACCAAATAATCCCATACGTTTTTTACGTCTAAAATCTATAACAAAATCATCAACTATTTTAGGATTTAATGAGGCTACTAATGCATTTTCCATAGTTACTGCATATCCTGTTTCAAAATAACTAATATCTTCAATATTATAAGATCTAATATATGAACAAATACATTTTTCTAAATTTAAATATTCTGTTGTTTTAATATTAGTTATAGATGTAAGAACAGATAATTGCGATACTAAACCAACTTGTGGTCCGCGTTCTGGTACATCTGACGGACAAAAGTATGCATATTGACTAGGATGATACTTTCTTATAGTAAACATTTTAGATATTTTAACTTGTTCTGGATAAAATCCTACACTTCTAGGTATAGAAATATTTTGTACCCATGAATAATGTGGATGTGTTCTATAACTACCATCTGTTCTTTTAAATTTACCACTTAATAGGCCAGAAAATGCGTGATTAAATCCAGGAGTAGTTAAAACATGTATATTAACACTATATGTACCTCTATTTTTATGATTATTAATAATATCATTTTTAATATTAGTAATATAATTTTCTAATTCATCATGTGCCAACATTTCAAAATATTTACCATATGTTAAAATTCTATGACAATACATTGCATCTCTATCTGGATATCTTGATGTATAATAAATACAGTATATAAATTTTCTTAATAAAGATATCATATAAAATCCTTTTAGTTGATTAGGTGTATCATTCATATGTGGTAAAAAATTAAACACCATTTCATATTTAAAATCTTCTAACGGTAATGAAGATTTTTGTTTACTATGTTCTACAGTAATTAAATTATTTATATAATTATCTACATCAAAATCTTGAATATTATCTGTTATTATTTTAACACTTTCTATTAGTGCATTAATTAAATAAATAATTTCTTGAGGCATATCAAACGACAAACTATTTTGTATAAAGTCTATTCCTACTCTAGATAAGTACTGAATTAAAATAATAATATTAACAGTTATAAACGTTTTAGTAGATGAGATAGAACAATTTTCTAATTGTGATATGTCTAATGTAATTTTATAATGTCTATATTTTGTAGGTAATATATGAGCTGGAGATACAGATGAAAATGAAAATGTAAATGCATTAGGTTTTATAATTTTAAATTTTGGCCACGTTGTTATTTTTTCTACTAAATTAATTCCAACTTTTTCAACAGATTGTTTGTTAATAAATACACCACCTATTACATTAGGTACTAAATATTTTGCTGTATCTAAAGGATTTTTATTACCATATGCTATTAGTAACGGTATTTTAATTAAATGAGAATCGTTACCTTCGTAGCTACTAATTTTAGTAACTGTAATACCATCTTTTGTCATTACTTCTTTATAAATATCTACAGTAAATGTAACTAGTGCATCATAACTTTTACCTTTAATACTTGCTATAATTGGCGAATAATCAGGTGGTGTAACTTTTATATTACTTATTTCTAATATAATTTTTTCAGTATCATTTTTAAATGATAATAATGTTCTTTTTACTGCTAAAATTTCTTGTAATCTATAAAGAATAAAATTAGCATATGATTCATATTGGAAATGTAATGGTCTATAAAAAACTCCTAATTTAGGATCAGGCATTAAAAATTTATATCCCAATAGTTGGTCCATTTTAAAAATAGTGTTTTTTTTCATTTTAAACTTATTAATTCTTTTAATACTTCAACACTTTCAGATTCTATTTTTATCTTATTTAAAATAGCAGATCTATCTTTCATTATTTTCATAATATGTTCTGCTTTTTCAACATTTTTTTTACAATCGTTTAAAGATTTTAAAGCTACCATATTTAGTTTTTTACCTTTAAAAAATTTAATTTTACTATCTTCGTCTAACAAAGATGGAAAGACAGAATGATCGATATTATGTTTATAAGTAAGATTAAACATACCAATTTTAAAATTTTTAATACCATATATATTGTTATTTTTACTAATGAAGTTAAGTTTATCTTCAAATAAATCTAAATCTAATATATTTTTTGAAATGTTTGCTACAGTTTTAAATACTTCATTTTGTGTTATATCAAACATAAACGTAAACATAATATTATAAATTAAAAACAATTTGTTAATTAAGTCTATACATCCATTTTCTGTTTTATCTTTAGATAAAATAAAATGCATAGTGGAATCTTTAAAAATTTTAACACAAGTTCTATTAGTAAATACAATTTCCATTGTTTGCAAAATAGAACTTTTTCCACGAGTTATAATAGAATCATTGCATATATCAACACGCATACGTTTAGAAATTGTTTTTATCCATGGTTGACTTACGTTTGCACGTATAACAGTACTAAGAAAATCATCTGATTTTTTTCCCGAAAAATAATTACATAAATGTTTTGATGAACTATGTACAGTTTTTTTTATTTCTCCATAATCTATTTTTCTTTTTTTATTAGTAGTTTTAATGTATGAAAAAATTGAAGATTTGTCATGTTCAAAAATTTCTAATGTTCTTAAACTAGTATCATTTTCCTCTACATTAATATCAAAAAACTGTGAACATTTTAACTGTGTATGATTAAACGATAAATAATTAGGATAAGCATTTTTATTAATAATATGTTTGGTTAAATTTATATCACAGTAAACTAATTTTTTAATTTCTTTTTTTACATTAGACGATGTAACAATTTTATCAAAAATATTTTTATTTGATATACATTCTTTCATACATAAATAGATATCACATTTAACTTCATCAAATTTTATTAGATGAAAATTAAACAATGTTCTAATATAATTATTTTCTATTTCGTGTAAAAAATTAAAAAGCTCATTCATAATGTAAGTTTTATCGATTCTACATCGTTTTTACATTTTTTACTTTTTTTAACTTTAATATAAGGAGTATACATTATATTATATTTATCTAATATATATCGCATAACTAAATTAAAACTATCTGCAACATCGTCTAATTTTTTTCTATTTGGAACTGCGTTTCGTAAATTAAATGTATTCATCCAAATTAAAAAAGTTTCAACCGATCGTCTTTTTCTGTCTCTATATGAATTACCTGACATTACTGGAGATACACAAATAACTTTTGTAGATGTATTAAATAAAAATCCTTTTATAAAATATATAAACTTTACATATGGTGATCGTCTAGGTTGTCGCTCTAACAAAACTGTAGTATATTTATATTGTGACACATCTTTAGCTATTTTTTTTTCCCAATCTGTACTCCAATCTAATTTTGAAATATCAATAATTTTAATATTATTATTATTAATTTCAATAATAGTTCTAGCTGGATTTTTAGCGCCTATATCAAAAGCACATATTATTTCTTTTTGTGCCATACAAGTGTTATTGTTTTTTAGCATCTACTAAAATATTAAATAGTACAACAAATTGATTAAAACTACTATATATTGTTTCAATACTTGGGTTATTTAAACAATTTATGTTTTCTAACTTAAAGGATAACACCTTACTATTTTCTATATGAAAATGCATATTATTTACTAAAGTTATAAAATCATTTTCAGGATATTCTAAACAAATTCTTGTTAAATCAAAAGGAGATATAGATTTAAGTTTATCTTTAACAGTAGAACAAGTATTAATAACTTTTACTAAGTCTGATAGTGTTTTACATTCTTCTTTAATATCTAGTTTGTTAGCTAATTGTTTAATTCCTATATTATTAACTTTTGATAAATATTTACCGTTAACAAAATATTCATTACCAATTTCTTTAATTATTCTATATAATGCTTCTGCGCGAGTTTCTGTACTTGTTCCACCGTTATTACATAATATAGAAAATGATTGTTTTCGTTTAACTGTTATAAATGATTTTGATTTAACTTTACACGATATTAAATGTTCAATATCCTTTATAAGTATTATTTCACCAGATTTAGTAGTTAGTTGAGGAATATATTTATTATCATTTATGTGTTCTACATCTATAGATTCTATAAACACATATCCTGTTTTGTAAAAATCTATAATATTTCTTTTAAGAGTATTATTTATAATATAACATAAAGAAACTATATAATATTTTGAATTTATATCTTTTAAAATATTTTCTATTGCGTTATAATCGCTATTATTAAAAATTGTTGTTTTAGTTACATTAAGAAATAAATATGGAACTGTTTCTATTCCAATATTTTTTGCAAAATTAAACACATCAATAACAGATGCATATTGTAATATAGCATCTTCTAATATCCAAATATTTTTATATAAAACAAACCGTAAAAATTCAATTTCAAACTCATTTAATATTTTATCACATTTATCTTTAAATACTTTATTTAGTTGATAAACATTTCCAGAACCTAATTCCATCATACTTCCATTAGAATAAATATAAACAGTTCCAAAACACATAGGCATAAATAAATACTTATTTATATTTAAATCAAAACTTTTACATTGTTTAACGTTATAATATCTATCAATTGATGTGTTTAAATTAACTACAACAGATATACCAATTTTCCAATATTTTGATATAGCCCATTCTACTAACGAATTATACTTTTCTCTAGTTTCTGAGTTAGCTATATTTAAACTTTTATACAATTTTAATAATTCTTTTAAGTTTGATAAATCAGTAGCAGTAGCCATGATTAGTCTTTTTTTAATATTATGTTATTTCATTCTTATTTTTAATATAATTATACCAGCTATTTCAGAAAAAATGAGACGAGAACGAGAAGCATATATAAATTTTAAAAAAATTAATTCAAAATATATTTGTGTAGATAATACACTATTTACATATACATATGATCGTGGAGGTATTCATGCTCATATAGTATTAGATAAAACTACTAAAAAACCATTACCGTGTAATAAAATATTAACTGCTGATAATAATATATTATTTTCTTGTGATAAAACCGACGATATTTTTAGCTTTAATCAGTCATGTTTTAAAGCTTATACAGATTTATTTTTTACAACATAAATGGATGATGCTGGTGCTAAACGACGAAGAAAGCGTAAGCCTAAAACTACAATTGAAGAAGATTGTATGACATGTTCTGCATGTCATTCAAAATTAGTTAAAGTATCAGATATTACAAAAATTTCACTAGATGCTTTAAAAGTTATAGGTAAAGGAAATGAACTTTCTTGCACTGTTTGTGGATCAACACTTAGAGCGTTAGATGGTCTTATTGGTTAAGTGCTTTAAATAACGCTAATTCTACTTTAGAATGAAAAGGAATTGGTGTATGTTTTTCAAAACCTAATTTGTCACAAGCTAGTAATATTAATCTTTGTGCATACATACCTACAGAATGTTTAATTTCACGAATAGAAGTATTTGGAAAAATATACACAATTCTATTTTTTAATTCTGTATCACGACATATACGTCCTAAAATTTGTTCCATTTGCATAGTATTCATAACAGCTAAACATATAATTAATGAATCTAAAGATGGTATATCTAATCCAGTACCTGAATAATGTGCAGTAGATATAAATATAAACCTTTCCATAGTTTTAACTTGTTTAACAATATCTTGAGTATTTTTATTTTTAGCATCTCCTAAAAATATATATTTATTACCAAACTTTTCAAGTAGTTTATTATATATTAATAGCATATGTTTTCTTAGTTTTGTAATAACAAGAACTCTATTAATATCATGTTTTTCAAATGCATGAATTATAGTTGTTATTATTAAATCGTTTCTAGGTTTATCTTCGCATAATATTTTTTCTGTATACATATGATATTTATTATATTCTGGTGTAAGTTTTTTTATTAAAGATCTAATAACATCAGTATAATATGGTTCAAAAAAGTTTTCTACAATATTAATTTTTTTTGTTAAGTCTGATACTTTAGCTACATTAACTATGTCATTACAATAAATTCTATTTACTCTACGAGGTGTAGCAGTTAAAAAATAACAAATTTTTGGAGGATAATAAGTTAAAAATTTAGACATTATTGATTCATTCATTAAATTATATGTATGCGATTCGTCTAAAATAAACATATCATAATTTGCATAAATATATTTACAAAATTCATCATTAGACAAATGTCTACTTACAATAATTAAAACATCATAAACATTAGGTATTTTGTTTAATTCTTTTAATAATTTTTGTACACCGTCTACCGATATTTTATAATTAATATTGGTATTATTTACTGCAGATTTCCACTGGTTAATTAACATTTTGTTAGGTACACAAATAATTGTTTTTCTTTTATGTATACCCATAAGATAACAAGCTGTAATAGTTTTTCCAAATCCACACGCTAAATGTAACGTCATATATAATGAACGTTTTTCAGATATTTTTTTTTTCATTCTAGTTAAAACTTCTGTTACAACTTTTTTTTGTAATGGATATAATGTAGGTAACGTTATATATTCATAATTATTAATAATATTATTTGTAACATTTATTATAGGATCTTTAATAGGTATAGATGATGAATATAAACCTATAGGTATTAAAAATTTATTAATAGATGTAGAAACAATTTCAGTAAATTTACCATCTAAATTAAATAAATTTATTGTATGTTCTTTTGATATTTTCTTTAGCTCGTTAAAAAGTTTATGATCTATAACTGTAGCGATAGACATTTTTTAATATATAAATGAGTTATTTAAGTTACTACAATATGTTGGATGATTTTTCTGCAGGAGCTGGAGTACTTGATAAAGACCTTTTTACAAAAGAAGAAGAAAATGCGTTTTTGCCTAAAGTAGATAATAATGGTGGTTCATTTAACCCTTTTAACAATAATATTTTTTCTGAAATATTTCTTTATAATGATGTTAAAACACTAATTGGTCTTATTTTGTTTGTATTAGCAATTACTACACCGCCAATTATTGCAATTATTATGATTATTGGCGCATCAACATTGTTACCATTTCCTAGTTTGGTTATCGCATATTGTTTGTCTACACAAATACTAAATGTTAACGCTAACAAAAGTATTGGTATGGCTATATTTTGTGTTGTAATGGCAATTATTTCTATTATTGTTAGTATAACTATGTCTACTGTAGCTTATACTATTTCTTACATTATTTTAGCTATTTTGTTTTGTGTATATATTTTTAATTTAGCAAAACTTAGTATGCCATATTCTTCATTGTCATCTTCTACAATTAGATGTACTAAAGATTTTCGTGCTGGGGATAAATATATGAAAAATCCTAGTTTTATGGAAGATTAAATGGGAAATGCTGTAGTTACAGGTATTAACATAGCTACATATACAGCGGATAAGAGTATTAAATATATGTATTTAGATTTTAATTATCCTCAATATAATAAACGAATTTCTTTTTATGAAGAAAATAAAGTATATAATGATGAATCTCAAACAGTTATTGAACCAAAATTTTGTTTAGAAAAAGGTCAACCTATAGAACAATGTGGTTTATTCTTATCAGATATGTTATCAAAAAAATATGTTCTTACTAATGGATTACCATGTAGAACATTTAAGTTTAGACCCGGTTCTCTTATAATTTACGATAAAAATATTACAGAAAAATATTTAGATAGTTCATTACCTTCAAGTGCTAGTCAATATATAGGTAAAGGTCACAGATGTAAATTTGTTAAACGTGATTTTATGGCTATGGACTCGGATGTAATAAGATGTTGTACTACTTCTAATAAACAAAATTGTCCAAATATTTTAAACAATAATTATGAAACAGAAAATTGTGACAATATAATGTCTAAATTTTGTAAATCTAATCCTGATAATATTAATTGTTTGGAATGGTTAAGAACAAATCGTAAGATTGCATTATCAACATATGCTGATATTTGTTCTAAACATATGGATCAACGATATTGTTCAGAATTTATAAGAGTAGTTAGACCTGATAATTATACATTTGGAGATACTGCTCTGTTAAACTTTTGTAAAAATCATAGAGGTAATAGAAATTGTTGGTGTGTATTTCAACCAAATTCTCAATTAGATACAGACATTAATGGTAGATATTTAGGTCCTAAAGTTTGTTGGTTACACGAATGTACTGACGAAACAAGGGACAGAAAGTGGTTACTATTTGATCAAGATGTTCAAAGAAGTAGATGTAAATATATTGGATGTAGTATTAATATAAATTCATTAATACTTAAAAATTCAAACGCTAATCTTATAGCTGATTGTTCTGGAAATAAAGTTAATATGGGAGATATAAATCCAGGCACGCCAATGTTTAAAACACAATTAAATATTCCAGAACTTCCTAGTTTTTTAATTGTATTTTTTATTTTATCTATACTTTTTTATTTTATATCAATTTATGGACGCAATAAAATTAAAACAAATGTTATAAATGTTCATAGACGATAAATGTATTATTTTATATTCTAATTGGAAAATAACTTGGTCATTATATGATAATAAAAATAAAACTTTTATATTATATCCAACAAATAAATCTTTTAAATATTTAGATTCGTATACTATTGATAATAGTATTAATCGTATAATATGTATAAATCCATCAGCATCAGAATTATTACAAGTATGTATTTATATTAAAGACGTTAAATGGAATGGATCATTATCAATATTGTTTGAAGATGATAATAAAGCACCACCTTTTTATATAGTAAATGATAACTAATTATGAACCATTAATTTTGTTGGGTATTTTTTTTATAGCACTTATGGCAAATTTTAAAATTTCATCTAAAATAAAATTAGATATTATTTTTTTTGTACAATCTATATTATTTATGTGGTTTATATTCCACTTTGCGCATTCAGTAATTTAATTTTTTTATCAGTTAAATGGACGTACTAGGAACTGTTGGTCACTATTTTTCTGGATTTATTATTGCAGGTATTGTATTATTGGCATTGGCATGTATATTTGCATTTATTGAATTTAGTAAAACTAAAACAACTAATTATACATGGAGAGCTTTGTCTATAATTGCGTTTATTATTGGTATTATTATCACAGTAGGTATGTTTGTATATTCTATGTATGGTAGATACTGTGTTCCTAGTAAAGTAGTTATTGACGGTTGTAGATATAATTCTAGTCAAATTGAACTTAATGCACAATAAATAAGTAATTTTATAAAAATTGTTATTATTTTTAATCTAAATAAAAATAGAACTCCGGCTCAATAAATGATAGCAAATATATTTTTAATTGTAGTTTGTACTATTATTATTGGATTTATAATTTACGGAATTTATAAAAAAAAATATGATACAAACATAAAACCGGATAATAAAAATTATGATATACCTAAAGATGATTTATTTATAGATAAATTAACATCAGATCAAGTGGAAGCATTTCATAAACTATTTACGTCAAATAATAGTAATAGTATTGTATCAAGTTAAAAAATATAAATAACTATTAAATATCTCAAATAAATTATTTTTTAAAAGTGGTAATTTAATCAGATAAAATAGTAAATCTTTTTCTCTTTTAAATGGCGGATAAAAATATTGTTCGTAGCAGTTATGACGATTATTATGAAACTATTAAAAAACTATCTCCACAACTTAAAACAATTTTAGCACATATTAATAGTGAACAAACTCAACACCGAGTTGTAGATACAACATCTACAGTAACTGGTGGATCATGTCCGCCTAGAAAAAAATGTAGTTCTAAACCATGTAAAACTTCTAAAAAAATGACAAGTTCTGGATGTACTTCAGCTGTAAAACGTAAAACTATGTATAATAATACAAATGAGCCACAAATTATGCAAGCTGTTACAAATGCAGGTAAAATTGTTTATGGAACAATAAAAGACGGAAAACTAGAAGTTCAAGGTACAGTGGGAGAAATTGACCATGATCTTCTTGGTGTTAATTTTGTTAATGGTGGTAAAAAACCATCTATGACAAAAAAACCAAAATCTACAAGTATTTCATCTACAAAATCAAAAAAAATGTCAAAATCAAAAGATTGTTGTCCTACATCTGGTATGGATTAAATAAATTTAACTCTAGTTATTAATTTTTTTACTAAAAATATTATAATATTAAGTACTGGACTATTTGATATTCCAATTTTATTTGCTATTTCCTCACAATCATCACCTATATTTATATCAATAATTTCTGAAGTTAATTCTGTACTTATTCCTCTTATTTCTTCAAATCCTAATTTTAACAATATTTGTTCTAAAACCATTATACCAATAGTTATAAAATGTGTAACTAAAATGCGACGTTTATAATTGTCGTTATATTGTTTAACAATTTTATAAATTTTATCAATTTCATCTTCTGAACACATTTCTAAATCATCTAATGTTAAATCTGCTTTTGTTAAACTAGCGTAATTAACAATAGCTACACGTTTATTAATTTCTGATGATTTGTGAATATTTTTACCAAATAATATTTTTGTAAAGTTATCTAACTTTGATGAATTATTATTTGATGATTTTTTTAAATTTATTACTTCTTCCTCTAATAGTTTAATTCTACGATCTTTATCAAACATTACACCTAATGATGGAGTTTGTGATGTCATAGATGTAATATGTGTAGTTTCAATAGGTTTATGTTCTACAACAGTTTCAAGCCCAATCATTTTAAAATTAAGACGTTGTCGTCTTTCTTGTTCAGCTATAATAATTTCGTTTTTAGTTGTAGGTTCTTCTACATATGTTTTTTGTGGAGATACGTGTTCTATAATTGTTACAGGAGAATCTTCTCCTGGCATAAAAATTTCAGGAGAAGACTCATTATCTGATTCTAATTTAGATGGTGGTGTAGCTAATAAAGTATCATGAACTGTTCGTAATATAGACATTTGTCCTGTTGTTATTTCATAATTTTTATTAGATGGATATCCATCTTCAGAAAACGTTGTAATGGTATAATCGTTTGCAAAATCTGTTACAGGTACAGTCGTCATTTAATACTAAATAAATGATGCCTTTTAATTCGTTAGTTACCTTAGATCAATTAGAAGACGTAGAATACTTGTTTCGTGTTATTTCTAATATACTACCATCTTTGTGTTTAGATTATAAAATTTGTCCTAAATTAAAAACTACATATGTACACCCATTTGATATTCTTTTACATTCAGATTGTGGAAAACCAGCTGATATAGAACAAGTACAATCTAGTATAGAAAAGATTGGAATTAATTATTTGCTAGATTTATTCTCTAATCCTAAACTTTTTAATTATGTTGTACATCCTGGTTTTGTTGATATTATACAATATTATTCTAAAATTAAAACATCACATAACACCATCCACAATACACGATCTTTTAATGATTTGCCACCATTTACAAAAGAGTTAATGTTTACACGTCTTACAGAACCAGAATATGTTGCTAGATTTATAGGAGGATATGTAAAATCTGACGATGACTCTTTAGATCTTTTTCCTGAAAAACATCCAGATTTAAATTTTGAAAATACTTATATGCTTAATTTAATTTATAAAGATGTTATCGATAGTGGCAATTATGGTTTTAGAACAAGAATAACTAATGGAGTTATGTTTAAACGCGATTTTGATAATTTAATGGAAATTAGAAAATTGTTAACTGTACAATCGCGTGATATTTTTGATAGAACATTTCAACTGGCTAAAGCTGCAACTGACTATAATGTTCAACTTCCTCAACTAGTACCAAATACTGATATACTTTTAATGCCTTCATTTAAACCGTTACTTATGTATTATCAATATTTTAATACACAATATACATTAGATTCTATTTATTATAACGCTGATAAAATTTTAACATCTAATCCAAGTATACCAAGTATAGTAGCTTCAATGAGGTTTCAATCAGTTTTACCAAAACTTTTAAAACTATATCCAGATTTGCCAGTTAGACAAGACGCTGTATTAACGTTACAAGATAGTACTACTATGGCAGTTCATGTTATTAATGTTCAAATTGGTGGTACATTTGTAGATATTTCATCACAAACTAGTTACTTTATTACATTACTTAATATGTTAGCTAAAGAAGAAAGATCAACACCTATTAAAAAACAACATTCACTATTTTGGGATGGTATTTCTTATGATGAATATAAATCTAAAAAAATTACTGATATTGTTATGTACAATTCTACATGTTATGTAATGGGATTATATAATAAAAACAATATAACATATTGTTCTATGTTAAGTGATATAATTTTAGCTAATGAAACACCTATACGAGTTTGTTTTCTTCCTAGAGTAATTGCTGGTAAAACTGTTCCTGCACTAATTTCAGAAATTTTAGATAATGTTAATAATATATCACACAAAGATTTTCCTAAAAAAACTAGATCATCTCTTATGCATATTGGGCTATCAGAAAATAATTTTATGAAATTTTTTCAACTTATTAGATTAACGGCAAATAAACAACCAGAAGTAGCTATTAAAGAAATTTTAATGTCGTATATTGGATTTAAACTTAATGATACAGGTTCTCCATATTACATAAAAAGAGAATCATATCAAGATTTTTGTTTGTTGTTGTTTACAGCTATGGGATTTAAAGTTTCTGTAAAAAAATCAATAATTGGAAGCGATAATCATACAATAATTAGTATTAAACCTAAAGTTACTAAACAATATATTCATCATATGTTAGTTAAGTCTAGTTGTTGTAAAGAAGATGCAAACAAAATCATTTCTGCTGCTTATGACTTACTAAATTTTATGGTTTCTGTAGGTGATTATAAAAATTATCAAACTTACTGTTTTACTAAAAACTTATTTCCAAATTATTTTTACTTTGGAGGAGTAAAAGAAAATGACTTTTCAGCAGGTAGTGTTAGTGATAACATTGATGATATACAAGAAACAATTATTCATTTAACTGAACCAATTAATATTTTAGATAGAATTAACGTAAGAGGCATTTTTTCAGCTACTACTGTTAATGAAATGTTAGATGTAGATGCATTTGGACCTGAAAATACTGCATTTAAAAATAATTTATCTCAACTTATTAATAGTGGCAATTTATCAGGCAATACTGTTGTACAAGCATTGCCGTTTAATATTTTGGATAAAATTGTAACTATTGCAGGCGGTCCATGTACTGTATCATTTTCAGAACTAATTGATGGTATTGGAGAAGATGAAGATGATGAAGAATGTAATGATACACATAAAGTATTAAGTATAATTAATACTGCGTTAAAAGATAATTTGTTAAAAACAAATACAGCAATGGTTGCACAAACTATGAATTCTGTAGCTGCTTATTCACAAAAACAATTAAACGATGTTAAAAATTCAACATGTCAAACTGCTATGTTATTTAAATCGCTTGCTAGATCTATATATGCTATTGAGCGCATATTTAGAATTAAAATTGGAGATGATGTAAAAACAAATATATTAGAAAAGTTTAAAGCGTTTAATTCTTTAACTAAATCACTATACACAGATTTAGTATCAATAGAAACACTTAAAGCTATGCTGTATATTGTAAAAAGAAGTGGTAGAAATATTAGTGATACAGAAATAGGTATAGAAGAATTGCAAAAAACTTATAATGCAATTAAACCTAAAATAGCATCAATGGTTAATTATTATTCTGAAATGCATAAAGATTATTTTCACTTTTTGAAAAAAAATCTTAACTTTATGGACGGTGATGCTGTTACTTTTGATACAGAATAAATGTCATGTTATTCTACAGTTTTAAAATCTATTGGTGGTCTTGCATTGTTTCAAGTAGCTAATGGAGCTATTGATATGTTTAGACATATTTTTTTATATTTTTGTGAACAAAAACTTAGACCAACTTCATTTTGGTTTGTTATAGCAAAATCTGTTATTAGTATGATAATGTTTTTAATATTGGGTGTTGTTATATTATCTATTTCAAATAACAACAATGATAAAGAATTTACACAAACTTAATAAAAAATACAATAAGTGTCAAGAATATCTTTGTCTCGTTTACTAATTTTGCATGAACTTGTATTTTTTAAATCGATAATAAACCTATCTAATAATTCTTTTCTTTCTAGTAAAAATTGTATTGGTAGTTTATTTTCTTTAGCTAATGTACAGTCAAATATTTTTTTTTCTTTTATAGATTTATTAATATAATCATAAATAGTAATTAGTACTGTATTAATTAACTGATTTATAATAGCTCCTGTTGCTGAACTCCATTGAATAATATCAGATTTTAAAAATAGTAGATATAATCTATATGTAATTTCTGTAAATGAACTTATAAACTGACATTCTTTTCTTGTACAAAATATTTCGCTATATTCATCAAATCGTAAAGTTAGTGCAATAGTTGCATAATATTGTTCAAACATATAGTTATGATAATTACCCATATCTGTATAACCTATTTTTTGTTGTATTGACATCATTTGTGAAACAAATTTAAATTTTTTACTTTTTTCATTAAATAATTCTGGAAAAAACATTTCTATCATTGATTCAGATAATTTATAACCTTTAGATGCCATAGTAAGTAATACAACATATAATACAGATGTGATATTATTTTTTTTTGTAATTACTACATCTTTAACTGTATCAATACATCTAAATAAGTAGTTAACTTCATTATATTTTAAATAGTATAATCTTGGAAGGAAAAACCGTAACGCTAATTTTCGTTCATCATCTTTAGTTTTATGTGTAAACAGTCGTCTGCTTTTAGATACATAATTTGTAGTTTCCCCAACTCTTGCTACTGTTTTATCTACATTAATTTCACCAAGTTCCACGTTTGCTTCTAAATTTAAATCAGGAACTGGTTCAAACATTATAAATATAAATGGTTTATAACATCTGTAATAGATTTTCACTTTACCGAGTATAAATAAACCATAATGAGGTATATAGTTAATCCACAACTTGTTCTTTATGTTGGTAAAAATCAAGAAATACAAAAAGCTTTATACTTAACTCCATATGGTATTTTAGATGAAAAATCTGCTATATACTATTTTTTAAACACACATTTAAAAATACCTAATCCAGAAGTTGTAAAACGTCATATTTTGTTAACTCTTAAAATTAGACAACTTAAAGGATATTTATGTAACTTGTTAAATATATCTAATGATATTATAATTTATTCTCATAAAAATAATTTAGAGTATAGCTATGTAGATAATACTATATTTAATCCATTTGTACATACACAAAAAAAAACATTAATAAAATCAGATGGATATTTATATAATATATATCCAGGCGCGTGTGATTTTTTAGTAATATGGATAGCTAACGCTAATGATACATCAATACCAGAATTTGGATCATATGAAGAAGTTGATCCTAATATTATTAAATTTGAATCTAGATTATTAGAAGGTTTTACAAATTTAGATTTAGATATGGTAGTCGAATCTAAATTTAATAATATATTTAAAACAAATTTACGCGCTACAGGTTTAAAAAAAATAGTTAAACGTGTTCAAGATTTAGACATTAATTATAAAGCTTTATTGTTTACATCTGATGAATATTTTATTAATATGACTGGTAATAATTTTATATTAACAGATGAGAAAATAAATTTATCTGTATGGGATTTAGATAAAACATTAGCATTTTCTAGTGATGGTGATACTATAATGATAAACAATGTTAAATTATTTACAGATTTAGTAGCAGATTTAGATACACAAATGGAAAGAATTAAAGGTGATATTACTTATAAAGTGTATTTATCAACTCCTATTACATCTAGAATAAAATTAGATATAGAAACTAGTTTTATTTTTGTTGAAACAGCTACTAATAATATTTTGTTATCTGTAGATAAACGTATTTCTATAATATTAGCAAAAAATCATATATCTGTTAAAGTTAAAAATTATATACCTAACATAGAAAAATATTTTACATTTTTAGTTATTTCTATTAATAATATGTTTAACAATGTTCAACAAGCGTCAGATTTTACAAAAGTAGAAACAGTATACTGGTCACGAATTTGTCAAAATACTAAAAATAAACATAGAAAACCTATTATAATTCCATCTTTAGATGAAGATATGAAAAAAATAAGTGATAATTTTTATAAGTCAAATTCTAAAGAAGTTTTTGTGAACTCTAATGGTGTAATGTTTTCATGTTTAGATCCTTTAGGAAAATATAATAATATTGGATTTTTATCAATTTTTCATAGATTACAAAAAATATGTATTCCGTGTTGTTTTTTACGAGATCAGTCTCATACAGAAACATTTTCTTCATGTGTTCATCAAAAAGATGTAGAAAAAGATATTATTAATCCGTATATATTAAATTTTGGAAAAGTTGTTACAAAATCTAAAATTTCATTTTTACCGATTATTTTTGATTCATTTTTTAATAATGGTATGAAAATAGTATTTGAACAAGATAATAAAAGATTAAAAAAAACAACTGGTTATCATGTAGTTAAATGTTGTGCTGGAGATTCTATTATTCGTTTAAGAACAATATCAGATATTATTAATTATGTAAATGTTGATAAAAATATTTTAATAGCTGACGATATTATATATTATCCTATGAATGTAACAGATATAGGTAATAAAATTTATATTCTTATTCAAGAAATTGTACACGAAATTGTTATTGTTAAAAAAAAGGAAGATAGAGATATGATTGAAAGTTTTTTACCAAATGAAAAAATACTTAAAAATTTATATCCAAAAGAAACAAAGTCAAAAATATTAAAATCAGATAACGGAATGGAATTAACTACGGATGGATTTTTTATAGACGGAAAAAAATTTAATATAGATTTATCATCTAAATATGTAACATTTACAAAAAATATACAATCATATAACATAATTTTAAAATATTTTAATCCGTTATTTAAGTATGTAGTTTCTGAATCTAAAGATAGGTTTATAAAAACTTGGATATTAAACGTTATGTTAAATTTAGGAATTAATACAGAAATGCAATCAGCTCAAATATTACCACTTTTAGAAAAATATTATCCAAATTTTGGTAAAACAATTTTAAATTAAACAACTACAATTGTCAATAAATAATGGATAAACTAAAATCTGTTTATATTGAGTTTTATCAAATTAGTAAAGAATATTTAGAAAGAGAAACATGTGAACAAACTTCTGAACTTAATATAGATTCTGATATTACAACTCTTATGAATATGATTCCTATACTAGAAAAAAAAGTATGTGCAATTACTAGTGAAATAACAGACGAACAAATTATTACAATGATGAAATATTGTAATTATAAATTGTTTTCATTTTGGTTTTTAAAATCAGGTGCAGTTGTAAAATCTGTTTATAATAAACTATCAGAAAAAGATAAAATTAATTTTAAAAATATTTTTAAAAATATTTTGTTAAATATTCAAACACTTATTTCTCTTAATAATATGTATAGTAATCTTAAACAAGATACTGCAGATATTGTATCAGATTCTAGAAAAATTATAGAAATAGTTAATCATATTAAAAATGCTAAATGTGATAGTAGCGCATACCAATTGTTGCAAAACAATTATAGTTTTATAATTAAAACAGTTAATAAAATTTTATCTGATGAAAATTATCTTTTAAAAATGATAGCAGTTTTTGATTCTAATTTAATTACAGATAAAAACAAACTTAATGAATATCGTGAAATTTTTACTATTTCTTCAGAAAGTGTTATTTATGGAATACGATGTGTTTCAGATTTAGATATATCATCAGTAAATGTTGAAAATAATAAATATACTTCGTTTTTTAAGAAAGTGTTAACCAATGTTATTTTATTTCAAAATAATGATCTTAATGCACAAAAATTTATTAATATTGTATCAAAGTTGTATGTACTTATTTATACGCAACTTACAAGTAATCCACTTATGGCTCAACTATTAAACGATGTTTTAGAATCTGTAAAGTCAAAAGTATCTATAGATGATATTAAACAACGAGGTATTAACAATATTCAAACACTTATTAAATTTATTTCAGAAAATAGAATATCGTATAAATCTATTATTGCTGAAGAATATAGTAAACGTGAAGACATTATTATTGAACTTTTACAAAATATTATTAATGAAAATAATATTGTTTACCATAATGAATCTGTAAATGTAAAAAAATTAATTGAATTAACTAAAGAACGTTTTTGTATTTCTGTTTAATATCTGTTTTGTAATTTCCAAATATTAGTAATATATTCTATATGTGTATCAATTCCTTTTTTATCAAAATCATTTATTGATAACAATTCTCCATTTTTTTCTATAATTATAGGACATGTACCTTCTTTAATTTCTTGAATAATTATATGCAACATTTTTTGTTTTAGTGTATCATTTGATAAATTTTGAACTAGTGGCAATCTACCACGTTGTAATAAATTAAAACTTTCTGCAATTATTCCTGTGATTTCAATTAATGATATACGTCTAGTATAACGACGTTTTAATGCAGATATTTTTGCACTAATATTTTTATATTGTGGTATATCTTCTTCTATATGTATAGAATTTGATTCAAAATTAATATTTGACGGTTTGTATGATACAAAATCACTTGTTTCTGGAGAATCTAAACTACTATCTTCATTTTCATCTTCAGTTATAGAATATTCACTATCATCATCTTCCTCTGAAACATAATCAATAATATCACCACTATCTGCCATTTATTGTTATAGTCTCAATTCAATTTTAACAATTTAAATGGACTTCATGCAAAAATTTTCACAACAATTAGCATCTACAGTTAAAATTTCTACAGAAGATGAAAATATTAATATTACAACAGAAAAAGTAGAAGTAAATCCATTACCTATTAAAAATCAAGAAACTTACTTTCAAAAAATGTTAATTGAACAATTAAGATCTCGTAACCAACTTAAAATTAATCCTGTATGTTTTGATGAATCTATTTACACACCAAAAAATTCAGCATATGATACTAGACCATTGTTACCAATGATACCTAATTCTATTCCTTCTCCACCATCTTATGATACTAGTAATAGTTTACCTTCATCAGCATATGATTTTTCACCGCCACAAACACTAATTGATATAAATACTGATGTTGATACATTACAATCTACAGATATTAATAGTACTGATAATTGTTCTCGATCTGCTCAAAGTAATATCAATTCATTAATAGGAATTACAAATACTAAAACTGATTCTTCTCAAAATAGTTCTTCAAATATTGATATAGCTAGAGAACTAAAAAAAGCATTAGACGATCATTTTAAAAATAATACTGCTGCTGTTACTAATATCTAAAAGAAATAAATTAGCGTTATAAACTATCGTACAAATGTAAAAACTACAAATATAAATGGAATCTAATAAAGACGATCTGTTTCTAACAGCAAAAATTAATCTTAATAATAATTATAATAATCAAACACTAACATTAGTAGATTTTAATCATATTCATACTGCTACTCCATCATTATCTTGTACAGTTTGTAATACTTTATCTAATATTTCATCAGATGATATAATTTCTGCAGGTGTTAGACAACGTGTTTCAAAAAATAAAAAAAAACACACAGACAAAGAATCTACATCTCAATGTAAACAACAATGTGGAGAATATATACCTATAGATGAAGTAGCATCAACACAACATTGGAACGCAAGGCTTAGACGCGATGGTGAATTAATTGCAAAGTTTCTAACAACTAATAAATGTGATATTAATACGTTCACTATGCAAGATATGTTAAATGTAATGAGAAAACTTAATATTGTTAGAAATAGTAGACAGGAGCTATTTGAAATTTTGAGCCATGTTAAAAGTTCTTTGTCTAATTCATCTATATCTGTAAAGTCTACACATCCTTTAGTGTTAGTTCATTCACATGCAAATCCAAGAATTAGTGAACAACTTAAAGAATTAGAAAAAATTTTTTCTCCAGCTCAGCATGATATTCTTCTTTCTACTACAAGATTTCAGTCTATGAATTTTATTGATATGAGTAGCGCTAGTGATCTTGCATTTAAATTTAGAGATTCTGATACAACTTCATTTGTTCACCCTATTTTAGTAGCATTGTTTGGAGTAAAACTTCCAGCTATTGAAAATGCTTATATTTATGGAGATAGTACTAGTTTGTTACATCAACTTCATGAATATAAAAAGGTAGGTCCTCATAATTATATGCTTTTAGTTAATAGATTAACTGAAGAATCTCCTATTTTGTTTACTGGAATTAATGATGCTATATCAACAGAAATTCAAAGAGCTAATATTCATACAATGATTAGAAAATTAATTTTAAACATTAGAACTGGAATTTTTTATACATATGAATGTGATATGATAGAACCAATATTAATGAAAATTATTCATACTAATTGTTCTCAAATTATGTCTGATGAAGAACATATTTTAGCTTCTATATTGTCTATTGTAGGTATTAGACCTGCTCTTATTTCTCTTCCTATTCCTGGTAATTTTAATAATTATGATATGCGTCTTAAATCTGCTCCATATATTGTTGTAAATCCAATGAAAATGATAACAACACTTAATAGTCCTATTTGTATTAATTCTTCTAATATATGTTCACTTACATTTGACTCTTCTTCAGGTAGAGTAGTTTTTGCTCCTAGTGTAGGTTTTAAAAGTATGTATAATAATATAGATCAATATTCTTTATGTAATCAACCACAAATTAATCCTGCTATGAATATGCCAATGATGCCATCTAATCCTATAAACTCATCAGTAATTGTTAATGGTGTTATGATTTTTTATGTAGAAAGAAGACAAAATAAAAATATATTTGGTGGAGAATGTTTTACAGGATTTAGATCTATTATTGATGATACTCCTATTGATATTTCTACAGAACTTTTAATAAATGGTATTATGTATAGATTAAGATCAGCAGTATGTTATAAAATTGGTGATCAATTTTTTGAAAGTTGTGAAAGTTCTAATAGTTATAACGCGGATATGTTTTTAAAAGGACATTATAGTATTTTATTTACTGAATCTGGTCCATGGATGTATAATCCCTTATCAATTTTTAATAAATCATCAAGAGATGCTAGAATGATGAGAGCTCTTAAAAATCAATATAAAAAAGTTAACAATAACTATGACGATAGTGGATTTTATGATTGGATTAAAGGTGACGGTGCTCAATTTGCAGCAATAAAACAACAAATGTTGATGAATAATACAGCAATGTTTGAAGATGACTTATTATCTATGGAAGAAGCAATGATGATGATTTCTAAACAATGTTGTATTCTTATTTATTCTCAAGATTATGGTCCATATATCTCTAGTAAAACAATAACTGAATTGTTTTAAATAACTTTATTTAGTATAAATGAGTGACTGGTATAATAAATATACAGTAGTTTTAGATCCACCTAAACGTTGTTCTAAATGTCAAACTAATTTATATGAAGCGTTATCAGAAGATGTAGAAACAATTAAAGCTGCTTTAGAATCTCAACCAAATAAATTAATTGTATTAAAAAGCTTTTTAGCATTTTGTAAAAATAAAACATTTTTATATAAAATACTTGATTTAGAAATTAAAAGAGTACTAACATGAATTTACGATTATGTTGTGGATGTAATCATAATGGAGTAGTATCGGAACAAGGATATGAATATTGTATTTTTTGTGATGCTATATTTCAAAAATGTACAAAAGTACAAAAAAAATCAAACTTTCATGTTTCAAATAAATTAATTCATTTACGTAATGTACTTAGACGTTTATTATCTCATCAATGCTCTGGAGAAATTATATCAGAATTAATGGATTTAATGAAAAAAAATCAAATATCGTCAAAAGATGTTGATGCAAACTTTGTATCTAGTTTTTTAAAAGCTCATGAAAAAATTAATAAAAAAGATTACAAACTAGTTTTTGAAATTATAAATCAAGTTAAAGATGAAAAGTTAAATCTAACAACTGAAAAAATTAATGAAGTTGTAGAAATATTTAAACATTTAGTATTTTTTTGTCAAGAAAATACTCCTTCAAAAACTATTAACTATTCATTCTTTTTAGATAAAATATTTGCAATTACATCTGTAACGAATAATTTAAAACCACAAACAGTAAAAAATTATACAAAAAATAATAGTAATCAATTGGTGTGGGAAAATTTTTTATCTTATATGCGTACGCGTAAAAAAGCTTCAATGATTTATGATTATGGTCATGAATATGTGTTTAAAGATGAAAGATTTGTTACATGTTCGTTAGATATTTAATTTTTGTTTAAAAAAAAGAAAAACATGTAAATGGCTTCTAAACGTGTTACATTGTCTGATGTAATAATTTCTAACCCTAAATCAGTTATTAAACAACAAAAAGAAGAAGCTTTAACAGGATTATTGCCTAAGTATTTTCAACTAATGACTGATAAAGTTTTAGAAGTTAATGTAGATGATACACTGTGTTGGTTTTGTAATCAAAAAATAAAAATTAGTTGTTATAGAGTAGAAACATTAAAAGGTGGATATATAGGATGGTTTTGTTCAAAAATTTGTAAAGATTCATTTGCTACTTCTGTAAAATCACAAATAGCATTACGAGAAGAACCAAAAATATCGTTGTTACCATTAGTGTGTTATAAAAATAAAGATGATGTTCTTAATATAATAAATGATTTAAAAGATAAAGAAGGTGTTTACGGTAGTTGTTTTTATAAAGAAAATAATCAAACAATACAAATTTTATTACGTAGTTTAATTTAAGCTTTTTCTACAATAAATAATCAAAATGAATAATACAGTAATTAATTCCCTTATTAGTAACGATGATGCTACTAAACGTCAAAATGTTTTTGGTGTAGATGCACACAATCCTACGTTGTATATGCCACAATATATTACGTTACCGGGTATTATTACTCCAACTGTTACAGACCAACATTGTAATAGTATACCATCAGATCAAACAGTTGTAGCAACTTTTGAAATTAGAGATCAATATATTACTGCTCTTAATTATCTTGTTTTGAGTATTGAACTTCCAGAAATTAAAGGTGTAGGTAGAGTTAGTTACGTGCCTTATGTTGGATATAAAGCTATTCAACATGTATCTATTTCATCAACAAATGGAGTTTTGTGGGAAATTGATGGCGAAGAATTATTTTATTCATGTAGAAATAATAATACTGCTCTTGAACATTCTGGATATTCTCATGAACTTAATAACATTTCTACAGGTCTAACACCTAATGATACTATTAAAGAAGCATCTACAGTATATGTATATATTAAAACTCCGTTTGATGTAGAAAAAACGTTTAGTAGTTTAAAATTATCCGATTCTAAAATCACTGTTTCTATATTATTTAATCCAGTATCTGATATTATTATTAGAGATACACAATTTAATTTTGAATCATTTTTAAAAGAGTTTGTTTATGTTACAGAACTTAGTTTTATTGGTTATATGGTAAAAAATATTCAAATTAAACCATCTTATATAGAAAAACCTAGACGAGCAATTGGACAACTTAATCAATCAACAGCAGTAATTACAGAAGTATATGCCGCTACATCACTATCTGTATATGTTAAACCTTATTATGGAAACGCTGATAATAAATTTATTTCATATCCTGGATATGCTCAAACTGAACGAGATTATATTTGTGCATTTGTTGAAAGATTATTGGATGATTTAGTAATTGTTAGTAAAGGTTTACCTACAGGATTTCCTCAATCTGCTGAAATTGTTGAAGTACCACCAAATGGAATAGTTACTATTCAAGATGTTGACGTATTTGTTAAAATTGATAATGTTCCAGATGATATGACTGTATACTTTCATACAAATATTTTAGTTTTTGGAACACGAAAAAATTCATTTTTATACAATATTTCTAAAAAATTTACAACTATTACTGGAACATTTAGTGAAGCTACAAATAGAACTAAGTTTGCTAATGTATCACATTCTATTAGTATTACAGATGCGTCTATTCCAGTTAGTTTGTGGTCATGTCAACGAAATGTATATAATGGAGATAATAGATCAGAACTATCAAAAAGCAAAGATTTGTTTATTAATGATCCTTTTATTAGAGGTATTGATTTTAAAAATAAAACTGATATTATTTCTAGAATGGAAGTTAGATTTGGAAATGATGTTTTATATTCTGAAACTGGACCTATTTCTAAAATTTATAATGATTTACTATCAAATTGTATGGGTGGTAATAGAACTTTAACATTTAATTTTACACCACATACATTTTTTAAACATACTACAATTATTGCAAATCCATCTAGAGGTAAAGATAAATTATCAGTTAGAGTTGTATACTCTACACTAGATCCTAATAATCCTATTTATTATGTATCTAAACAATTAGTAATTGTTTGTAATGATTTATATAAAGTAAGTCACGAAAATGATGATATTATTATTACAAAAATTACTAGTGAATAATATAATAAAATGAAAACAAATATATATCCGTAAATGGAATTAGTTATAAAATATATTCGTGAAGGAACACATGTGTTGTTACCATTTTATGAAACATTACCTGATTTAAAATTATTTTTAGGTAAAAGTCCATTACCTAGTTTAGAATATGGAGCTAGTTATTTTTTACAATTATCTAGAGTTAATGATTTAAATAAATTTCCAACAGATATGATTAGTTTATATACTCATGATATTATGTTACCAGAAACAGATTTAAACAAAGTATGTGAATTATTACATATACAATCTGTTAAATCATACGGTAAAAGTGTAAAAGCAGATGCAATAATTGTAGATATGAGTGCTAAAAATAAATTTTATAAAAAAGATAGAGATATAGTAAGATCTAATAATTATCTTACAGAAAATAATTTATATGTAAGTGATTATAAAATGTTTACATTTGAAGTGTTTAGACCTTTATTTGATATAGTAAATGAAAAATATTGTATAATAAAATTACCTACTCTTATTGGTAAAAGTGTAATAGATACACTAAGAATATATTGTAGTTTGTTTAAAACTGTTAGATTATTAAAATGTGCTAGTGATAGTTGGCTAAAAGATAGTGCTATTATGATTGCTTCAGATATACATAAAAAAAATATGGATAAGTTTATGAATTATATAAAAACTGTTACAAATTCAACAACATGGAAAGATTCTAACAATGTACAATTTAGTATTTTATCTGGTTCATGTGAAAAAGAATTTATAAACAAATTTTTAGATTTCTCTACTAAAATATATGAATCATTATATTATGTTCATTCTTTACTATATGCTAGTATGACTTCAGAATCAAAAAGTATTGAAAATGAATATCAAAAAAAATTATCAAAATTACTTTTATGATACGTAAACATAAAATTACTTATTACTCATAAATGAGTAAATCGCACGCAGCATATATAGATTATGCACTACGACGTACAACATCATTACCTATAGAAATGGCATCAAATAATGATTCTGTTAAATTAAAAGATTATCAACATTTTGTTGCACGTGTTTTTTTAGGATTAGATGGAATGCATTCATTGTTACTATTTCAAGAAACTGGAGTAGGTAAAACTATGACAACTGTATATATGTTAAAACATTTAAAAGATGTATATACTAACTGGACAATTATATTATTAGTTAAGAAAGCTTTAATTGAAGATCCTTGGATGAATACTATAGAAAAATATGCTCCAGAAATTATTAAAGATTGTATAGTTATTAACTACGATGATCAAAATTTTCATAATAAATTTTTTACAAATATAAAAACTATTAATACTAGATCTAGAATTTGTGTAGTTATTGATGAATGTCATAATTTTATATCTAAATCATTAGTAAAAGAAGATGGTAAACAACGTCCTACTAAATCTGTTTATAATTATTTATCAAAAAATATAGCTCTTCATAATCACAAGTTAATATGTTTGTCTGCCACTCCTATAGTTAATAATGTTAGAGAATTTACAATGTTAATTAATTTACTACGTCCTAAAATTTTACAATTACAATCATTATTCGAAAATAAAAGATTAATTAATGAAAAAGAGTTAATTAATAAACTAGGAGGAATATGTTCTTATATAGTTAACAATGAATTTTCTATATTTGATGACGTAGAAGGATCTACATCGTTTGCTAAAAAAACAGTACATATGCAATATGTTAATATGTCTAAAAAACAAGAAGCTAATTATTTAAAAGCTAAAGCAGTAGAGTTAAAATCTGGAACATCTGCATTTAGAATTCATAGAAGAATGGCTGCAACTTTTACATTTGACACATTCCCTGAAAGACAAGGTAGAGATGTAGAAGAATTTACTAAAGAAATTAATACATTATATAAAGATTTTGAAAAATCATTATCAGAAAGATCATTTAGTGAAACTGCATTAACTATGTTTAAAAATGGTGAAGAATTAAATGGTAGTTCAAAAGCATCTGATATTTCTTTATTTACAGAATTAAGAGAAAAAAGCTGTAAATTTACACACGTATGTTTAAAAATTTTAACATCTCCAGGAAAATGTTTAGTATTTGAACCATTTGTTAATCAATCAGGAATTAGTGTACTATTATTATATTTTAAAATATTTGGTATAACTTTTATAGAATTTTCATCAAGAACTAAAGATAATAGAATAAAAATGGTTGCAGAATTTAATAAAGAATCTAATACAGATGGTAATTATATTAAAGTATGTGTATTTTCTCTTAGTGGTGGAGAAGGAATTAGTTTTTTCTCTATAAATGATATTTTTATTTTAGACATGACTTGGAATGAAGCTTCTTTACGTCAAATTGTTGGAAGAGCTATTCGTTTAAATAGTCACGTATTTACACCACCACAACGAAGATATGTAAATGTGCATTTTATAATTTCAAGATTGTCAGATGGACAACCTACAGTAGATGAAGATTTATTAGATATTATTCAAACAAAATCAAAAGAATTTTTTCAATTGTTTAGAGTATTTAAAAAAACATCCATAGAATGGATATATGCTAATGAAAAAGATTTTGCACCTATAGATGATGAATCTGGTTGGAAAAGTTTAATAACTAGAACTATAGATATGGATGTTAAAAATAAAGAAATAGTACAATTATTAGAGGGGCAAAATATTTGGTATTCATATTCTACTAGATTAGTTACTATTTTAAAAGGTTTTAAAAGTTTAGATGGTAGAATTTTTGATTCTGATGGAAATTTTATACAAGATATGCCAAAAAATCCAATTATAAAAATTCATAACAAAAAATTAGTGTACATTTTGACAAATGTTTAATTCTTTTATATTATGTTTGCTATACTTATATAGTGCATCAGTTTTACATCCTGAACTACCTGTACATTTAAACTTAGATAGTGTTACAGCATAGTTAACAATTTCATTAGCAACACTATTTCCTACTTTATCTAAAAATACTAATGATTTAATTTCTCTATTTGATGAAAATTGTTTTAATATTTGTTCACTAGATAACATTACTTTACCTAAAAATAAAATACTATCAAACACTCTATCTGTTAAAAGATCTTCTATTAACAAATGTACAAAGAATCTAGAATCAATACTAATATCTTTACAATCTATGTTTATTTCTTCTTTAAGTTCTCTAGAAAGACATGAAATAGCATCTTCTCCAGATTTAGGTAAACCGCCTGGAAATATAATATCATTATGTTCTTCACTTATGTTTAATTCTTCACAATCAATATTTAACTTTGTTGATAAATATTTTCGTTCTCTTTTTTTTAAAAAATTAGAATATTTTGTAAATAATCGTCTTTTTCTAAAATCGTTTCGTGATCTAATAATTTCTGTAAATAAGAAACTACTTTTTCTCATACATGCTACATATTTATCATCAGTTGTAGCTAATATTGCACATATAGATATACGTTTAGGACACCATAACAATTGGTTATTAAAACCTGTTGCATAAATACGTTGAACATTATCAGACCATGTGTATGTTTTTGTTAATCGTCTATTATATTTTATAATAGATGAATATATTTTAGATTGGTGTAGGTTCGTCATTATTTAGTAAGTATAACGTATTATAAATATAAAACAAATATTCGTATTTATCATTATTTATACAATCAAATAATAATTTGAGTTCTCTAATTTCAACGTTGTAAATGCGTGATTGTAATACTTCGTTTAAATTTTCTTTAACATAACAAATAGTACAATAGCTTATATATGTTTTATTAAATAATTTATCATAAATAGTCAATTTTAAAGATTTATTACCAATTTTTTTTATAGTTAAAGAAGAGTCACTTTCTTCTTTTATTTCTCTTAATATACAATCATTAATAGACTCTTGTTTATTTATTTTTCCACCTAATAATATTAGTTCTTCAAAATCAATATTAGAGAATAAGATTGTGCTACTATTAGACAATCGTCTATTTATCTCTTGAATTTCATTTTGATACATATACGATAATAGTTTTTTTGGGACTTTTAATATTGTTTCTGGAGTAGTACGTTTAGCCATTATTTCTTGAAAAGCAAACGACGAACGTCTTGCAGCTATTATAGGCTTATTATCACTAGTTATACAAATAGCAAATACATGTGTATTTTTAGCTCGTTGTATGTTTGATACTGATTCTATAGATATAGATTCTCTAGGTGTATCAAAGTAAATAATAGACGAAGATGTCTCTGACATTCTAAAATCTATAACTGTATTATAACCAATTTTATTTTCAGTTTAAATACTATAAAAATGTATCAACAATCTCCTATAAATATCAATACTCATAATGTTAAATATGATAAAACATTAAAATCATTAGTTTTAAAATATAATAATAGATCCGCTACACATTTAATTAATACAGGTAAAACAATTAAAATAAAATGTAATAATAGATTTCCTATGATAATATCATCAGGACCTTTAAAATATAATTATACAGTTGAAGAAATACACTTACATTGGGGTAAAGATAATAATATAGGATCAGAGCATACTGTTAATGGAAAACACTTTAGTGGAGAAATACATATAGTTCATTGGAATTCCTCAAAATATAAAAATTTTAATGAAGCTTACAATTCTCCAGATGGTATTGCTATTATAGCTATTTTTTTACAAATAGGTAATTATAACATCAATTTACAACAAATTACAAGTAATGCTCATATTGTTTCACATAAAGATTTATCTATGGATATTTATAATTTTAATCCACAAAAACTATTTCCTTCAAATTTAGATTATTGGTATTATTTAGGATCAACAACGTCTAATAAACATATTAATAACGTACATTGGTTAGTGTTTAAAAATTCTGTTTCAATTAGTCATAGTCAATTAGCTGATTTAAGATATTTAAAATCTACAGTATATGGTACAACACCAGAAAAATATATTATTAGCAATTATAAAAATCCTAATAAAATAATTAATGGATTAAAAATAATATCATCTTTTAAAACAATGTCTGATGAAGAATGTTTTTTTGATAAAATAAACATTTTTACTAACTTATCACCTTTAACGTTTATTATATCTATAATAGTATTTATATTAATTTGTAGCATTTTCACTTTTAGTTGGTTCTTCTATAAGAGATCCCAAAAATATAAAATATGAATCCATACCTTGTTGTTGTTCTTTTAAAATAGCTGTTACATTTGTTCCATTTTCATATACTTTTGTGTTTCTTATAAAACAATATTTTGAATCACTAAACGATATACTTCCTGAATCTTTACCTAATTTACAAATTAAATCGCCACATACAACTGTAACATTATTTTCATCTTCTATATTAATTGTACCTTGTACTATATCTCCATTTTTATAATATTTATATGTTACTTCACATGGTACATTAATTAAAATATGATTATTAATTAATTCACCTAATGGTAATTCGCTATCTTTACAAATATCAATTTTTTTAGCCATAATACCTCCCGATTCTCTATGTAAATATGTTTTTAAAATAGCATTTTTTATGTTAGGTATAATATCTAAAGTTAATTCATGAGGATCTAAAGTTATAGGCAAATATACATGTTTAATAAATGTTGACATTTTAAATATTTAAAAGTTATACATCAGTTTTATTTATGGAGAAGTAATAGCGTTATGTTCTTTTCTAAAATTTACTCCCCATACAAATGGTTCATGTGATAATTTAAACGGAACAGTTATTATTTCATCATTATATTTGTATAACAAAGATTTATTAAAAACTTTATTAGATACAAAAAAATGTCCTTCAACAATTTCGTGTATATATTTTTTTATCGCGTCTGTGTTAGGTAATACAGTTTTTATATATTTTAAAAGTTTAGAATCATTATATTTTATACGAGAATGATGATAAAAAAATTGTCTAACTAATTCACCTAACACAATTTCAATTATATAAGGATGAGGTGGTAGTGAATAATTTTCTGATATATTTTCTAAAATAGAATATATTCTATTTGTTTCTTTTGTTTTAAACTTTAAATACAATAATTTTTTTATATCAAAAGGTAAAATATTAATTTCATCTAAACTATAATCATCTAACGATGTTATATTATCGTTAAAATCTGAATATACTGCAGCTAATAAATATACATTTACTGGTTGTGAAATATCAGCATATGAAAACTTTCTAATAGATCTACCTAAAATTTGATTATATTGAGAAAATGTATCAGGAATTGTCATAAACCATATATTACGCACCTCTTTAAGTGTATAAGATTCAGACATAATATTTGAAGAAAATAAAAACATTAATTCTTCTCCATTATCATTTTCTACAGAATTATATATAGTTAACAAATCCTCTAAAGACGATTTCATTTTACTAGTTACAATAGCAAAGTTTTTAGGTTTACTATTAATTAGCTTTGGATTTGTTCCTTGAGATCCGTTATATTCAGAATATCCGTTACTTAACATAATATATTTTATAACTAATCCACCATAGGTAGAATTTGAAAAATATATAAAATGTTTACCTTTTAATGATGTAATTTTATTAATAAAAAATTTAAATTTAGAACTAATATTGAGATTTACTAATTCATCTCCATATAATACACCATTGCTAATTTTTAAATTAGGATATAGTTCTTTATCTTGTTCTTGAAATAAAATATCTAAATTATTAATAAAATTTAATTGTCCTAATACAGCTAAAGATACATTATTCATATTTTTTTCAAACATTTCATTATTACACATTTTTCGTACATTAATATAATCTTTTTCTTGCAAACGTGACATGTGACAATATACAACTTTAGTATCTAAAAAATCTTTACCATGGTATTGAATAGTTGGTAAATCAGAATCTGGCATTTCATAATAAGATATTCTTCCTTTTAAAATATTTTTTAATACATTAACACCATGTTCATTAAGTAAAATTTGAAAAACTTTTTTTCCTTGAATAATAATATCTCCAAAATTAATATCTTCATCGGACATTAAACTAATAATATTAGACAATGTTATTGGTGTATTAGTAATAGGAGATCCTGATAAAAGCAAAAATGGAATTTTATTTTTATTTTTAATAACTGTCATTAATTCTCCAGTATTATTTCCAAAAATATTATGGGCTTCGTCTATAATAAAAATAGCATTATTATATCTTGATAATCCGTTATAATTAATAACATTATCGTTATAATTAAGAGAATAAAAACTAGTAGTAGAATATATAAATATATTTTCAGCAATATAGTCAGCATTAAACAAGTTTATAACAACTCCCATACTATAATTAAAAATTTTTAAAATATTAATATTTGGTACTAATATATAAACTTTTTTATATTTAGACGCAACTAGTGCAAATAATAAAGCTATAATTGTTTTTCCAGATCCCATAATATGAAATAACAATACACTTTTATTTTCATCGATAATACTTCTTACCAAATAGTCTAATGTAGCTAATTGATGAGGTAAAATATTAGGAATTTTGTTAACGTGATCTTTAAACAAATCTATTATTGCTTCGTTCATTTAGAAGTAATGTCTTCTATAAATATATATTCAAGATATTCTTCAGTTACGTTAACAAACTTTTTATGTCTAGCAATAAAATTTTCTATATCATGACCATATTCACGCATATTAAAATGAGCTAACAATTTTTGTTGAAATAACTGAACTGGAATAACTAACAATTCGTTTACTATAATATATCCTAATTTAATTAGTTTAGTAATGTGTCGTATATGTGTAATAGAACTTACAACAATAAGAGAATTAATTTTTAAATGAAATACAAAATCTGGAACCATTTCCGGAGTAGGATATAATCTCATGTTTGGAACATGATATTTTTGATACCATTTTACTAACATATGTAAAAATGCATGTCTAAAATAATTACGTTGAATTTTCATATCTAAATTTTCATCCAACAATTTAACTTCGTTGTATGCTGCATTATTTTTAGCTGCTTCATGATTAGATAGTTGAGAAAAGTGTGTTCTAAATTTTACTAAAGCAACTCTTCTCATTAGTGCATTATCTACTCTATCAAAAACTGGTCTATAATTAGTGTCAATAATAATAGTTCCGTGATTTTTGTTATTAATTTTATTAGAAAAGCATTGTCTACCTACAATACATGGTTCTGTTAATTTTTTAATATTATCTGCTCTAATTTTTTTAGCACCGTTACAAGCAAAATCTGGTAGTTCGCTACAAAATACTGATCGTTTTAAATGCATATTAGCTATAAATGGATTAGGTCCTTTATCCATAGCATCTGTTAAAATTGTTTGACCAGTTTCTATAAATAAATCACCTATAGCTGAATGTAAAATACGTTTAGTAGTAGATTTACCAGTAGCAGTTTCTCCATAAAAGAATGTTAAACATTGTTTGGTAGAACCATATAAACAACTAGAAAGTGTTCGTTCATATAGTTCTCTATTACTAGCGTTTTCTTTTGTTTGTGGTTGAATATCATTGATAACTTTTGTTAGTTCTTTATATTCATCACTTTCTTCATTTCCAAATATATTACTATTAAAATTATATCCAGTTGATACAGTACATATATATTCTTTAGCATTTTGTCCTGTATAAAATTCACCAGTTTCGATATTTAACACACCGTTTTTAAATTGTAACATTGTAGGATTAATATCTGTTTCAATAGGTTCGATTAACATATCTTTAAGATTATTTTCAATTATTTTACGTTTACGTGGACATAATAAGTTAGGTCCATGTTCAGAAGGAAGATATTCTTTCATAGATAAAATTAGTTTAGTTATTAATGATTCTTCTCCATTATTAAATTTCCACGAATTTTGAATCCAAACAATATAATCACCTCTATCTGTTAGATGAATAACATTAGCATCCATAATTAATTGTGATACATTATATAATTTATTTCCTTCTAAAGTAATAACTTTTACTTTACAACTATGAGGATTACCAGCTTTATAAATTTTTAACATACCATTACTTAAAGAAAGTTGATGATGATGTTTGTGTGATTTTTTTTTACAAAGTGCACATGGCATCATATAATCAATAATAAGTGGCGTTGTAGTAAAATTATTTTCATCTAAGTTTGAAAAATTTACTATATCATTAATAATTATTTTTGATACTTTTTCCATAGCATCATCAAATGTTATATATGTAGGTTCCCATAAAGCACTAGGCATAGTATCTTCTAATCGCCTAGCTAGCGAAAAATAACAACTTTTATTATGTTGATGTACATAAGTAAATAAATAATCAGAAATATTGTTATGTGGAGGTTGTTTAATGTGAATTTTGTCATTATTTGCAACCTTTCTAGTTCCTACAATGCGTAAAGTAGCTTTTCTCCTATATATTGCAGGATCAATAGCTCTAATTAGTGGATTTTCAGAAGCTCTAGAAAATTCCAACAATGGTCTTTTCATAGCAATTAATGTATCCATAGTAGTATAAGTATCTGGAAATATAATATGAAAACTTGTATGTTCAGAGTTAGTTGACTTAGTTAGTGAGAAATTAGATCTAAGGCATTTTAATACAGTACTTTGATTAGCATCGCATTCTTTAGCAGAAAATATTGATACAAATTTAGTTAGTTGTAATATAAAATCTTTTAAAGCAGCTGCCATATCAATTTCATCTAATGTACCATCTAAATCTACATCAAAAAATACTCTAACTATAGAATAAGCTTCTTCATCTCTAAGAGTTTCAAACAAAGTACAGGTAGGGTTATTTTGTATATATTCTTCTAACTCATCGCATGTAAATACTTCAACAAATCTAGAATCTTCACTTTCTCGCAAAGATGATGGTACACCAATAGATTTAAGTACAAATATATGATTATTGTCAACAATAGAACTCGCCATTTGAAACAGTCGAGTTAAAATTTCACTAAAGTTTTAATAAGAAAATCCCTGTCTCCAATTTATAGGCTCTTTATTATTGAGTTCTAACAATATATTTATTATTTCAAATGCCTTATCTTTTTCAAATTGTTTATCTCTAGCTGCTGGATGATATCCTATTATAGTAGTTATAGGAGTATCTAACATAGAACGAATGTTTGTAAAGTCCGTTTTTCCTAAACAATATAATACATTAACATATTTAGTAATATACTGTAGTAAAAGTTTAGATATACGTTTCCAATGCATAGCATGGCTTTTAGTTTCTCCTACTTTACAACTTAAATAATAATTCCATGGAAATACTCCATCTATATTGTTTAAATTATAATTTTTATACTCGACAACTCCTGTTATTTTTGATACAGATGCAGCTATTTCTTTAATTGTTTTTTTTGAAAAATTAGGAGATTCAAACGGTACACCTGTAGCGTCTCTTGGATATGGATCAATACCACAAATACATACACGTTTATTTTTTAAAGGTTGTTTAAGTTGTACGAAAAAGTTTTCTGGTATAGGAGAAGTTTCATCTTTAAGCAACCATTCAGCTATTTCATTATATAGATCAACAAATTGTGGCATAATATTATCCCAATCTTCATGATATTCTATAATAAATGGACTATAATTTACTGTAACAGATTTCATATTGTGTTATTCAATGATTGGAAAACTTTTTCTACCTTTTCATTTTCTTTATTATCAGAACTTAATTGATTAGAAAACCATGCATGTATAAACGCTTTAAACGTGTTTCGGTTATAATTATAATTAATATATTTATTGTCATATTTATTTTTATTATTAATGAATACATTAATCATATTAACTTTATGAGATTTAATAATTTCGTTTAAAAGCATTTTAAAAGATGAATTTTTGTTATGAAATAAACTATTAATTGATGAAAGAAGCATAATGTTTTTAAAAATAATTTCATTTTTATCAAGTAACAAAAATGGATTTATTAGATAATTTTCATAAGTTGTATCAACTATAGTAGGACATTGTATAATTGTAAGTCGTTTCCATATACTTTCATCTAAATATAATATATCAGTTATAATTATTTTATCTACATTTTTTAAAAATGTTATGTTTATATTATTATTTAAATAATATATACTATAATTTGTTTGAATAAATTCTTCTATGTTTAAAAATCTATTATTAATTTTTCTAGATGAATTAATCTGTTTTAAATATAAAGTACCTTTATTATTTGGATAAATTTCATATTCAGCAAAAAAAGTTTTATGTTTAGAAAGAGATTGAATTATATTATTTATAAAAAAATCATTGTTTATAAAACATAAATAAATAACGTTATTATTTTTTTTTATAATAGGATACGAATAATTATCTATATAAATAATTTCGTTATCCATGGATTTAAATTTTAAAAAAATAACAAATTTGTTACAAACAGAAAATGTTATTTTTCCTCACGAAATTGATCAACTATTAAATGAGAAATATATAATTATCGAACGATCAAACGATAATAAAATTATAGCATTACATATTTATAATAATATTGCTAGATTTGATAATAATACTATATTTCAAATTATAAAATATATTTATAAAAATAATACTAATGTTATTAATGCATTATTTCCAAATAAAAATTTTTATTTAAACTTGAATGAACTATGTCCGATTAAAACAATTACATTATATAGTAATACTATACATAACAACGAAATTATAAACCCTATAACGATTTTAATTGATATTTTTAATTCTTTTAATTATGGTATTAAAAATAAAAAGTTACCGTATTATTATTCATCGTTTAGAAAATATATAAACAATATAATAACTTAATAACTCTTCTACGTCCAAAGTATCAAACTTTAATGCAGTTCTATTTAGTTCAAAAAAGTTTTTTGTTGATGATCTTTCTTCCATTTTAGATACGCCATTAATAAAATGTTTATTACGTTCAATTATAGTGTCAAAATTAACACAATCTATAAGTTCAAATCCATGTTCGTTAAACACTCTAGTAATATCTGCTCGTTTAACGATATATTCTGACATAGGACTAGACATTGTTGATGGATTATATACTAAAATTTTATCGTTGCTAATTTTTTCAACTGACATATAGTTTTCACTTTCTGGTAAATTTTTATGAATAACAAATGTTTTTTTCTCAGTTAAAAGATTTAGTTTATCACCATCCATTGTAGTTATTAAAACTTTACCACCAGATGCAGTTAACTCTAATAAGTTTTTCATAATAGTACTATAGTGTCTAGGATGAAAAGAATAATGAATAGCAAATTGCCAATCTATAATATCAAATTTACCAAAATAAAACACTTCTCGAACACTAGATATAAACGTATCAGATCTAATTGTTTCTTTGATATAATTAAATTTATAATATTTTGATTTATCTCCTGAATTAAGTTTATTATAACGTTCATAACCTCTTGCAATTGCATCTTCATCAGGATCTGTTGCTACTAATAAAGCAATTTCTCCAAAAAAGTATTTTTCTAAATCTGCACCGTTACCAAAATCTATTGCTAACACTTTACGTTTATTTGTATTGTCTAAAAATGTTTTAGAGCAATATAACGATATAATCAATGTTTTAATATAATTAGATAAAATACCTAATGGTCCACGAGTTCTTTTTGATGTAAAATAAACTTTTTCTGGATTTAATCTGTATTTATCTACAAAACATTCTTTTCCTATATCTGAAAGTTTGTCTTCATTTAATACATCGTTTACATTTAATCGTTGATCACGTTGATGTTCTAACACAATAACGTGTTGATTACCATAGTAATCTTTGTTAAAATATTTTATAGTTTTATCAATTCTAGGTTTAATTAATGATCCATCAGAAGAAAATTCAGCAATAAATTTTATAGGAACAATAACATTATTTAAACCCACGTCTTTATCAATATTATTAAATTCTAAACAATATATATTGTTTAAATATTTTACATTTTGTCCTAAAATAATTTTATCAGATCCAAATTCTTTAGGAAATCCTTTATCGTCATTAAATTTTTTATATTCTAAAAATGTTGTTTTTTCTCCAAATATAATTGGTTCACTAGACATATATCTAAATACAATATTTAACATTTGGTCTGTAGTATTATTATTTTTTATTTTATAATCAACTTTTGCTTTAACATTATTATTATAGAAGAATATTATACCTTCAGGTTGTAACGATAAAGTAGATGACAGAAAATCAATAATTTCAGACGATGATAAGAATGGACCATCATATTTTTTAGTTTTAAAAATAATACGATTAGATACATTATTTAATGTTTTATCTATAAATTCCTTTTCTTCAAATCTAGTATTAAAAGTAGGTGTAAGTAACTTAATTAAATATATAATCCATTGTTTATTACTATTTTTAATAGCTTCACCAAATAAAGTTATAGATTTGTCAAAATTATGTATAGATTCATACTTAATTATATAATTTAAGTGAGAAAAGTAACAATATATATTATTATTAATTATATTAACGATAGTAGGAACTCCATCAGTTTTTGTTGTAGCATATAAATCTTCTACATCTAAATTAATAATATCTTGTTTTTTTAACATAATTGTTTTTATTGGCATATGTAAAATTTGTTGTGGAATAAATATATTTTCAGGCAAAGCCATAAACACGCTTCTAAATAATGTTTTTAATTCATTTTGTAATAATTTTTTACTAGGCTTTTCTCCTATATCATTATATACATACTCAAATTCTATAGTTGGATTAGGTTTAGATTTAGGATGATTTAATACATGCAACAATGAACTTTTAGATTGAGCACCAGATCCTAAAAAGTATTTAAATTTAAAATCAATATTAAAATTTTTTGCTCTAACTTGAATTAAGTTTACTAGTTCTAACTTAATTGCAGAAATATATTTTATAAAATCTAAAAATATATGACGTTCTTCCGTAGAATGTTTTAAAATACATTTTGAACTTAATTTATTTTCAGATATTAAAGTTTTTTTTTCCCAAACTATGTTATTAATAGACTCTACTAATTGTACATTTTTAATATCTAATCCATGTATGTTAGATAATGGTATAGTAGTTCTATATTTAACAGAATTTTCTTTATCTGTTACTGTAAACAAAATAAACGATTCATGTTTTGTAGATATTTTATAAATATTACTTAATGCAATTAGTGGAGGATCTATAAATATAATTTCAAACTCGTGATTTATATCATCTTTAAGAGGAGGTTTTTTAAAATTATCTATAGTGTCTATAAATAAATTTATATATTCATTTAATGACACAGTTAACATTTTTTCATCCATGACTTATTTTTAATACAATTAGTTTTTTTTCATTTACGATATTTATATATATGCGTTTTTTATATAATCATAATCTATTCCTTTTTTTATAGCAATTTTAAGTTTTTTACTAGCTTTATTTATTTTATTATTATTGTTTTTAGAATTACACTTGTACATTTTTATAACTCGTTTAAGTTTAGGATTTTTATTAATATAATCTTTAATATCTTCACAAATAATATCATATGTAGTAAGTTCTTTTGCAATCATAGCTGAATATTTGCTATATTCTGATTGATTAATAATTTTAAACTTACTATTAATATAATTAGATGCTAAAACATTATTTTCATATAAATAATCAATAACAAAAGTATTAGTACAATCGAGAGAAAAAATAGTATCTATAGGTTGAATAGATTTTAATTCTATTATTAATACCATAATGTCTGTAGTACTTAATTCACCAGAAAAAAATGTTTGTGCTAATGTTTTTAATTTATCATCCATTTATCAGTTAAATATTTTTTTATATAGACCGTTAATTATTTTCATGTATGTGTTTTACAATTAAATTAACAAACTCATTAAATGTACTATGTTCTATTGATTTTATTATTTTATTATCTTGTAACAATGTTAAAACTGTAGTTGCCATGTAAGCATTTTTAGATATAGATGGAGTATGGCCAACAATTTCAGCAGTTTGTTTAATAGACATAGATATTAATTTTTTAACAGAGGGTAATGGAGTTAAAGATCTAACATTAGTCCAAAAATTATATAAAAAAGTATAATTTACTCCATAAGTACGTAAATCCTTAAGTCGTATATTAAACTGTTTCATAAATGTATATACTTTACGTTCATTTAACTTACTAAATAAAAATTCATCCATTTTATTATGATTAGTTAATTTTTTTAACGGTTTGTATAATTTATTTGTTTTTCTAACTATAAACTCGTGTGAAACTTTGTCTTTTCCTATAAATTTAATTAATATTTTATCTTTTTCAAAAATTATATGTTTATTTTTTAATGTCAATAAACCTACTGTATCATTTTCTTTTAAATAACACATTTTACCTATTCTAATAAAAAAACTAGTTTCTATTAACATAAAAATAGCTAACTGAAATTGAACATCATCTATTGTTTTTAATGATATATTATTATCTATAAAATTATTAATACTGTTAATAATTTTATATACTTTTAAAAAAATTTTATTTCTATTTTCATTACGTTGTGATATGTGTAATTTTCCGTAAAAATATTGTTTTCTACCTTTAGCATCAGTGCCAATAAATACTAATCTAGATAATGATTGTTCATATGTTTGTTCATATATTATTACGTTGCTTAAATGTGAAGGTATTTTTATATGTTTTAATATTTCATAAGTTGGATTTTTTTTAGAAACTTCTTGTTTATAAGTACTATCTAAAAAAAGTTTACCATCTTTATAATAAAATTCACGCATTTATTCATTAAAACTAAATCATTTTTTTGTAGTTTGTCTAGTTTTTTTACGACTAACAGTTACTTTACCAGATTCTGCAATAATTTTAAGATTATCAATAGATTTAATTAATGTAGTATATTGTCTTGAACATGATGCTGCTTGAACATCTGTTAAAACTGTTGAAATTGCATTTACTCTTGTATTAATATCTTTTAAAAACTTAATAACATTATCTGTAGCTGTTTTAAGATCATCACATTCCATTTTATCATCAGTTTGATCATTTTCAACTGTTGTACCAGCATACATATCACTTTCTTCAACTTCTGTTTCAAGATCAATTTTTGGAGAATAACTTTTAATCATTTTAGTACTACTATCTACTTTAGAAGAACTAGAAGAATAACTTTTTACGTCATCATCAGATTTTTCTTCATCTGATTCCGTTTTTACTTTTTTTCTAGTTGTTTTTGGTTTAGTTCCGCTATTAGTCGTTGCTCTTTTTTTAGGAATAGGCGGTTTTTTTGTTGTTTTTGGTTTATTAGGAGGAATTTCTACATCCTCTGGAAAAAGATCATCATGTTGTACTTCATCGTCGATAGATTCTGTTGCTGTAGCTTTAATATGAGCACGAATTTCTTCCAATGATTTATATGTTCCACTTTCACCAATTTGCATAGTCCAAGACATTTTAACAGATTTATTTATTGGTATAAATTTTCAATTTAAAATATTATTATATAAACTATTAAAATAAAGTAACAAACTATTAATAAATAAACACTATCGTATAAATTAATTAAATCAAAAATAAGTATTTAAAAATATATTTATCTATTGTTTCACTTTTAAACTAATATTTTATTTATAGTATCATTGTGTATGTTTTTAGTTTTAAATGGACTCAAAAGAGACTGTTCTTATAGAAATTATACCAAAAATTAAATCATATTTGTTAAATCCTAATACAGGACCAAAATCATATACAGATTTTATATCTCAAAATAAAAATATATTTGTTATTAATTTATATAATGTTTCAGCTATAACAGAAGATGATATTAGATTATTATATGCAACAATAGAACAAAATCCAGATGCAGATGATCAAACATTAGTTTCTATATTTTCATACATTGGATATAAGTTTGAACAAAATGTTAAAGAAGAAGTTACTACTAGTTTGTTTGTTAATGATCATAATACATCAGATGAAATGACACATAGTATGTATAATTTATTTTATGAAAATCTTGACATGTATTTAAGACAACGTCGTGTATACATTTTAGTTAATGATGATAATCATGGTGATGTTAATATTAATTATAGAACTAGTGACCTTATATCTAATTTTAATACTGAAGAAGAACCAGAAGTTAAAAAAATTCCATTTAATATGAAAGATATAATACAATATATATCAAAAAATTTAGATCAATTAAGATTTTCTAAAAAATATTTAGATTTTGCATATTTATGTAGGTATATTGGTATTCCTATTTCTAAACGCAAGCTTAATATGAGATATATATATTTATTTAAAGTAGATGGATTAACTATTCCTGTTGTGATTAAAGATTTTTTAGATGTAAAATATGTATATTTAGAAGAAACTGGTAAAGTTTATAAAAATACTTTTTCTGAAGAAAGTAAACATCTTTATGAATGGGGTAAAATATTAATACCTAAACTAACAGATAGGCATTTATATAGTTATATATTTTTATCTAGTTATTATCTAAAAGATTTATTTTTAGAATTAATAGAAAAAAAAGAAGTTACTTTTGTTAAATCTAAACCAGTTAAAAAAATAGAAATTGATGAACCATCATTGTGGAATAATGATATAAAAATAGATATATTACCATGCGAACATCAAATTAAACTAGCTGAAGTTTTAAAAGTAGATACAGACTATTATTCTAAAGTAAATAATTTTGCTACAGATTATATATATTATGAAGATGGTGTAGCTTATTGTAATATATGTGGTATGAATATACCTAATTTTAATTTAGACGCGGCAGATGTTATAAAAAATAATATTATTGTATCTACTTTTAACAAGTCTATTTTTTTAACTGAACCATATAGCTATTTTGTTCATAGTCAAAGATTTATTTTTAATATTATTATGTCATTTGATAATATTATGAAATCTCAAACTTGGATTATGAAATATAACATTAATAGATTAATTCTTAATTTTTTAATTAATATAAACGGACGTAGGCAAGAATATGAAAAAAAATATTCTAATGAAATTAAACGAGGTATATTTTTCTTAAGATTGTCTGCTAATTTATTTGATATTCATGTATCATCATCTGAATTATTTTATATGTCTAAAATTTTAAATTTAAATTATATAGTTGTATTAGTTATAATTTTAAACAGTAGCGCTGATTTTATTGTGTCATATATGAATTCTAAAAAAAAACAAGTTGATGAATCAAATTTAAAATACGCTATTTCTGTTATTATTTATGATTTTTTAGTTAAAACAAAAATTAGTGAAAAAGGTATTTTAGATACTATAATTTTATTTACAGATGTATATATGTCTATTATGCCAGATGAATTAAACGCTCATTATCAACGTATAGTTATAGAACTTCGTAGATTAGTATCAATTCAACGATCTGCTAAACCACCTAATTATGATGTAGAAATAAAAATGTTAGAACCACCATTAGCTGCGTTAAAATTTTTTGATAATTCTACAATTATTGTAAGATCAATGATTCCTACTATAAAAACTAAAGAAATAAAAAAAATAAAAAGTCCTATATCTCCATTAAAAGAATCTGATGAATTATGGTCAAAATTTAAAGAAATAACAACAAGTGATGAATTAAAAGTATTAATTAGATATAATGATACTAATGCAACAAAGTTAGTAATATTTCCAACTCATTTAAAAATAGAAATAGAGAGAAAAAAATTAATTATAGCATTAAAAAATCTTTTTGTAAATAATGTTTTAAAATATTATTACTCAGTACCTGCACTATATGTATTTAGATTTGGAGATCCATTTCCTTTTGATGAAGAATTAATAGATCATGCACATGTACAATATAAAGTTAACTGTTATAATTTGTTACGATATATACTATTACCAAATAGTGACGTGTTTGTATATTTTAGTAACTCATTAAATAGAGATAAACTAGAGTATGCATTTTATAGATTTTTATCTAAATATGTTGATGTACCTAAGTGGATTGATGAAAATATAACTAGAATTAGAGAATTGTATTTGATTAATTTTAATAACTAAATAATGGACATGATAAGTAAAACAATTGATAATATTCCTATTATTATTTTACCTATTGTTGACAGAGCTGCTGAAGATGTAGTTGTTGATCCAGCATTTCATAATACAGAAAGTGGTGCTTTAATAAATACTATTTCTAAAACAGAGAATGCTGGTGATATTATTAAATGTTTTGATACAGAAAAAAAATTAAGTAGTAGTGTTACTACCAATATTAATTCTATATACAAATTTTTTGAATGGCAACGAGTCTCAAAAACTTCAGTAGAAGGTTTTACTAAATTTTTTTCTCCGTTTTGTAATTCTATTTGTACATCAGAAGCTAAACTATCTATGGCTAATCATTTTAGTTTATGGGATGATTTGGCATCTACTAATAGTATGAAAACAGTTCATCATGATAAATATGTTGTAGTTGTAGAAAATGATATTTCTATGCTTAATGTTCCTATTTTATATACACTAATTGAAAGTATGAAAAACCACAATATAGATATTTTACAACTACGTGAAGCATTGTATAGTGGTGGAAATAGAGATATTTTATCATCTGAACCTGCACTTTATTCATATAAAGGTGCGTATGATATTAGTTTGTCATGTTATATAATTAAAATTGCAACAATGTTAAAATATATTGAAGAAATTAAAAAAATTGGAGGTATATCTACAGGTTTATACTTTGAAATGTCAAAAATAGAACAAGATGTTGAAATTAATAGACATATTTTAAACGATGCTAGTGAATATGTTAAACACGAACCTAGATTTTTGTCTAACAAACGCATTAGTAATATGAGAAATGGTTTATGGAATAGAGTTGGAAATTGGCTATCTAAACGATTTCCAGATATTACGTATTTACTTACAATGCCATTGTTTTCATTTTTTAACTTATTTGATGTAACATTGTTAGGTGTATTAATTATTATTTATATATTTATTTTGATCATTTTTAATGTTAGTTCTAAACTAATGTGGTTTAGCGCAGGTACTGCGTTTACATATGTTATTTAATTTATATTAACTTAATAAATTAGTATATTTAGAACACCAGTGAGAATCTATAAAATAACCACTATAACCTAATAAGTCCATCATTTGTGTACCACATGTTATAGTATTTGTTGATTTTGTTTGTATTAAATGTTTACAAAATTGTTCTGCTGAAGGATCTATTTTGTTAGCTTTTTGTACCATCCACGCGTCTCCTGTTCCTCGCCGTATAGCTTGTGGTAAATAAGATTTTTTATCTAATCTTATAGCTAAAAAATAAGATCCAAAATCTATACACGAAAAATCTAATAATTCTGGTCTACCAGCAGCCATCATACGACCTTTGTCACTTTCTAATTGTGTTTTTGATTCTACAAGTGGTCGCCAACCTTTAATTGAATTTTTTATACGAGTATATTTTGCTAATTCAGAAAAAAACGAATTATCAGAAACTTGAAACCAAAGTAGTAAAGCACTAATTGCTAAAATTAAAACAAAAAAACATAAAGTAGACGTTTTTGCAGCTTGTATACTTTTTATTTCGTGCTCTCTAGCATATTCTAAATTTAAACTATTAACGTTTAAAGTTGTTTTATCCATTTGTACGTTATAAATGGATAAAAAAAGTCTATACGAAAACGTACTTTTAAAGTCAACAGGATCACTACCTAAAGCTAGAGCACCTACTAAAATGACAAGAGTAACAGAATATGTTTATTTGGGTAATTATAATGATGCTATGAATATCCACAAAAGTGGAATTGATTTTAAATATATTTTAAATCTTACAACTGAAAAATATACATTACTATGTTCTAATGTAACTATTTTACATATACCATTATACGATGATACAAAAACAAACGTATCTCAATATTTTGATTATGTAACAAATTTTTTAGCAAATTGTGATACACGCAAAGAACCTATATTAGTACATTGTGTAGCAGGAGTTAACAGAAGCGGAGTAATGATATGCGCATACTTAATGTCTAAACGACAAAAAAATATTCCAGCGTTTATATATTTTTTATATATTTATCATTCTATGCGTGAACAACGAGGAGCTTTTGTAGAAAATCCATCGTTTAGAAAACAAATTATAGAAAAATATATCCTTGAAGATAATTAAAAATCTTCAATAATTTCTTTTAATTCTTCAACTTTGTTATTTGATATTTTTGCAGAAAGTTTCTTTTCTAATCTAGTTAATAATTCTAAATTCATAAAATATTTATAATATCCAGTTCCTATTTTAGGTACTTTACTAAAAAAGTGACAACTACTATTATCTGATACATATTCTGATTTTTTATGCAATGCTGCATTTAACAATGCTTTATTATCTCCAAATGTAGCACGTTTAAGAGCTGAAGTTGATCCAAATTTAAATTTATTAACTGACTCTGGTTCATAACTAGCGCATAATAAACTTGCTAATAAATCACACGGTTGATATAAATAATCAAATCCTTCACCGTATGTACTCAATAATGCTTCACATAAATAATTTCTAGCAGCTTCGATACCAAATATATCATATACATTCCAAATACCTGGATACACAATTACATTTTCTAAATCAAATGATCCCAATTCTTTTAAGTTCATTAATTCAACTGTTAATTTATTCATAGTTTTTGTTTTATCAAAATCTACATATGATGTAAAGTTAGAAATAGGAATCTTAAACTTACTAATTTTACCTTTATTAGCAGCTCCAGGTAATACCATCATAAATTTGTTTAAATTTAGTATTTGAGGTTCTACAAAATTTACAAATATAGTAAATTGTATATTCATATTATCTATTATAGATGTTTCTAAGCCCCAATCTTTAACTAATACATTAAATGATACAAATCTTTCAATCATGTATTCTACAACTAGTTCTGTTAATTCTGCACGTTTAATCATTAATCTATTAACAATAATATCAATAGCGTAATTATCTTTTTCTTTTCTAAGAGTTATTTTTGGATTTAATTCTCCTAAACATACAAATTCAAAATTAATTTTAACACTTTGAAGTTTAGAAATATCTTCAGACACTAATGTAATAATTTCAGTTCTATTTTTACTCAAATTTGTTAAATTATTAAATTCGTTAAATCCTAACTTTTGTTTTACTGCTCCACTTTTTTCTGTAGTGTGAAAACTAGACAACGCTTGTTGTGTAAATTTTTCTGACAAAACTTGTGCAGAAATAATACCAATAGGAGTTCCACCACCTAGTGTGTAGTTTAATTTGTCATAAAACTTTTTAAATATATTTATAGCTGTTTCTTTTGATATTTTAATTCTTGTAGGATTCAAATGTGTTAAAAATATGTATTCTATAAAATCAATATTAGAAATTGTAAAAAAGTATTTTTCTTTTACATCTTCTATAACTGCTTGAATCATAGAATATAAATCTTTAGCATTAATAGCTTCTTTATCTGTAGCGGGATTAATAAATACTAAAAAGTTAAAAGGTGCTAATGTTTTACGTGTTAATTTTTGTCGTTGGTTATACACAAATCCTTGTTTAATTTTGTTCCATAATGCACTAATTTCTAAATACCACGTCATGGATTCATTAGGATAAATTAACTCTACAGGTTTACATACAGACCCTAAAATTTTAGTATAATTAGCTGCATATTTTAATAATATATTTCCATACACTATTTGACCATAACCATCAACTACAATATCTTCCATCTTTTTAATAATTTTTCTAGCTAATGTACCAGTTCTAGATGTTTCACATACAATATCAGTAGACTGTGATCTAGCAACTAACATAGAAAAGTAATATTGTGAACCTGTTAAACCTTTACTTAGTGAATTTAATATATAACCACGACCTTCTGGATCTTTAGAATCAGGTAAATAATACGGTAACACTCTTCCTAAAATTCTTGTTTCTGCAGGTTCTCCATCAATTCTTTGTTGACCATATGTTCCTAATATGTACATTAATTCAGTAGGATTTACTTTATATCCAGCTTTAGCCATTTTTAATAAGTTATTATCAGGATTATCTTGAAGAGTTTGTTTCATATAATCTTCAATTTCTTTAATGTTTAAGTTTGTTAAATTTGATAACATTGTTTCAACAGCATCTGATTCAATAGCTTTAGATAAAGGTAATATTTTTCCGGACTCTATATCTGAAAGATAATTTGCATATGCATCTTTAATTAATTCAATTTTTTCTGTATTAATAGCTTCTAATTTGTTTGTAAAATCTGAATTAGGTCTTAAATCTCTAAATGTAACTCCAAATCCATAAATTTCTAAATAACGTTTAAATACATATGATGATTTTATAATAAATTTTATACCTTCAACATTTGATTTATAATCTGCAACTAAACCAGCTAACGAAGATTGTCTCATAGCAACTACAAAATCACTACCTATATCTTTAGCTATTAATTTACCATTTTCGAGTATATTTGGATAATTAACTTTTTCACCTATTAAAAATTCATAAATATCTTTACCTGTAAAACTAGTTTTTCCTTTTGTTTCAAAACCATAACCGTATTTACCTAAAATATTAAGAACTTCATCAATTGATAAATTTTCCATACGATATAAAGAATATGCAGCAACAATTTCATCTTGGATAGATCCATAAACTGGAGCACCGTGTATATCATGTTTAAGAAGTGTTGTAGGATACATTAAAATACTTTGTTCTATAACAGCTTTAGGATTTTGTTCTAAAATCATCCATTCTTCATCACCGTCAAAATCAGCATTTTGAGAATTTGCTATACCTGGTGGAATTTTAATAGTATCTCCTGGAGTTTCTTTTATAGATGAAGCAATTACATTATATCTATGAAGAGAAGGTTGTCTACCAAATATAATGCTTGTATTTTCTCTAACTGAAACTTCTACCCAATCTCCAGGTAACATATGAATTTTATTTTTAATAAATTTTCCAGATCGTATTCTTGTTAATTGATTTAATCTTTTATTAAAATAAAATTTAATTTCGTTATTAGTAAATAATTTTTTTACTTCGTCAGCTGTAAAAGAATTTACAAATATTTTTTCTGTTAAAGTATTTCTAATATAATTCGGTACACCAACTTCATTAATAGTAAGATTAATATCCGGCCCAATAACAGATCTAGCAGTTTGATCTTTTCGTCTTGCTACTATAAAACTTCTAATCATATTATTTTTACCAGATGTAATATAAGATAAATTAATACTTGTTGTGTTACTAGAAATAATTTTTATATCATCATATTCTATTACTGCTTTTTGAATTACTTGTTCTTCTGCATTCATATTACAATATTTTACAATCATACCTAGTAAATATGTAAGTTCATTAGTTTCTTTAGGCATACTATCAATCCAAAAACTAATTGCTGGTCTAATAATTAGTGGAGGAACAGGAAAATAATCTTTATAAAATAAATTTCTAGGATGTTGATGAATTTCTAATAAAGGCCAAAATTTTTTGTATATAGATACAATTTTTTGATAAATTAATGCATTAGGAACAGTAATATCATCAGATTTGTTTACAAAACATACTTTTTTCTTTGAAAATGTAATTTTTTGATATTGTTGCATACAATTACTATTCCAACATGATTTTTTTTTTGATAATATTTTATCTTTTAACTTACGTAATGCATGGGATGACATTTTAGTTATATCCTCTATATATGGATCTCTAGATCTTAAAAATCCGCATCTAATACATATATGATTTAAAATTCTAATTACTTCACCTATAAATTCTGGTTTTACTATGTGCGTTTCATATAATTTTACTTTACCCCAATGACCAAAACATTGTAATTCTGTTCTACCACATGTTCTACATAAAGCATTATCTGTAGCACCTAATCTACCATCTTTTACTGTACCTATATCATCTTCATTTTTTAAATGATTAATTAATATATCAGTAGCGTTAATTTCTTCACGAGAATATAAACTGTATGTAACTTTAGATATCACAGCCATTATAATTCTTACTTACTTTTGTATGATAACAATCAATTTTCCCTTTTATTTAATAATAAATTTAAGCTAGTTAGCTATTAAATTGTACGTTTTAAATTTTTAACCATGCTAACAGATGAAGAAATATATAATTATTGCGATAATAATAAAAACGATATACGATGTAAATGTATATATCCAGATCAAAGTATAATAAAAATAGGAACAGAAACTAGATTACCATATTATTGTTGGTATGAACCATGTAAACGATCAGATGCATTATTAACTCAAGTTTTAAAGAAAAATATATCAAAATGTAATATATCTGATTGTGTAGTATCTTTAGGTAATGTATCTATAAAAAATGGTGTATTAGACGTACGAAATACATGTGGTTCAAATATTACTTTTACTAATGAATTAGTTACTACAAAATATTTAAATCAAGAAATTCAATATTTTGTATTACATCCTAGATGGTTTCCAATATGTTTATTATTTTTAGTAGGTTTATGTTTAGTAATAAACTAAATTACTCATATACGGCTACAATAGCTCTATCTGCAATCTCTATTCCAGTTACCATATTGTTTCTATAAAATCTTACAATTTTTAAAGGCATATTAGGTCTATACAATATTTTAGCAACTAATTCTGTTTCTAACATTTTTGGAAGTTTTAAACTTTCTTTACTAGATCCTATTTGTAACATACTTGATACTGCACTTGCTTCATCAGGTTTTAGTCTAACAAATTTTGGAAACATATCAGATATAACTACATCAATATATAAGAAATTTATTGGAAATTTATTATGACCAGATTGTAAATATGTTGTAATAATAATAGGTTCTCCATAATCATTTTCTATGGGAGTATATGTAACAGCTGTTTCATTAAATATTTGATAATTAGTTATCATTGAATCAATTTTATGACTAACTGTAACTATTGATATTAAATCACCGTATTTAATGTTTGTGTTATAATGAGATAAAATATCTCTACTTATGATAGCGTACGGATCTCTTAATATTTCTGTCTTTAGACATAGAATTTTTGCTAAATATTTTACGTTGTGTGGGTTCATATTGTATTTTTTCTGTAGAAGAAATAGGTATTTTTAAAAATTTAAAAATAGAATGTTGTAAATATAACACTTTTGCTTTTTCAGATACAAACTCTTTATTTGTGTATATAGTTTTTAACATATAATACATATGAAAAAAGTCGTATTCTTGATTCGGATAGTCAAAATTTAAAATAATAGTATTACGTACTATTTTATTAAGATAGAACATATTTTTTTCATATTTTATAGCATCAAATTTTGTTATACATTTTAATTTAATAGGTTCAGTAGTATAAATACTTATTAATCTCATTTCAGCTGAATAAGATGGTGCAAATGGTTGTAATAATTCATTTCCATGAGGAATGTAAAAATCTTGTATCCATTGATCAGGAAAAGGACATCTCCATTTTAAACTAGATGCAATAGGTTTTAATATACTTATCATCATATTTTGAAGCGCGTAATTACTTAACAAATCACTAGTACTAGGTTCTGCACCATCTCTTTTTGATCTAATATCAGAAATTAATATTATTTTTGATGGATATAATTGTTTATATAAAGATTTTAAAAATGCTTCATCTACAAATTTAGTAATTAATGTTACGTCACGTAGTCCGTTTAAAATTTTATCATGAGGTCTACCATCTATTAATATCCATTTTATAACTATACCCATGGAAATAAAATGATCTCGTAAATATTTTATATGTGTTCCTGGAGCAGATCCTATATATAATATAGTTGATCCATCTAACATTCCATGACGTTGTAATTTACTTAAAAAAAACAGTTCACTCAACATAAGCTTTAACTGTCCTTGATATGGTAATTTTTTAGCAACTTCTTTAGAACTATTAGGATCATAATCTAAAGATCCAGTAATTTCATTAAAATACATTAGCGGTTTATCCATTGTTATTGAATCCATTTTAAAATTGTGATTTTTATTAAAATATACTATTAATTAATTCTTTTATATTAGTTTTCAAAAAAAAAAATAATTTAGTCATAATTATCTGAATCGGTGGTATTATCAAAATCATTTTCGTCAGAATCATATTCAAATTCTTGTTCTTTATATACTATATTTCCAATATCATTAATATCATCATCATTATCATCATCATCATAATCACCTGTTACTTTACTTTCATTTAATGCAGTAAGACATTCTTTTTTATTTTCCTCATCAATTGGTGAGTAAGCATATGCGTATGTATAACCTTCTGAAATTAGATTAAATTCTTTTTCATCAATATTAATGTCAATTTCTGCACACCTTTTATCATACAAATATTCTTCATCATTTTTAGAATACATGGTTACATATACATTACCCATAACAATAAATTTACATGTAAATATTACTTTATAAAGAGATTCATATGCACGCTTTACTGGTATTTTAACATCATTAACAGTAACAATGAATGGTCTAATACCTGGAACTTCACTCCAATCTGGATAAATAATTATAACTAGTGAAATTTCATGTTCTTCAGTAGATGTAATGTTCATTTTCATACCAAAATAATCACCTTTTTTAGGAGCTGCACCTACTATGGATATATTTTCGCTACAAACATGTACATCCATTTGATGAGTGATTCCCATGGTTAACTAGTTTGTTTTTTACCTATAGACAATTACTGTCTGCTCCTTTACCCTCTTCGTTAAAAAATAACATATAATTTCAATATTATAAAAAATAACATTTTCTACAAGTAGCTATATATTTATCAATTCCACCAATTACCTCTACTTCTGTTTCATTAGTAATACGTTTTGAAAAAGATGCAGATTCTCCACATATAGTACAAATTGATGATAATTTAATTACTTCTTCTGCTATAGGAATTATATTTAAAATATTACCAAATGGTATCCGTTGAAATGTAGCATCTAATGCTGCGATTATAACAATTTTACCAATTTTAGCCATTTCTTCACAAAATTCTACAATATCTGGAAAAAATTGACCTTCGTCAATACCTATTACAGCATAATCAGTAAAATTAAGATATAAATTATTTAATCTAGATGTAGCAATTGCTGTCATTGAAACTCCATCGTGTGTAAATATATCTTTTCCATATCTAATATCTTTATCATATTTTATAATAACACATTTGCGTTTAGCTATTTTATGACGACGAATTCTTCTTCCTAATTCAGAAGTTTTTCCAGAAAACATAGGTCCTAAAATTAGTTCTATTCTTCCTCTATTCATGATGAATATTATAATTAATATATATTTATTCAGATTTATTAATAATTTTTAATATATTTGATAAAAGTTGATTATGTCTGGGATCAATATATGTAACATGTTTAGGAGTTTTGTAATCTACGCTATTTTTTAATCTAATCATACTAATAACAAAATCTAACAAATATCCTTTATCAACTTTTACTGAGACGTCATTAACATTAATAGGAGTTTTATTTAACAATTGTTTCATTTCTGTCATAGATGAAAAATCCATAACTGATTTAAAATCTTCTGATAATGGTTCATAACAGTGACCTATTGCTTCTAATTTTTCTTTAGATTTTATTAACAACATTAACAAAAAGTTTAAGTGTTCAATTATACAAGATACGTCCATCATTGCTATTTCATCATCTTGTTCTGATAAATATTTAAAAAATGATTTGTCGTTTGCGAAGAACATCGTTAAGAGATACTTGTCGTGATCCATTTATGGAATACAAAAGTTCTTTACATTCGTTTATTGATATTGGTTCTTTATTTAATGCTAACGCTGGTAAAATTTTAGCGTTTGCTAATCCTGTTATTTTTAAAACGTTACCATCGCATATTAAAGTTGCTGATTTTAATTTGTTAATATAGTTTTCTGATTTATATTTTTTAGGCCGTAATAACATTAATATCTCTGTTTTAAAAAATGTAAACAATAAAACACTAATTATACAAATTTCAAACAAAATAATAAATGTATATTTATATGAATTTAACAATGAATGTTTAATATTAGGTTCTATAAATACAGGATTAAGATAAACAGTAGGTGTACAACACTCCATTTAACCTATAAAAATCAATCAATAGTTGGTATATTTGTTAGAGAAATGTTTTTCTTTATCGAATCATATAATGTTACAAAATCATTAAGTCTAACTGGTTCTTGAAGAGGCATTTTACTATATTCATCTAGTTCTTTATTTGTTGATAATTTTCTTAGTTCATGTTTATGTGTAAAGCCGTAAATTGCATTTAATTTCATAGATACAGAAGGTGTATGAATATCAGCTAATGTCATTGTAGCATATTTATTAATAAGAGCTATACTATCACTAATTTTAGTATATGTACCATCGCTTGTAAGTTTATTTGGATCTTCTTTATATACGCTCATTTTTTTCTTTGACTCAAAAATAAACAACAAAGGTACAGAACCTTGTCTAAATACAACAGGATTTTTATTACGTTTTGATTTTTTTCTAGGAGTTACATTTGCTAAAGATGTATTATTAACCATAAGAGTTAATACTTCGTTATTAGGATCTAAATAATAATTAGTAATAGCTTCAATAGTTAATTTATCATCTCCCATACTTAAATTTTTTTTAATATTATAAGCTGTAGAAAATACAGCACCTGTAATATTTTCAGTTTGAATAAGCTCTAACTGATATTTAGTCATAGTTCTAGGTATAATATTAAAAATAGACAAAAACGATCTAGGATATTTTACTTTTGCACCAGCTATCATAATATCAATATTATCATAATCGACAGCTGATCCTGCACAAAAAAGCATATCTTCATCAAACAAGTTTTCTAGAATACGACTCATTTAGAGAAGTTTTTTTTGTGATAAATGAATACACGAGATAGATCAAAGAACAAACAATATAATAATAAACTAGACAAAGGAGGTGGTGGTATACAACAAGATAAAGGTGAAAAAAAGGATGAATATATTGATTTTATAAAAAATAGATTATGTATACATGAACGAGAAGTAATAAACTTAGAAGGTTATTGTGTTAAAGTTAATTGTTTATTAAAACAAGTTTGTGAAGATGAACTTAGTTGTTGGACAGAACTATCATCATTAGTAAAATGTAAAAAATCAATAGGATTTCCAATGTTGCGAGGAACTAAATGTTTTTCATATAGTAAAATGTTATACTTTGAACAATTTAAAAATACAAAAGTAGAACGTTTATCTCCACATGTTCCATGCTTACCTGAAAATATTTTATTTCAAGTAGCTATTATTTTATATACAATGCATAAAAAAAATATTTATGTAGATGAATTTTGTTTTGATTTAGTAACTATACCCAAAACTACATTTATATTTTCTGTAAATCAATTAATGTTTCAAATATGTACAACTACTTTAGTAGTATTATCTATTAGTACACGACCTTATAGAGTAGAGTTACCTCAATCTTGTTATTTAAATTATTTACATTCGTTTAATACAATTTCTAGAAAATCATATGATACTTCTAATTATTTTTTTGAATGGTTATTAAAAAATCATTTAGATTTTTTAACAAAACAAAGTATTGATATATTTAAAGTAAAAAAAAAATATATTTCAGGAAATCATATTAATAAATCTACAGAACCAGGAACATTAGTATTAATACCTAAAGAAGACGTATATTTTATGGGAATTACACTAACTTATGTTTCTATAAACGATAATGTTAGAATTATTTACTCACTTGATGGAGGTAATATATTAGAAATTGATGATTTTAATATTTTAGATGTATTTTATTCTGGTGAACTAATTGTAAGATCACAAACATGTGCGATTTTAATTTAACAATATAAGTTTAAAAACATATGCAACATAAATAGTAACACAGGTTAAAAATATAATTGTATAATTACGTCTAAAAACACGAATAAAACACGCAAAAATAACAAACATTAACAAAATAAAATCTATCAAAAATCTAAAAAACAATTTTATGTACATTGGTTGAGTATTTTCTATTTCGTTAATAATAGCGTCCATAAATATTTCATTAAATTTATTTTCTTTTTTAATACTATCTAGTTTAGAAGTTAATATTTCTGCCATATTTTGTCGTATTAACTGTGCTTAGTTTTATTTCAGTTTTGACGTGATACATCTACAACTGTAGGAACGTGTGAAAAAAATGTATCAATGTATGACGTCCAATGAACATCTGGTTTACTTGCTAAAATTACTTTAATTTTATCTTGAGTAGACATAAAAAACATTCGTTTAGTATAATATACAAACAATAAAGCTAATATAACTACTACAGCTGCTATAATATAATATTGATATCCAAAACCAGTACTTTGTTTAGGTGATATATTTGTACTAGCTTTAGTTGTAACATCCATTAATGTTTTAATTGCACAAATACCTTGACTTGTACCTGAGTTAATAAATTCAAAATTAGTTGTAGTACCTGGTGGTGACGCACATTCATCAATTAAAATATTTTGAACTTTTAATTTATTTTTAATTACAGAATCAGATTTACATTTTTGTTTAACATATGTTTCAAAATCTTTAACAACTGTATTAACACTGGTTTGAATATTAAGTGCTGCAGTAAATAATGAAGGAACATATGCTTTTTGTTCTGGCGTTAATGTTTCAAATGTCTCTGCAGCTGCTTTAACTACAGCATCTAATTGAGCATCTGCTTTTGAAGAACATAAATTTTTTACAGTAACATTACATCCTTTATTTTGTCTAAAAATTATATTACCAATTTCAATATCACAATTTGTTGAAGCTGTAGCTTCTGCTGTTTGTTCTAATTTGTTACTAATTTTTTCACTTAAAGTATTTACGGTAGTTTGTATACTAGCAGCTGCTCCCATTTAAAGAGCTACAATTAATAACCATATTACTAATAAAGATAATATTGTAATAAGATGATATCTAATTTTAAATGAGTTTTCTATATTATGAGCTATAACTTTAAATCTATTTACTGGTGTTGGTGATAATAAGTTTTTTATACCACATGACATTCGTACATTAGAAGTTTTATCAATATTTAAGTTATTTATACTTGCATTACATCTAGAAATAGAACATAAACCTAAATTATTATAATTTTCAGTTAGTAAAAAATTTATATTAGCGTTTGCGCATTCTATATCCCAACATTCTCGAGCTTCATTATATTTTAATGCTTCTTGTTTTTTTTCTTCTGTTGGAAAACTACATTTCATATATTTGTTTTTAAATTCTTGTTTTTGAGAGTTTAATATCATATCAATTAATGTATCTGCAGTATTAGTTTTTCTTACACGTAAATTATGTAACCATTGCTCACAAATAGGTTGATTTGCTCCTTTATCAATACATAGTTTTGTTAACGATTTAATTAATTCTATTAATGTAGATCGTGATGATATTTCTATTCTATTAAACGCAGATCCCATCCAATGATTACATATATCTTTATCAGCGTTTGGACTTTGACACCATTCTGTTAAAATTTTATCACATTTGCCACTATTATGTAAATCAGGATCGCATGAATTTAAAACACTATTGTTTTTAAAATCTTTTGAAATCGTTTTATCTGTTTCATGCAACCAATAATATGTTAATGCAAATGATTTACAACATGTTGGTAAATCATTTGTAAAAATATTTCTCATTACATATGTTAAATTATCAGGACCACTTGGAGTGAAAATAAATTCTGGAAATCTATGTTTTAAAATTTTTAATTTTTCAGGACTAACTTTTCCTATATATAATATATCTGATATTTGTCGTAGCCCACCTATAATATTATACATTTTATCTACATCTAATAACATTTCTGATGTTGGTTTAGGTGTAGGAATAGGCCGTTTTACATAATCTGGAACTGAAATACTTCCACCCATATTTATCTTATTGAATTAGTCTCGAAAGGCCATAAAAATATTAATGTGAAATGATGCTACCTTATCACTAAATAGTGCACCTAAAATATTATCGTCTTTGTCCATTACTATTTTTGTTTCAAACACATTTACACGTTTTTTAAAACCTCGTAGTTTGTTTAAAGAAGAAATAGGCATTCTAAACGAAAACTTTTCTAAATCGGGAGAACATTCTGTCATTGAATATTCTCTAGAAAAAGTATCAAAATTACCTGGAGTTTTAAAAATAATATTATTATCTTTAAACATAATTGACAAATCTTGATATTGACTAATGCATTTAATAAATCCTAACAAAAGTTCTAAATGAATAACAGTTCTTGCACAACATTTTTCCTCATATTTTAAAAAATTAAACACATAAGATTTATCTTGATCTATTTGTAAAGAAATAGATGTATCTGTACGAATAGGCATTAGTTCTTTGTTACAGTCAACACTAACAATATGAAAACTAGACAATTTAACTAAATTGTTTTCCATATCTGGTTCAATTTCTATAACTGCATCATTATGAAAACTACATAAACATGCTTTAACTTTTGTAACTGGTAAATTAAAAACAGTATTTGTTGTACCTCCATAAAATACTGATGCACTTAATGGAACAATTGCCCAAATATTAACAGATCCTGCAAGTGCAGCAAAAATGTACATTAAATTATTAGAAGCATCTACATTAATAGATACCTCTTCACTAAACTCAGAAAAATATGCTACAATTTGTCTAAGTTTCTCTATTTTTATACGGAGAGTCATTTATTTTTCTTAAATTATTTAAATTTAAATGATTAAAGAATCTAAGCAATCATTAATTTTTGATATAGTTTCTAAAACTATTGTCGAATCAGTATGTAAATATATTCCAGTTAATAAAAATTATATCGAAAGTAAAGCTAAACAATTTTATCAATGTAGTCAACAACAAAAAGAAGTACTAACTAATTCTATTTTTAATAAATGTGAACACGATATAAATTTAACATCTACAGATGAATTAGTTAAAATATTATATAGCTTAGAAAAACATTCTCCTCATGTTTGTAACATTACAGAGTTTAAAAGGCTATTTAACTCATTATATAGATTTACTCATTCACAATCATTTTTTACAACATGTTTACCGACTATAACAGCTACATTGTCTACGCTTATTACGATGATAATAACAAACAAATTAATTTATGCAGCAGATATGATAGAACAAATTGAAACATACTTATTTGACAATCAAAAATCTATGTCTCAAGATCTAAACGATCTTTTAAGTTTTAAATATGGTTTAATTAATATAGCTCAATATAAAATTTTTCCAAAAATTTTAGGAACAGAAGAAAGTACTGACTTAATTGCTGGTTCTAACAATACATTAGATGTAGAAACGCATGTATCAAATATAATTAATATGCCTGTTAAATCAAGTATAGTTTCTGAAATGTATAACTTTTTATTAAAACGTGGAATATCTCCATATAATAATGAAGCAGAATTTACAGCTGGCTTAAAGATTGAAGAACTTGATACTATTAAACAAATGTCTTCTCCAGATGCCACAATGAAAATAGTTCCTCTTAATAATCAAGAAAAAGTAACTATGGCGGTATCAAATTTATTAAAAACAGCTCATGACAAATCCAAAGGATATATTCAAGATGGTGCAGTATCTAGTCCTATAACTAACAATAAATCTATTGGTAGTTTTATACCATTTTCAGATATTGACTTGCACAAATTTGCTATATTAGAATATTTATATATTATGCGTGTTATGGCATCATGTATAAAGAAAAAACAAACAATAGACAAAGGTAATAGTACTACTCTTAATATTAATGCTCCATTTAAAGTATGTGTTCCTACCGGTTCATTAAACTTAAAGCATTTACCATAAAATTAGAAGAATCGTAAATTTTTTTCCAATCATTGTTTTTTGTAAAGCTTTGACTCAATACTATATGTTTTCCTAATATGTTATATGTTGGTATATTTACATGTACTGCGTTATAACAATCTGCAACTAATTTAAAACAATATAAAGATTTACTACCAAATCCATAAGGTATTCCTAAATATTTAAATGCATACTCAGCTGCAAATGTCATACGTTCTGTAGATAAGTTTCCTTTTAACGAATATACTTTTACATTTACTGCTTCTGATAATAATTCAGATAAAGGTACACATCTAACTCCATTTTTAAACGTAGCTTCTACTGCTACATAATCGTCGTCGTTATTATTATTAAGAATATTAATAGTATTGTGATTATTACCATAATATATAGCAGCGTGTTTAATTTCTGATGGATTAAATATTTCTGTTAGAGAAAAAATATAATTTATAAAAATTATAGAACCTTTTGGAGCATAATATTTTAAAAATGTAGCTGGATCCATTTATTAATTAATGTCTAATAGTGGTTGTACTGTTAAATTTCTTTGAGGTTCTATTTGTGTAGATAATTTTAATCTACAACAAATATTTTTAACATCTTTTAAAACATCTTTTAATGTAAATTCTTTGATAAGTAGTTTATATCGCTCTTCAGAAATATCTCTACCACAAGTTGAACAAATTAATTGAAATACCATTATTTACCTATATTTATTACATTACATTTTAAATTATTTTCAATAATTATTTTATCATTAAAATAAAATAAATCATCATAACATAGTAAAATATCTTTAAGTTTATAAATACCAAAATATGTTTTATAAACTTTTTTGTTTATTTTATATCCAAATATAGTTGCGATAGTTTTTAAATTGTGTAAATCAACTTTAACTGATTTATTATCCACTATTTTAGATAATTTAATTATATCATCTGTAGAAATATTTTGACATGGTACTAAATTATAAATTAAATTATTTTCAACAGTAGTATTTTTAAAAACATTTTTACTAAATTTATTCCATTGTGAATATAAACAAGAAAATAGAAATTCTTGTATAGTGCAACCATATGGTGGAGTGTTGGAATATATATTTGAATCTATAGATGAATATGAATTAATAAAATTTATTATACTATTTACATCTACTATATTAAAAGTTTTATTTGTAAAATTTTTAACAACTAAACTTTTAACTATATTTTCTAATGTAAAATCATAAAATAATTTCATTTTATCAAGTATTTTTGGTGTAATACAAGCACCATATAATCCTGGGAAAAAATCACATCCGTTAACTAAAGCTGTTAATTTAGCTAAATATAACGTCATTGAACATGGTAAATATTTATAAATATGAGATATATTTTTTATTGTTTTTGGTAACGAGTCACAAGAACTAAATAACAAAGTATCTTGATCATTACTAACTAATAACGGCCATTGACCTGTAGTGTCTGCTTTTTTTTTTGCATCTGCACACATTTTAAATTCTGCATCAATTCCATCACAATATATAATTTTAACATTATTATTATTACTTAAACTTACAAGAGCTTTTTCTAACATATGTTTAATATTAATTGTATTTGCTAAAAATACTTGAAAAGTTAACTGTTTAATTTTTAATTCTGATTCTGTTTTTATTTCTTCGTAAAAATTGTTAGATATATGTAAATTTGATAATTCATTTGTTATAGTAGTAATTTCATTTTGTTTTCTATTAATTGTTTGATTAGCTGCAGATCTTCGTTTTATCCGTAGTTGTTCTTTAATTCGTATTTCTCCTTTATCAATAAACAAATAAACTTCATCACCTTCACGTAACCAAATATTTACATATTTTAAAAATAATTTGTTTAAATCTTCTTCGTTATTAGAACAATGAGCAATTGATACATAAAAGCTCATAGTATCTACAAATACTCCATTATATTTTTTAGAAGTTGCAGCTATTTCTTTAAGAGATTCACATTTTAAAAGTAACGATTTTAAGTTTTTGATACCCATAAATGAAGCCTACACTAATTTTGTTTGGTAGTAACAGTTGTCCGTCTTGTAGAACAATTAATGAACTAATATCAGAGTTGAAAGATGATTATAACATTATTCGTATTAATACAATATCATTTTTTTCTAAAGACGGACAAATAAAATCTCTAGGTATTGATAATAGTATTATTTTTATAAATAACTTTTTACAACACTTAGGTAATAAGTTTGCTGCATTGTTTAAATATAATCCAGAAACAAAAGAACTAGCTTATGTAGATTTAGAAGCTTACTCTTATACGTCACGTATTGGTAAAGAATATATAAAAATTGAAGATTTTAAGAAAAAAATTGACAATGCAAATTATAATGTTTGGCCTCCAGAAAATACAGAATAAAATATTTTTTTTAATATTTTATTAATAATACCTTCACCTTTATCAAATAAACTTTTTAAAATTTGTTCATTATCGCTTAATAATAATGAGTTTATACATTTGTTTGTTACAATTATATCTGTTTTTATATTTGTAATAATATGAGCAATTGAATATGCATAATAAGTTACTTTATTATAATTACAACATATAATTTTACTTTTATATAGTGATTTAGGCAATGTTGATGTATAAATATAAATGGATGGATCATATTCTTTTACTAAAAAATTTAAAAATTCTTCATTTAATCCTCTAATAGAAATAGTATTATCTTTAATTATGGCTGTACCTTTCATAGTAGGAGATAATTTAAACGATGGTTTTATAAATTTAGAAAACTTATACAGTCTAAGATATACTAATTCATAAATAATATTTTCAGGATAATTTAGTAAAATATTAGTATTTAACTTTTTACAATTAAAAATAGCGTCTATATATTTAAAATATCGCTTATCTATAATTTCATTTTTTAATTCGCGTACGTCTATATTAAAACTTCTACATAATGATGATACTAATAGCATAGAATCCTCATCTTCTAATAGTATAAAACGTATTAGATTAAACAAAATAAGATCTCTAAATGACATCTTTTATATATTTCGTATTTTTTATTATATTTATTGTTTTAGCTTACTTCTTAAGTTATTATCCAACAAATAAGTTACAACTTTCTGTTGTAGAACTAGAAAAGGAAAATAAACGTTTTAAAGAAATTGATAACACATTTCCTGCTAGTTTTAATACTATATTATTTTCAAAAGGTAATACATATACAAAGAGTAACGTTAATACTTATTATAATTCACAATTAAAAACAATAACAGTAAATGTTAATAGTAAAAAACAAATATTTCATTTAGACAATGAAGATGATGTTTATACTTTACTGCCTATTTTACTCCTTAGTAAATGATAGTTTTATCTAATGGAGTAAGAATATTTATTAATAATACTATGCAAAAAGATATATATTTAGGTATTTCAAATTTTGGTTTTGAAAACGATATTGATAATATTTTAGGTATTGCACATTTATTAGAACATATTCTTATTAACTTTGATTCTTCAAAATTTATAGCTAACGCTTCTACAGCAAGAAACTTTATGAGTTTTTGGTGTAAAGCAATTGATCCAAATTTATATAAAGAAGCTATTAAAACTTTGGTATCATGGTTTTTTATTAATAAACAATTAAAACACAAATTTGATTTAAAAAAAATACATAATCACATTATGGAATTAGAAAACGAATATTATTTTAGAAATGAAATTTTACATTGTATGGATCCATTAACATTTTTAGCAGGGGGTGATTTATATAATGGTGGTAGATTGTCAATGATAGATAATTTAAAAAAAGTAGAACAGTTATTGGTTGATAGAATGGAACAAATTACAGGATCTAATATAGTTATTTTTGTTAAAAATATGTCTAAAGATATACTTACTTTATTTAACCACACGTTTGGATCATTACCGTCATGTCCCAATAAATTAGTTATAAAAACACCATATTATAAAAATATAAACGGTAAAGTTGTAATGATGCCATCTCCTTTTTATACAACGATGATTAAAGTTAAATCTACGTTATATAATTTGTTAGCTATATTATCATTATATGAAATTTATCACTTAATTGATTATGAAATTGTAGGAGATTATTTGTATGTAGTATTATCATTTGTAAATGAATATGATTATGAAAATTTTTTAAAAGGAAACTGTAATATTAATTTTAATATTACAAATCCATTATCTTTTAATTTTTCAGATGATTTTTTTATGAATATGTATTTATCATTTCCTTGTATTAAAGATGATATTTTTAATTATTTGTATGACGTAAATACAAATTGTTTAGAATTTATAAAACCATTAGAGATGGAAATTTATAATTCTATTTCTAATGGAGATTATATTGTTATCTATCCTAATTTTAGTCAAACTATGTTTAATACTAGTGATAATCAAAAACATAAATTAGTAGTAATGAATATAAATCATAATAATAATTTTTTAGATAAACACAATCATTGTAATACATTTATAAATTTAATGCGTAAACAAACTACTAATAATATTTTTATAAAATATGACGATATTTCATTATTAAATTATGTTGGATTAACTCTAGCTTATAAATCAAACGTAAAATTATTAAAACGCAAAGAAGGATTAAATGTTAGTCATAATTTTTCATCATCTGATATGTCAACTATTTTAAATTCAGAATCATTTATAAAGTTTACACGATCAAAACCTGCAGCTATGTATCAATATATATTATTATCATTTTTTGTTAGTGGAAACAGTATAGAAGATATTTTAGCTAATAGAGAATCTATTTTAGGAGATAATTCTAAAAATAAAATATTATTTGGAAAACAGACTAAATATGATATAACAACAAAATCTAGCTTTGTAGCAGGTATTATAAAAGGTGCACTGTCTCGAGAATTAATTACAACTATTATGTGGGAACTTAAAAAACAAGGTTTAATATATTCGTTAGAATTTACTAATCTTCAAACTAAAAACACATTTTATATATTTATGTTTACCATATATCCTAAAGAAGTATATAATTATTTCTCTAAAAATAAAAACATAGTAGCTCACTGTTTAGCTGTATCTAATAAAGGAACTATTGAAGATTTTTCTACAATGAAAAAAAATATTATTATTAAACTATCTTAAGATATGGTATAAACATGTGTTCTGTAATCATTAAAATATATTCGTTTAATGGTTTTTTAAACTGTATATTAAATATTTTACCATAAAAAGGTCCAAATAACAATTTACAAGTATGTAAGTACATATTTTTTTGTTTTCGTATTTTTAACACTTTAGCTTTTAAGTCTAAAGAAATAATAGAATTGTATACTGTATCATTCATAATATCATCACGTTCAAAATTATCTAATGCAATAGCATTTTCTCCTCCTTTAGAATATATTTTAGCATATTCTACCATTTTTAAATAATACGATGAAAGTATTTTTGACCACATTTTATCACTAATGTTAAAATTTTCTATATATTCTTGCGTTCTATATAATAAAGACAAATCTGACGGTATAATAAATAAATCTTTTGGTAATGTTAAATTAAATTGTTTAGCGTATAATACATAATTATGTAAATATTCTGAATCTATTCTATTAATAGTTTTCATATTATTAATATCATAAAAATATAAATATGTACCTGGCATAACTCTACCTACTCTTCCTTTTCGTTGATCTCTCATAGATTTAGAAATAAATATTTGTTTACCTCCTAATGGTGCAGGTATAAATACTCTACCCATATCATATATATGAGTTACATTTTTTATAGTAACACTAGATTCTAAATATGGTGTAGATACTATAATTGATACATTAAAAGTTGTATATACTTCGTTTAAAATTTTATCAATGTCGTTAACTTTTCCATGTATAATATAAATATTATAAGGTAAATGAGATTGTAAATATATTTTATACGTTTCACATTGAGCTATAGTAGCTACAAATACAATACCTGAATATTTTGGTTTAGGTGTATATTTTTTAATTGCTGTAACTAAATTTTTTAACTCTTCTTCTAAGTATTTATTTTTATCTCTAAAATCTATTTTATTTTTAATATATACTTCAGATATTTTGTATAATGTATCTCCAGGTATATGAACAAATATAGGGTTAGGTAAAAAGTTTTGTAATCTAGATCTATCATCTTCTAATGTTGCTGTCATTAAAAATAAAGAATCAAGTTTAGATATATGTTTTCTAGATATAGCAATAATTATATCACCTATTTGATCATGTTCATGAACTTCGTCTATTATAACTGTTCCATAATTAAATAATTTTGTTAATGTTAGTTTATGTGTTGCGAATATAATTCCATAACTTTTTGGTTTATGGTTTATAATATCATTAGTTATTGCACCAAATTTTAAATTAATAGGAGATCCATTAATGTGTTTAAATCCTAATGAATTAAGTAATGTATTACTATGTAATTTTACTAATGTAATTCTAGGTAACGATAACACAATTTCTCGTTCTTCAAAAGGTGATATTTTTAATAATGTGCTAAAACCACCAAATAAATAATTAAACCACAATAGTAGTTTAGGAACTTGTGATGTTTTACCTACACCAGTTCCACCTGTTAATACTACAGGATTATGTGACATCCATGCTGAAAATATTTCTACTTGAGCTTTAGGCAACAACGATGCTAGTGGTATTTTAGCAAATGGTAACGTGTTACCAAATATTTCTTTGGATGATTCTATATTACCTACAGAATTTGAAAATATTTTCATAGCATTTCCTCCTTCTATTAATCCTTTTAAAATGTAATCATCAAATGTATCTACATTTACTCCTTGTTTACATTTTATAAAACTATAACATTCAAAACTTATTAATTTATTATCTATTTTAAATTGTTTATTTTTGTTATCTACATAAATGGGCAAATTTATACTATTTAACTCGATTTTTTTAAAAGATTTAGAATTTGTTTCTTTGTTTAATTTTATAATATTACCTTTTTGAACAACATATGCAAACTTCCATCTATGTTTTAATAAAGGAAATACAGTTAATTTAAAACGTTGTTTTTCTAATTTATTCATTGAATCAAATTCATCTTGTGTATAATTATAACTATAAACTGTTACATTATTTGGGAAAAAAAATATATTTGGTAAATTATTATCCATGATAAATGGATAGATATACAGATTTAGTGGTTAGTAAAATACCAGAATTAGGATTTACTAATTTGTTATCATATATATATTCTGTAGCTGGACTATCATCAAGTATAGATATTTCTAAATTTACTACTAACTGTAATGGTTATATAATAGACAAGTTTGATAAATCAAAAACTGCAGGTAAAATAGCATGTGTACCTATTAGTATTTTATTAGAATTAGTTGATAAAAAAATTTTATCTATGCCTAAAATTAATAATGATAGTGTTGAAGCTGAATATATTATTAAAACTGAATTAGTAAAAGATCTTAAAAAAAAATATAATACAGTTGAAAAAGTATTTGAATTAGAAACTAGTATACCTATAGAATATTTTTATAAACCAAAATTAAGAGAAAAAATTTCAAAAGCTATTGATTTTTCACAAATGGATTTACCAACAGATGCGTTAACTAAAAAAGGTTTTATAACAGGAGTTAATCCTAAAATTGTTAAAATGAAAATTGTTCCTGAAAAGAGTGCATGGATGAGTAATAAAAGTATTCATAAATTAGTTACGCAATTTGCATATAAAAGTGAAGTAGATTATATTGGTCAATATGATTTAAGATTTTTAAACTCTGTACCTATATACGAAAAATTTGACACATTTTTACATAAACATGTACTTGCATACGTACTTAAAGAAAAAATTTCAACATCAACAGCTAGATATGTTATGTTTGGATTTTGTTATCTATCACACTGGAAATGTGTTATTTTTGATAAACAAAAATTAATTGTTTGTTTTTATGATTCTGGAGGTAATATACCATCTAACTTTCATCATTATAATAATTTTTATTTTTATTCTTTTTCTGACGGTTATAATTTAAATGAAGAATCATCAGAATTAGATAATTCTAACGGAGATGTTGATGTTTTGTTTAGATTTTTTATGTATTCGTTTAATGCTAAATTAGGATGTATTAATCAAGAAATTAATCAATTAATGGAATCAGAATGTGGTATGTTTATAAGTATTTTTATGATTTTATGTACTTTTACTCCTCCTAACGATTTTAAATCATTAAGAAAAATTTATACATTTTTTAAGTTTTTAGCTGATAAAAAAGTAACACTATTTAAAAGTATTTTGTTTAACTTAAAAGATATAAATATAGATGTAGAACTTGTAGATAATGATGGTATACGAGAATATAAAAAAATGGAAGCGTGGACAAAAAAATCAATAACTGTAATGTATAATAAAATTACTTCAAGTATAAATAATTTACTAAATTTAAATGAATAATTTTATTAAGCAAGCTGCTTCTAAATTATTAAAACCTACTATAAAACTAATTCAAAAAAACGAAAATAAGTCATATAAAGAATGTATAATATCATTTGATTTTGAAGATTTTTATTATTGTAATAATATTATATTTAATAAAAATTTAAATACAGTTGATGATGTTATTAAATCATGGACTATATTAAATTCATTTACGTACGAAAAATATATTTTAAAAGGTTTAATTAAAATAATAAAAAAATATAGTTATATAAACGATATTTATTTTTTACCTATAGGATGGTTAACAGGTACAGGAGAAATACCAACTTCACATGTTGTAATAAAAGTGTTATTAACAGACTATTTTTCGCATTTTAAAAATAAAATTAAAGAATATTTAACATCATATTCTGTATTAAATTTAATTATTCAAACAGATAAAGAATCAGTACTTAAAACTTTTATGTTTCCAGACATCTTACCAATGGCATTAATAACACTATATCCGTTTGATGTAGAATATATATTAATAGTTTTATTTTTTGGAACATGTGATGAAAGTTATTGCGGTATTACTTATATAACATCTAAAGATATGTTATCAACAGTTATTGAGATATTAAAACCTATAACAACTGAAATTAATGTAATATGTGATGATATTACAAAAACATTTACGGTAAAATATTCAGATTCTTCACAAGTAGAAAAGTTTCCTTCAACAACATTAATTCCTATATGTGAAATTATAACACCCTTTAATAATGATAAATTTTTTATTCCTCAAAAAATACAACCTGTAAATATTAGTACGTATATATCAAAAAAAATAGTATCTTTAATAGACTTACCATCATATGTAGATATTAAATGTATATCAAAAAATGGAGTTGATTATATTACTCATATAAATACAAAAAAATTAAAAACTGTATTAATAATAGCAAAAGATGATTTTTTAAAAGATGTTATTTTTTCTGGCACATTTAAAAAAGAAAATTTAATTTGGAAAGGAGCATATACGTATAGGATTATTGAATCAAATTTTATAGTACCCGAACTTAAAGTTTCTAATAAAGGGAAACGATATGTTAAAAAATATACATATAATAATTCTACATTTACAACAAAAACTGGATCATATATAGTGTAAGGAATTTTTATTTATAAATGGCTCTATCTAGCAAAGAAGTAGTTTATGCTATTATAATAACTATTTTGATGTTACTTATGATTGTTTCTGGTAGTGCGTTAATGTTTAAATCATTAGCTCCATATAGAGTAATGCAAATGAAATCTTTATCATTTATGAGAGTATTAACAATATTAGAATATATTGCTATTTTTATTTTTGTACCTGGTACAATTACTATTTATTCAGCATATATACGATCTTTATTTGTATAAAAATTTAAAAAAAATGTAATTCACTTAAACTAGTCAATGATGTTTGTTATTAAACGTAATGGCAAAAAAGAAAACGTTATGTTTGATAAAATTACTTCAAGAATACAAAAATTATGTTATGGACTTTCTTCATTTGTAGATGCTATTCAAATTACAATGAAAGTTGTTCAAGGTTTATATAGTGGTATTACTACTGTAGAACTAGATAATTTAGCATCAGAAATTTCAGCTACTATGACTACAAAACATCCAGATTATGCAGTTTTAGCAGCTAGAATAGCTATTTCTAACTTACATAAAGAAACTAAAAAAAATTTTAGTGATGTAATAATTGATTTATACAATTATATAAATCCTTATACTAATAAACATGCACCTATGGTATCAGAAACTGTTTATAATATAGTAATGGAAAATAAAGATATTTTAAACTCATCTATTATATATGATAGAGATTTTTCATATAATTATTTTGGATTTAAAACATTAGAAAAATCGTATTTGTTTAAAATCAATAATAAAATTGTTGAACGTCCTCAACACATGATTATGCGGGTATCTTTAGGTATTCATGGTAATGATATTGATGCAGTTTTAGAAACATATAATTTACTATCTGAAAAATGGTTTACACATGCATCTCCAACATTATTTAATTCTGGCACAGCAAAACCTCAAATGTCTAGTTGTTTTATTTTAACTATAAGAGAAGACAGTATTGAAGGTATTTACGATACTTTAAAACAGTGTGCTCTTATATCAAAAACAGCGGGTGGAATAGGTTTAGCTATTAGTAATATCAGAGCAACTGGAAGTTATATTAGCGGAAATGGTACATCAAATGGTATAGTTCCTATGTTGAGAGTATTTAATAATACATCTAGATATGTAGATCAAGGAGGTAATAAACGACCAGGAGCTATAGCTATATATTTAGAACCGTGGCATGCTGATATATTTGCATTTTTAGATTTACGAAAAAATACAGGTAATGAAGAACTTAGAACAAAAGATTTGTTTTTAGCTCTATGGATATGTGATTTATTTATGGAACGTGTTAAAAATGACGAACATTGGTCGCTTATGTGTCCTAGTGAATGTCCAGGTTTAGTTGATGTATGGGGTAAAGAATTTAATAATTTATATATACATTATGAAAATAATAAAAAATATAAAACACAAATTTCTGCTAGAAAATTATGGAAAGCTATTATTGAATCTCAAATTGAAACAGGTACTCCGTATATGCTTTATAAAGATGCTTGTAATAAAAAGAGTAATCAACAACATCTAGGCACTATTAAAAGTAGTAATTTGTGTACAGAAATTGTAGAATATACATCATCTGATGAAATAGCTGTATGTAATCTTGCATCTATTGCATTAAATAGATTTGTAAAAAATAAACAATTTGATTTTATTAAACTTAAAGAGATTACAAAAATTATTGTAAATAATCTCAATAAAATTATAGATAATAACTATTATCCATTGAAAGAAGCTAAATATTCTAATTTACGTCATAGACCTATTGGTATTGGTGTACAAGGATTAGCAGATACTTTTATATTGATGAGATATCCTTTTGAAAGTGATAAAGCACAATTGCTTAATAAACAAATTTTTGAAACAATATATTATGCTGCATTAGAAGCTAGTTGTGAATTAGCAAAAAAATATGGTACGTATGATACATATATAAATTCTCCAATTAGTAATGGTATTTTACAATATGATATGTGGAATGTTACGCCTACAGATATGTGGAATTGGGATGAATTAAAATTAAAAATAGCACAACATGGTGTAAGAAATAGTTTATTAATAGCACCTATGCCTACAGCAACTACAGCACAAATTTTAGGAAATAATGAATCAATAGAACCATATACTAATAATATTTATACTAGACGTGTATTATCTGGTGAATTTCAAATTGTAAATTCTCATCTATTAAAAGATTTGTGCGAGTTAAATCTTTGGAACGATGATTTAAAAAATAAACTTATTTTACATAATGGCTCTGTTCAAGATTTAGATGTTCCTGAAAATATTAAACAACTATATAAAACTGTTTGGGAAATACCACAAAAAACAATTTTAAAAATGAGTGCAGATCGTGGAGCATTTATAGATCAAAGTCAATCTCTTAATATTCATATCGCAGAACCTACTTATTCTAAACTAACAAGTATGCATTTTTACGGATGGTCTTTAGGACTAAAAACAGGAATGTATTATTTGAGAACAAAGCCAGCTTCTCAACCTATTCAATTTACAGTTTGTTATAGAGATAATAAAGACTGTACATCATGTGGATCATAATTTTTTTAAAAATGAAATATTATCTTATAAAATTTAAAACTCAATAATTAAAATGCGTAAACACGTAGTACAAAAACCGGCAGTTTCTTCAGTAAATAAAAAAACAGATAATGAAAACAAAACAAATACATGTGCTAGTGTTATTGAATTTACTAAATCATTGTGTAAAAGTACTAATAAATATATTGATTCTGTAACTTTAATTGCTTCTCAATATCCTACATGTTCAAATATTAATATTAAACTAACTAATGATTTGTCATCAAAAATGACTTCAACATTTATTGTTGTAGAAGGTGAAACAAAAATATATAAAAAAAAAAATGATGCTAAATCTGATCCATTCTTTGTAAGAATTAAACCTAATGCTATAAGTCCATTGATGTATCAAATGTTGGAACATATTTATAGTAATATTAGAGAAGGTGTTAGAGTTCCACCAAACTTAGCTAATCTACAAATTAGTGAATTTGTAGAAAAAACTTTTGTTGGAGATTATATGTACATTAATAAGTTGGGAGGAGCAGTTGTAGAATATACATCTCCTGGTAGTAAATCAATTACGATGTCTATTACTGATGAATTAGAACAATTGTCAAAAAGAGATAGACAAATGGCTAGAATTATTATTACTCCTATTGTATTTTATAAAAATGGCTTAGATGTTAAAGTTACATTTGCTCTTAAAAAGTTAATTATTGAGCGCGAATTTAGTGCAAATGTTATTGATGTTGATGGATCTAGTGGAAAAGTTTCAATGTCAGAAAGTGGTGAAGAAGATATTGTTAGAGGATTAGGTCTTATGGACACGTGTGATGATGTATGTGATGAAGACAATGTAGAAACAAGTTTATTTAATGTATAAATGGATAAATTGTATGCATCTATATTTGGTGTTTTTATTTCATCCGCAGATGAGGACTTTAATGAATTTATTGATGTAGTTAAATCTGTTATAAGTGATGAGCCTGTAAAATGGAAATCTAATTGTACTTCATCGTCTAAATATTGGATAATTTTATTTATTATAGTATTAGTTGTTATATTTTTATGTTTTTTGTATTTAAAAGTTATGCGAGTTAATTAAATGGTGGACGAAGATCAGCTTGTTTTAAATAGTATTAGTGCTAGAGCTCTTAAATGTTATTTTACAACTAAATTTAATGAAATGGTTGATGAATTAGTAACAAAAAAATATCCACAAAAGAAAAAAGCACAATCAAAACGACCTGAAACACGTATTCCTATTGATCTTATTAAAAAAGAATTTGTTAAAAAATTTTCACTAGATCAATACACTGATGGTGTATTGGTTAGTCTAATTAATAGTTTAGTTGAAAATAATTACTTTACAACAGAAGGTAAACTAAATAAAAGTGCCTGTGAAGAACTAGTTTTAACAGAAACAGAAAAACGTATTTTGGATAAAATTACACCATGTTCGCCATTATATATTGACATTAGTGACGTTAAAACACTTTCTACTAGACTTAAAACTAGTGCTAAAGAATTTGAATATAATAATGTTGTGTATAAACTACAAGCAGATAAAATTGAAGATCTTATTAATCAACTAGTTCAAAATAAAGTAATTAAACTAGATGAAAAATGTTCTGTTAAAGATAGTGTATACAATATTCCAGAGAATTTAGTTTTATTGTTTAAAACTAGATTGTTTAAATCTCCGCAAGTAAAAGATAACGCTATTACAAAAACTAGATTGTATGATTACTTTAATAGAGTTACTAAACCAGATGAAACAAAAATTTATGTTATTTTGAAAGATCCAAAAATTGCAGAAGTGTTAGAAGTTGATACTGTTAAACATGGTTCATTTTTGTATACTAAACATAGTATGTTAATTAATGCAATTTCTTCTAATGTTGATAGATATTCAAAAAAATTTCAAGAATCATTTTATGAAAAAATTGCAGAATTTATTAAAGATAATGAAAAAGTAAATGTTTCTAAAGTTATTGAATGTTTAATTGTTCCTAATATTACTCTAGAATCTTTTTAAATAAATGATTGTTTTTGTAATGTTTATAATATTTTTTATTTTTTGTAGTTGGTTAGCTATATCGTTTTTAAAACCATATATTAATAATAATAATAATAATAATTTATAATATAAATGGCTCAAAAATTTGTTACAGACAAAATTAAAGAAGATAGAATTACATTATTTATTAAAGAAGGATGTCCTTTTTGTAAAAGAGCTATTGATTTTCTTACACAAAGACAATTTAGAAAATACAAACTAAGTATATATGATATAGCTGAATTTAAACAAGAACATGAACTACGAGATTATTTTTATACTTCAACTGGTGCAAATACAGTACCAAGAATTTTTATAGGATTAACATCAATAGGTGGATATAGTGATATGATAGAACTATATCAAACTGGTGAATTATATGACATGATTAGTGTTGCTAAATGTTAAAAATAAAAAAATGAAATATGACTATATATTATCGTTCACTACATTAACTGTGAAAAATGTTGATGTATCCAAAGCATGTTAGAAAAGCTTTAAAAAGTCTTATTAAACATAAATTATGTATAGATAAAGTTTCTATAAAGCATGCTCGTATTTTGTTAGAATTTGGATTGCATGGTTCTTTACCTTCTAGTTTATATAATGAAGCTATATCTGTAGATGTTTATAATGTTAGATTTTTACCACCTAATGAAGTTAAAGTAAAAGATATAATTATAGCGCTTCAACATTCTCAAATTATAGATTCAAGATTGTGTAACGCTGTTTTAATGCATAGAAAAGAACTATTAACATCTGGTTTAAGAGTAGTAAAATTAATGTTAGAAAGTAACTTACTTACATCTGATGATATTAAATGGATTTTAAAAGAAAAACTTGCACCTGTTGCATATATGCTAAAAATAGAACCTAAAATAGCTGCTTCTTATATGAAATTATCTAAAGATGAATTAGTTGATGTACTAACGTCTATATCTCAAGATATGTGGGAATACTTATATGATAAAATAGATTTAGACTTAGATTCAGTGTTATATGCATCTAATATGTTTAATGCACCTCCTTTACATAAATCATTGTTAAAATTAACTTCTGAATCTGTAGCTATAGATTTAGTTAAAAAATATCCATTTAAAAATGTAATTTCTTTTATTAATGCTAAAATAAAAGTTAGTGATAATTTTATTGTAGAAATGCATAATCTTGTTAAACAACATTTTCCTAAACTATTACATTTTATTAATGATGTATTATTATTATCATGTAGTCGTGAAAATCTTATTAAAGAATATGGAATAAAATGTACAGCAATGTTTTCTATGGTTATTCCAATTAATTTAAGTACGTTAACTGAAGAAGAAGAACTATTCATTGAAGAAAATATATCATTTTATGATATTAATTGTAGAAATTTTGCTTTAAATTTTAGAACTAAAATTATGGAAACAAAAAACAAAGTTATTACTATGAAATCAGGTGATGTAGCTTTAATACGATCTGTTTCTAGTAGAGCATCTATTAAATCATTAAAATATAAAACTTCTATTAGACGACGTACTACTAAAGTAATTAATGTTAAAAACACAATAGAAGATATTTTAATGCATATAGATACATCTAAAAAACGTCAAAAAGTAAAACAATCAGATGTAGAAAAAATTTTATCTGTATTTAGATTAGATCCATGCGCTGTTAGAAATGTTTTGTTATCTACTGCTAATACTAAAACTAAAATTATGGCACTAAATATAATTAAAAACTGGAAATCACATTCGTTGTCTTTAACATCTACTTTTACAAACTTTGGAGGTTTAATAAACATGGACATGTTAGATACTATTTCCACTAAAATATTGTACAATTATAAAAATTTGTTTACAAAAATAACAAATTATACTATAACTGACATTAGTAAATGTAATTGTGAAAAATGTGATGATGTAGTTTATAAAACTTTGCGTAGCAAAAATATTAGCATTGATGCAGAAACAACAGATGACGAACTTATGATGTGTTTATTTGATTTAATTAGATTAGCTATTCATGGACAAATAAATCCAAATTTAATTGGTATCGCAGGTTGGGGTCCTTTAATTAATTTGTTAATAGGTCAAAAAATAATTAATATTGATATTAAAAAAATTGTAGAAAATGAAATTGTTCTTATAGAACAAAATATTATGTTGTCAGGAAATGAATTAGTAGATTCTTTAATTTCTATAGCTGACAGTCCAGCATATATAATGAGTGACACTATTTTTACAAATCAACTTAATGACACTCATACAAAAGTAATTTTGTTTTTTAACATTTTAATTGAGTATATGTTATCATTTGCTATATTAAGAGTTGATGTACTTCAACAAACTACAAATATTAGAGAATTTATGTTTAAAATAGTTAATACAGTTTTAGAAGCAGCAGGTATTTACTTTTGTCAAATGAGAATTAGTGAATATATTGAAGATGAATTATATGATTTAATTGAAAAAAGTACAACACCTAGTCATTTAACACATTTAATGTTAAGAGTTATTTTAATAATATTAGAAGACATAAATGATAGAACTTGTTAATATTTTTTTAGAAACAGATAATGGTAGAGTTAAACTTAAAGTAAATGAATATGATTTAGAAGAATGTGAAGCATGTATATCTACAAACATAGTTCATAAAGCTGTAGAAAAACTTGTTTATGTTTTAAGTAGTTATTTTTTTATCGAAGAATCTATATTTTATTTAGCTATTAAAAATAACGACATTTTTATTTTTAAATGTGATAAAGGTACTATTTCTATAATTAACAATGAATATTTTGTGTTTGATGAAAGTTTATTTTTTACAGATCAATATAATAAAATTACTGGTATAGAATTTATAGTAACAGAATCTATGCCTTGTAAAATTAAGCCACGAAATAATATTTCTATAAGTGCTACTGCTAATAATCATAAATTTTATGATGGATTAAGTTTACACTAAAGGTTTAACTTTAGTAATATTTATTTTATAAACTGGATCTGTTGCTAAATTATTAAACAATGTTATAAAAAAATAATAAATAAAATTTAAATCAGATGATGACATAACATTGTTATCACTTATTGCTTTTTTTGCATGTACTTGACATGCAGGACATGGTAAATTATCAATAATAGTATATAATTTTTTTTTACATTGTTCTATATCACCATCTTTTGATGCTTTTGTAATAACAATAAATATTACAGTCCAAACTGCACGTCCCCAGTGTTTAGGTTTCATTTAAATGAAAATATATTCTATAATTATTTTAAATGGATATACGTTGTATTAACTGGTTTGAAAGTAGAAGAGAACAAAGATTTATATTTTTAAAATCTAGAACAAAAAATGGAGAAACTATATTTATTAGATTTCCACATTACTTTTATTATGTAGTTGCTGAAAATACATATAAATTATTAACACCACCTCCATATAAAGCAAAAGAAATAGGAGATATGGATATTATTAATATAGATGAAATTGTTAGTTATAATGTTGATATACCACAAAGAAAACAAAAAACAAAAAATATGTGGTTAATACAAGAATTAAAAGCTAGATCTATTACTAAAACATTTATGAATGAATTTCTTAATATTACATGGTTCTTTATAGCTAATAACTTATTACCAAATGGTTGTTATCACTTAGATGAAAATCAATTAAAAAAATTAACACCAAATTGCTATCATTGTGAAGAACCATTAAATTGTTTTACAGCTATAGAATCGTTTGAAGTGTCTAGATCATATTTATTTTTAGATATTGAATGTCATTTTGATAAAAAGTTTCCGTCAGTGTTTATAAATCCCGTATCACATATTAGTTGTAATTATATTGATCTTAATGGTAAAGAGTTTAAATTTACTTTAATAAACAAAAATATGTTAACAGAAAACGAAATAAATATTGCTATTAATAAACGAAATTATAAATATATATTAAATATAACTGAAATGGATTATACTGTTGATTATACATTATGTAGCGAAGTATTAATGTTACAAATTATAAAAAAAATATTAGAACAAACTTTTGATTATATTGTTACTTTTAATGGACATAACTTTGATTTTAGATATATTTCAAATAGATTAGAACTTTTAACTGGTGAACGAATTTGTTTTAAATCTCCTGACAAACAAGAAACTGTATATATGTGTATATATGAACGAAATTTGTCAAATCATAAAGGTATTGGAGGAATGGCTAATATTACATATCATATTAATAACAATAATGGTACTATATATTTTGATTTATATACATTTATTCAAAAATCTGAAAAATTGGATTCGTATAAACTAGATTCTATATCAAAAAATGTGTTTAATTGTATGTGTAAAATAACTAAATATGATGGTGTAATGTGTACATTTGAAGGTAATAATACTACTGACATACCAGGAATGGCAACATCTTTTGCTAAAGTTTTAACAACAGGTAATTATGTTATGATAGGAGATGATGTATGTAAGATTATTAATAAAACTATAAACGAAAATGGTTTTACAATTACGTTAAAATATAAAAAACCTATTAATGAGAGCGAATTATATAATATTTCATTTGGTAAAGATGATGTTGATTTATCTCAAATGTATAAAAATTATAATTTAGATATAGCTATAGAAATGGCTAATTATTGTATTCATGACGCATGCTTATGTAAATATTTATGGAACTATTATGGTGTAGAACAAAAAACTGATGCAGGAGCAGCAACATACGTATTACCACAATCTATGGTATTTGAATATCGAGCTAGTACAGTTATTAAAGGTCCTTTGTTAAAATTGTTGTTAGAAACTAAAACTATTTTGTATAGAACAGAAAAAAAGAACAAATATCCATTTGAAGGAGGTAAAGTATTTGCACCAAAACAAAAAATGTTTATTAATAATGTATTAATTTTTGATTATAACAGTTTATATCCTAATGTATGTTTATTTGGAAATTTATCACCAGAAACATTAGTTGGTGTAGTTGTTAATACAAATAAGTTAGAATCAGAAATAAATTATCAAAATTTGTTATTAAAATATCCAGCACCTAGATATATTTTAATACATTGTGAACCACGATTGCCTAATTTAATTTCTGAAGTAGCTATATTTGATAGAAAAAAACAAGGTACTATACCTAAACTTTTACAAAAATTTTTAACTGAACGAGCAAGATATAAAAAGTTAATGAAAAATACTAAAAATTCTACAGAAAAAGCTATTTATGATTCTATGCAATATACTTATAAAATTGTAGCAAACTCTGTATATGGATTAATGGGTTTTCGTAATAGTGCATTATATTCATACGCGTCTGCAAAAAGCTGTACAGCTATTGGTAGACAAATGATAACGTATTTAGAATCTGTATTAAACGGATCTAAGTTAGTAAATGGTAAGTATTATTTAGCAAATAATCCAACAAATCCATTTTTTGATGACGGAAGAGATCAAAGCACAGAATTTGTTTTATCAGTAAGTTTGCCAAATTCGTTTAATTTTAGAAGCGTATATGGAGATACAGATTCTGTATTTGTAGAAATAAATTCACAAGATGTAAAAGTATGTATGGAAATAGCTAAAGAGCTAGAACGTATTATTAATACAAAAGTATTATTTGAAACATTTAAAATAGAATTTGAAGCTATTTATAAAAATCTTATTATGCAATCTAAGAAAAAATATACAACTATGAAATATCCAGCAGGTTGTGATCCTAATTCTATTCCAGAACGAATTAATAAAGGTACTAGCGAAACTCGTAGAGATGTTTCTAGATTTCATAAAGAAATGATTAAAACATATAAAACAAGAATTTCACATGCTTTATCTGAAGGAGTACAAACACCGTTACAAGTATGTGTAGATGTTTTAACTTCTTTAGAAAATGATTTACGTATAGAATTTGATCTTAGATCAGCACCATTAGAATTATTCTTATTGAGTAGAACACATCATTGTAATTACAAATCTGCTGATAATCCTAACATGTTTTTAGTAAATGAATACAATAAAAATAACTCAGAAGTTATCGAAATAGGTGAACGCTACTATTTTGGTTATATATGTGATAAAGATATGCCATGGCAAAAAAAATTAGTGAATATAAAAACTTATGAAAGAATCATTGATAGAGGTTTTAAAATGAAGACAAATGAACGTATCTTTTATGAAGTTTATTTTAAAAGATTAGCTACAGAAATTGTAAATTTACTAGATAATAAAGTATTAGCAACATCATTTTTTGAAAGATTGTTTGGAAATAAACCTGTTTTTTATAATTAAACTAAAATTATATTTTTTTTTGATAAATTTAATTTTTCCATTAAATATTCAACAGCGGGTGTTATTTTTGTTGTTATACTTAAACCTGGTACATAAAAAGCTAAAAACATTAAAACTGGATCATATTTAGTAAGATGTAATATAGCGCTTAAATTTGCCAATAGTTCATAGTCTGATGATGGTGTAGTAACAGACAATCCAGGATGATATATTTTATTAGTTCCTGTAGGTAGCTGCATAGTATATGTAGTAATATCTTTTAATCTGCTAAATAAAGGTTTATAATCTCCACCGTGATGAAAATATTTAGCTAAAATTATATGTGCTTCATTTGTAGTAAATACATTACTAAACAAAGTATGCTTTGTAATATCAAATTGTGTAGTTTTAAACCAAAATAATATATTATATATAGGCATAGATGTTAATAATAAAAAGCTTATAAACTCATTAGTTGGTAATAAAGAAAAATTTCGTAAATAATTTACATATTTTCCAGAAAATGATCCATTAGAAATAAATTCTGTATTAATTTTTTTTTCGTAAAGTGGAATAGGTCCTTTGTATAAATCAAGCATAAATTCGAATTTTTTTAACAAATTTAACGTTATAGGATAATATTCTGTTACATCTAAATTAGCATATTTACTAGACCATATTGCTGTTTCTGGTATCCACCCATATGCATATTCGTGATATAAATATGTATTTTTCATTAAAGGGCTTAATTCTCTTGTAAAATATGTTTTTTGATCTACAGCTAATTTTTTAGATACTTCATAAACATCTGGTGTTAATATAGCTGCCATATTTAAAGTTATTATTTATTTTATTATGTTCTACCGTGTTTTATTACTTGTATAATATATTTTTTATCATTAGTGGTAAGATGACAACTTTTATCTAAAAACGCTTCTACGTGATATAAGTTATCTCTTAAAAACTTTTGAAATATAACTATTAGTGATATATTAAAGCTAGCAAGTATAGTTTTAATTAATGCTGGTAATATACTTGAATTATATTGTATAGAATATTTAACAAATGTTGATAAATCTTCTACACATTTTAAATGTGATAAAATACTAACTATAATATCATTATTATAATTTGGTAATATTAAACCTAATTGTGCTAATTTACTATCTAAATAATATTTTAAAATATTTTTACTAAATAAATTTTCTTTTTTATTTTCTGGTATTTGAGAAAGTTTTGTTAAAATACCGTTATATAAAATATTAGGATCATTTTCTTTTAAAAATTTATATGTATTGTATTCTTTAATATAATATTCTGTACTTTCATTATAAATTTGACAAGGTTGCATTTTTTCCATTTCTAATAAGTCTAAATCTATAGTTTCATATATTATATTAGATATATATGTAGAATTTATTTCTAAATCATCAAATCGTTTAACTTTAAGAGGATCTGTATTAAACAACGATAGTACATTTTCTACATTAAAATATTTTGGATCTATACTTGCAACGATTTTAAATAAATCGTCATAAAATGTTCGAGCGCTTATAAACGTTTTACCGTTAATAAAATTTTCTTTATATAAGCCAATAAAATATTTTTTCCAATCTTCATCTTCTGAATCAATAATGGATAAAATATCACCAGGAACATCGTATATAATTTGTAGTAATATAGATTTTAAATAATTTTCTGTTTCGAACATATATACTAATTTTAACATATTTTTATTAACTCTACCTTGTTTAATTTCTAAATAAATATAACTTAATATTTTATCATACATAGTAACAGCATTTTTATTTTCGTATATATTAGAATCAGATGCAATTTCATCATTTAACCAAATCCAATAACTAGATTTTGTTTTGTCTGGATAAATATAATCTTTAAATTTTTCTGTCATATCACTGTTAATGATTCTACCTGATTTTTGAAATAATGTATATATATCTTGATTATCATTATCTTTAAATTCTAGTCCTGTATCTTGTTTATTTAAATATGCCCATATCATTAATCTGATAACATCTAAACGTTTTACAGTTTTAAATGTTGTTTTTTTAAATAATTTATAATAAATAATTTCCATATCTTGAATAGGTTCATCGTGATAAAATAATGGATTTAAAGAAAGATCATAATTAACACCAATAATTTCATTAAATGATTTAGCATATTTAATAACTTCTAAAAATTTATCATCTTTTAATAAATCTCCAACAATTGTTTTATATGTTTGAATAGCATTACTAAATGCTGTATAATTTTTTGTTAACGCTCTAACATAAAGTGATGGTATATCAAATGATTGTTTTAAAACAGTATCATACACATCGCAACACTTTACCATATGAAGAAAAACATAAAAATTTGTATTATTTAACATATCTTTATTAATAATTTGTTTTGGAAAATTAGTAATTAAATATTTTAACGCCAAAACATGATTTAATGTAAAGTTAGATATTTTATTTAACGCATCCTCTTTTAAAAAATCAATATTGTTATCTATAGTATATATTAAATATTTTCGTCTAATAAAATCCATTCTTAAACAATATTTGTATGTAATAGTATTTATTTATAGTTTATACGTATTTAAAAACATTGTTTTTATAATTTAAAATTGTTGTATTTTGATATTTAAAACTATTACTTATTTTTAATATTGAAATAAAATAATAAACATTTTTGTTATTTAACATATTAGTTATAAATGGAAAATATAACAGAAAATGAATACTCGTCTTATAATAATATGGCAACATTACAAGAAATTAGAGATATAGTAAATAAATATATATCAAATAAAGATATTGTAGAAAAGTTATTTAATTGGGCAACAGATAAAGCAGAAAAATACTTTATTAAAAATATAAACAATACAAAAACAAATATAGAAGAAACAAAATTTGATCCTAAAAATAATATAGGTATAGAATATTCTAAAGATAGTAAAAATAAATTATCTTATAGAAACAAGCCACTTATTTTAACAAATGTTAAATATTCAGATTTATGTAACATGATTAGAATAACTAGCGGCGTAGAAAAAGAAATTTTAAGATATTTGTTATTTGGTATAAAATGTATAGAAGCAGGAGCTGATTATAACATAGATGTATTACAAGATTTAGATTATGAAAAATATTTTAATGTTTTAGATGTAAAATATAATATACCATGTCCTGCGTGTAAAAGTAAAAATACAACACCTATGATGATTCAAACTAGAGCAGCAGATGAACCTCCTTTAGTACGCCATGCATGTAGAGATTGTAAAAAACATTTTAGACCACCCAAATTTAGAGATTTTGATTATAAAACATATAAAAAAGAAGACACTTTAGATGATGCACCATCTCCTCCAGATTCACCTACTCCGCCATCACCTATTGAAGATTTAATTATTTCACAAAATGATGATTATAATCCTCCAGAATAAAAATTGATAATATAACTTAAATTTTTACACACTAATATGGAGGGTGTTCTCACTATTAGTTACAAAAATGTTGTCCAACAGGTTAAAGATTATCTTAATTCATTACGTGGACAAAAAAGCACATGTTTTAAAATTTCAAAGTTTTTAGGTATAGATCAAAACTGTGTATATATGGCTCTTGACAAACTTAAAAATGAAAACATTATTTGTTATTATTACGAAGATGAAGATGATGTACTATATGTATATTTGCCTAAGTTTGATAAAGATAAAGCTAATGAATATGAAAAATTAATTATAAAAGAAGATCATGAAGATAAAACTACAGACATTGGTTTTATAAATAATGATGATGACGATGATTATAGTTATGATTATGGTACTTATACGTATGTAAATTTTACTAAAGAATCTCGTTTACATAAACAGTGTACTAGTGATTTAACTAAGTTATTTATGGATAAAGTTTCACATGAACAATATAACTTGTGGAAAAATCTAAATTGTTACGACACTCTCGATGAGTATTGTAAATTTACAGATAGATCTTATCTAGTATCTGTATTTTGTGACTATTATGGAGGAAATAACAAAAATCTATATCATGCGAGGGTTATTATTAATTATTCTGATAAATTAAGTGATGAACTAAATTTTATTGTATGTAAAACTATGTTCGGAGATACTAAAGAAGAAGCATCGAAAAATGCTGTACAAGCAGTTATTAACTTTTTATTTAGTATGTTTTGTTAATTTTTTTAAAAAATACAAATTTAAATATAACTAAAATAGCGCGTCGTTACAACAACAATGTTGTCTATTAATGCTATTAAAGATAGTTTTAATGACAATAATAGTAAAACAATTACAGAAGCATTTTATAATCTTAAACTAAATGAAGCGCTAAGATATATTTTAATTAATTTGCATCCACAACAATTACCTAAAAAGTGGTATACAGAAATAGTAGAAGTATGTGCTACAAAATTATATTTATTTAAACCTCAACATATACTATTTACTGATTTAGTTTCTATTCTAACATATCAAAAAAATATATCATTGTATGCAAATCATATAAATTTTTTCAAAAATGATATATTAATGCACTGTTCAAGTGAAATTATTACAAAATGTATAGAATATTTAATTTTGTCAGACGATGATATTAGATTATTAAAAGATAGATTTAGTTATAAAGAATTAGAGTATTTTCTTACATATATTAATGAAGATAGTATATTGTCAATGAATTATATTTTTAACGAAACTTTAACAGAAAACATATTTATTAAAAATCATTACATGTATGAATGTTTATACGATCATCAAACGTATTCAGTTACGTTTCTTCAAGAAATGTTATATAAATATGGTATAGTTCCAAATAATATAGGTATAATTGATTTTATATCGAAAGAAATTGTAATAGAAATTTTAATAGCCTGTAAAGAAGAAAAAGATATTATAAAATTTATTGATATGTTGGACGAAGATATAAAAACTAGTGAAGTTGTACAAAATTTTGTTATTGATAGAGTAATGTCTAGTAATTGTGCTAATTTGTTTAAATTTTATATATCAGAGTATTTATTTGATCAAAGAGATAAGTTTGGAATTTTTCAAAAAATATTTTTTGATATAGATGATGATATTACAAAGTATAAAAATATTTCTAAACAATATTTAGAAACTATATGTAATAATATTGATAGATATGAATCACATTTAGAGTATATAGTTAATTATATTATTCAAAATAATTATATAGATTTATTAGCATTAATAATAAACTCTATACCAAAGTCAATACTTACAGAAGAATTATGTATACGTATAGTTTGTGATTCAAAAATAAAAGTAAGTGTGTGTTCATTACCTATACATTCTTCTCTTGTTATGACTGTTTGTAAACAAATGAAATATGTTGATATGGTAGAGTTTTTAGATACTTTAGACATTAATCTTTTAATAGAAAAAGACGTAGAGTTAATAACCGATTATACGTTTACAACTAATTGGTTTAATAAATGTAATGAACTAATAAACGTATACATAAAAAAATATAAATTTAGTCCATTAATGATGAAAAAGCTAATGTTTGACTATCCATTAACATTAGAATCAAGTATGTATTTACTAAACACAATTGAATTACAAAAAGAAATTAGTACATTTTATCCAAATATAGCATCTTCTTTTATATACTTATTAAACAATAAGTATAAACTCAAACAAAAAAGAATTCTTAATAAAAATGTTGATATTCCATGTAAGAAGTTTAATAAGGATTATAAAACTATTTTATTAAAACCAGATTCAAAAGAATTAAAATCAACTATATTAATTAGCAATATTCCTGATTTATATACATGTGTTATGGAAGATATATCAAAAGTAAAAACAAAAGAAGGATGTTGTATACAATTTAAACCATCTACAAAAAAAATAATGTCAGATTATGAAAGAATTAAAAAACAAATTTATGATATTGCAAAACTAGCATCATATGGACTTTACTATATATCTAATGTTTATTTACCTAATTGGGTTCCTATTGTAAATGTTATTAATGGTAAACCATACACACATCCTACTAGAATTGAACATTGTGTTATTTTAGATATATCACCTGGTGATTTTATAGAATTTAACTATCTTGGTCAAGAAACATTTAATATTTATAATTTAACAGAACCTATGTCTAATTATCATGCAGCAATAAATTCATTAATTAGTGTATTGTTTATATATATAGTAATAGGTTCTGTTAAATATTGTAAAATAAAATTAGAAGATTTTATTAGTTCTATTATAGATAGCTTTTGTACAGGAATGAAAATAAATGAAATAATTTACGAAGATATAACAGATGTTTGCAAAGAAATAAATAATTTAAAATCTTACGCATCAGATTCTAGTTTTATGTTTATTAAAAAAAATACATTAGTAAAGACGTTAGAATTGTGTGAAAAGGTTTGTATAGCTATTATATTAGATAATAATTAGAGTTTTAAATCTTAGGATGGCAACAACAAATATAATTGCAATAACGTTAGAAAATTATTTAGCTAGACAACCTACTGTTAACGAATATCATATGTTAAAATCACAAATAAAAACAATACAAAGAATATTAAAATTTAATAAAGATGTTTTTATATCACTAGTAAAAAAAAATAAAAAAAAATTTTTTTCAGATATAAAAACAACTCCATCAGATATTAAAAATAGTATTTTACAATATTTTACTAAACAACATAATGTAACTAGTATAGGTAAACTTTATACTATTATAGAGTTACAAAATTTATTAGTTACTACATACACTAATATTTTAGGTGTATTAACGATTAAACAACCAGATATTGTACTTTCACAAGTAGTTATGGATACTACAGCTATGAAAAAACTAGCTGCAAATGCTTTAAATTCTATGAATGTAGCTAATATAACAGAAAAAGTTATGGGACGTCATAACGTTTCTTTATTAGTTGATGATGTAAATAAATTAATAGAAGAATATTTACGACGTCATAATAAAACATGTATATGTTATGGATCATATTCACTATATTTGTTAAACTCTGAAATAAAATATGGAGATATAGATATTCTTCAAACTAATTCTAGAACATTTTTAATTAATTTAGCATTTCTTATAAAATTTATAACTGGAAATAATGTAATTCTTATTAAAGTTCCTTATTTAAAAAACTATATGGTGTTAAAAGATAAAGATGAAAATCATATTATAGATAGTTTTAATATTAGACAAGATACTATGAATATGGTACCTAAAATTTTAATCGATAATATATACATAGTTGATCCAGTTTTTCAATGCATGGCTATGCTAAAAATGTTATCACAATATGATAGATTAGAAGATTTAGCCAAAAATCCAGATAAACAAACTATTAGATTAGCTACGTTATTAGAATATATACGCTGTAAATATGGAATAGTTTTTAACGGTAACAGTAATAATATGCCTATGAAAGCTATATTAGACAAAACAAATAGGATTATAACTGTAGATACAAGTAAATATAATTTTAGCTATATAAAAGCGTATATATATTTAGATGAAATATCACTAACTAGCGATATATTAGATTTAAATGCAAACGATTCTATAGATTTTGAAAATGTTACAAATTCTATATTTTTAATCCATAATAATATTTTATATACATATTTTTCAAATACTATATTATTAAGCGATGAAAAAGAAATACATGAAATAAGTTTGCGTGCACTTAGTGCACATATTTTAATGTATCAAATACTTATACGTGGTGAATATATTAATGCTTTATCAGACATTTTAAATTCTTTAATGTTTAGACCATCAAAGCCCATTTATTTAGTTATTCCTAGAGATAAAAAAATTGGACGGCATGGAATAATAGATATAGAAAAAGATACTATTATTCATTGAAATAATCTAGCCATCATATTTTGATTATTTGTTTGAATATTTTCCAACAAATTTGTTTTCATAAATGGAACAGTTTGTTCTCTAACTCGCTCACATTTAATTCCTGTAGGTTGAGGTGGCGACGATATACGTTTAGATGTATCACATACAGATTTTGGTTTTTCAACCTGAAGCACACATGATGCTTTAGATTCTAAACATGGTACAGTAGGTACATTACACATTTTAATAGCTTTAAGTACCAAGTATTTTCCATCTTTTGTATCTACAAAAAATGGTGTATTAGCATAGTGTGGATTAGGATTCATTTATAGAATAAAACATAAATGAAAAACTATAAAATTTTTATTTAATAAAGTAAAATAATAATGGATACATGTGCTATTATTACTAGTATCATATCATTATTTGACACATCGATTGAGTATCAATTACAAATATGTAGATCTGTTGCTTCTAAATTATCTATAGAAATTTATACAGAAATTAATGAACATGGGTTTATAACAGAATCAGATTTAAATACTAATATATGGAAAAGAATAATTTATAGTTCTGTAAATACATTAATATTTTATAAAACAAAACAAATATCATCTTCTGTAGAACAGTTTTATCACGCATATACACAATTAAAAGAACATTTTATTAATATTATTTTTGCTAAAGATAATTTATTATTTAGTGGAGAACCACCACAATTTAGCATTATAAATTTTACTTTACAAAGTGTAGATAAAGTTAAAATTAAAGATTTGTTAACATTATTAGATATAGAAACGTGTAATTATAAAATAGTTATAGAATATATTAATTCTAACTTTGGATCTATAGATGCGTTATTAAAATTGTTTAAAAATAATAAATCTATTATAATGTCAATATTAGCTAAAAGTAAATTAAATATTAAAACTCCTAAAAAAGCTATGATTAAATATAAAAAAATTATATATAAAATTAAATCATTACAAAGTAATTATATACAACCAATAGAAGATATTTGTTTAAAGTTTAATAATATATCATTAGAAAGTAATTATACACAATAAAACATTTGTTAAAAATTAATATAATATATTTTAAAACTGAAAGCTTAATATTTTTAAATATACAGTGTATACTGCATTTACACTAAAATGGAAATAACAAAATTAGATGAAATATTAAAATTACAACCTTTTAAAAATATGAATAAAATAAAAATTAATTTAGATGATAATTGTATCTTAGGAAATAGATGTTTTGTAAAGATTGATAATGTTAGATATATTCCAAATAATTCTATTTCTACTAATAAAAATGTATTTATACGAGGACATAAATTTTCGTTAATGGAGTTATTATATTCACCTTTTCATTTTCAACAATCACAAGTACAATATTTATTACCTAGCTTTGTATTAAATTGTATAGACGAAGCTAAAAAAAAAAATATAACATGTAAATACTGTATAACAGAAAAAAATAACAATTCTAATGGATTAAGTATAAATATTTTCATTCCAACAATATTAATATCTGTATATATCATAATAGGATTACGAATTAAAGATTTTTGGTCGTCTAAATTTGAAATTGAATAAATTTAAAAAAGTGAAAAATAATATTTATAATTTGCGATGGTTTTTGAGACGGTGGTAGTTATTACAGCAATTGTTGCATCAACAGTTGGTATTTCAGCTATTATAATTGATACTTGGCTTTATATTAAATCTACAACAAATACACCAAATATTTTTAAAAAACAACATAGTGAAGAATTTGAAAAACTAATTGCATAATGAAATTGTTTAAATTTTTTAAAAAAACACACAAGCCAAAAAGACAACCTAGTAAATGGATTTCTTCTTTAGATGTCAGATCTGGTAATATAGTAATTACTGATTCTAAATCTTGTATGGACTTGTCATATATTAATGTCAATAAGGAACTTAATCAAGCAGCAACTCCTAATTTAGAACGACGTCGTAAAATATTTTAAAAATGAAATTATAAATTTTTATTAAGTATGTGTTAAACACAAAACAATGTACAATTACAATATTAAAGAATTGTTTTTGGAAGGTTTATCTATATATTTAGATTTAAATGATATTATAGAAGAAATTAAATTGTTAAACATAGATATATCTGAAGAAATACAAAATGTAATTGAAAGTTTGTTGTATTGTAAAGGATCTGAAAAAGTTTTTGGAAATAATTTTGATAAACATGATAATAGTAGCTTAGATGTAACAGATACATCTAGTAAATAAATTATTTTATATTACTTAAATGTGGCCATTTTTTTCAAAACCACCAACTGGTGCAAAATGTAAACTTGTTGAAACAATACCAAAATCTATGCAGATTACAACTAAACATATGTTAACTAGCGAATGTTTTTACGAAATTATAACACGTGCAAAAAAATTTATTAATATTGCATCATTTTGTTGTAATTTAAAAACTAGCGATGAAGGTAAAATGATTTTTAATCGTTTAAAAGAAGCTGCTGCTGCAGGAATTTGTATTACTATTTTGGTAGATCATCAAAGTGGACACAAAGATGAAGAAGAGTGTATAAAAAATAAAATTAAATATATTAAAACTAAAATAGGTAAAGATACTGATCCTGGTGTATTATTGGGCAGTTTTTGGGTATCAGATAATCAACGCTTGTATATTGGAAATGCGTCATTAACAGGTGGATCTATTTCTAACATTAAAACACTTGGTATATATTCTGATTATGGACCTTTAGCGGTTGATCTTCAACGTAGATTTGATACATTTAAAACATTTAACAGTGAAAAAAGTATTTTCGATATATTTTCTACTGCATGTTGTTTACCTGCTAGTACTAAATATCATATTTATAATCCTATTGGTGGTGTATTTTTTTCTGATTCTCCAGAACATTTAATTGGTATGTCAAGAACATTGGACGCTGATGTAGTTATGACTAAGCTTTCTAAAGCTACAAAATCTATTGATATTGAACTACTATCACTAGTACCAATTATTCGAGATAATGATAAAACTACATTTTGGCCAAATATTTATAATGCTATTATATGTGCTGCAATTAACAGAGGTGTTAAAATTAGACTATTAGTAGGATCTTGGAATAAAAATGATATTTATGTTATGTCTTCTGTTAAAAGTTTACAAGCTATGTGTATTAATAATGATGTAACTGTAAAACTATTTCATGAAAAAAATAATACTAAAGTTCTTATTGTTGACGATGAATTTGTTCATATTACGTCAGCTAACTTTGATGGAACTCATTACTTACATCATGCATTTGTAAGTTTTAATACAATTGAACCTTCGTTGGTTAAATCAGTTATAGAAATATTTGAAAGAGATTGGTCAGCATCTGAAAATACTATGGTTTTAAATTGAAATAGGAACTTACTTTTAAAGGTGGCTTGAAAAACACTATGTTCACATTACTAAACAAGTTTTGTGAAGAAAATAATCAAGACTTCATTACACCTACGCTTAATGAGCATAAAGGTTCCATAGTTCTTGCACGAACAGATTGTGGATCTGGAATAATTATTTATGATGATAATATAGATCAAGTAAAATTAATAACTGAATTAGAAAAACTAGAAATAGTAGCAGTAACCGAACATGCTGCTCCTAAACCTCAACCTTTTAAACCTATTTCTAAATTATTTATAGATGAAAGCGATAACGAAAATTATTATTTTCCAAAAACTACATCGTCATATGCTTATGATATTTTATGTAAACGATCTGAAAATATACCAATTTTAAAAAATGCATTACAAAAGTTTTATCTTGATAAAAATTCATCTATAACAAAAATTAATGAATGGTTATGTAAACATTATTTATATAAATATAGGTTTATAAATTATAAAGATGATAGATATACAAATACATCTACATATACGTTTATTGATGAATTTATAATTACATTTATAGGTCATCATGCTATATGGGTTAAATCAAAATTATATTCTCGGCCTGAAATGGATGTATTACCGTATAATGTAGAAGCAATAGCATTAAAATCTAATTGGACAAAAATGTTTTCTTATAATAAACAATTTCTTAGAATGTTTACAATAACAATTAATGCTATTATAACATCAACAGGTCCACTAATTTATATGATAAGTGTATATCCAGGACAAACATTTATAAATTTTAACACTAAACAACTTATATTAGATTTTATAACATGGATTAAAGATGCTATGACAAATGTTAATTCTATAACACTAGTAGGTTTTATGTCTAGCTTTTTTGGATTTCCTTTATTAAAAGCATCGTGGCCAGCACATTGTGGTTGGAAATTTGTAGGTAATGATTGTATTATTTCAGACGATGGATTAAAAATATTTTTAGTAGACGTTGCTAAATTTGCATGTGGTTTATCATTTAGTAGTTATTGTGAAAAATGGGAAAAAAAATCTGTGTGTTATCCTAAAGATTTAATTTCAAAACAAGAAGCTAAAATTATGATTAAATCAAATGAAAAAATTGCGTATAAAGCTACAGAGTTACTATATAAAGCAGTTAATGCTCAAGTTACATCTATGAATATATTATTATCTCCTTTATCTATGTTTAGTTTTAATAAAATAGAGGATATGTTTTTTACTAGAGTATTAACAATTTCATCTGCTATATCTGATAAAGATATTTATTATCCTGTAGGTGTAGACGCTGTTAATTTTATTTATCAAGCTATACGACCAAAATCAATTTTAACTATTAATAAAATTCAACCTAAAAATTATGATAAATATAAACTAAAATCAATTTTAAACTGTATAGCTAATGGTTTATATCCGTCTGGAAAACCTAAATTTGTTAAAACGCCATTAGAAAATAAATTATATATAGCTTTATGTGAAGTTAATATTAAAAATAATTTAAAAATTCCAATTATATTTATGGACGATGTTCATGATTCATGTTATACATTTTATACTGTTTTAACATCTATAGATATTGAACTTGCTAGAAAAATTGGTGGGTGTAAAATTAAAGAAATATCTGCTTTACAATGGGATGAATCAATAAATATATCAATCAATATGAAAGAAACAGTTGTATCTATAGATAAATTAAAATCAGAAGAATCAGATATGTTGTTAGAAAATCTATTAGAAATAACTGAACTATTTTCAAACAAAGATAATTATATTCCAAATAACTTAGTATTGTTTTCCGCGTTCGCTGTTAGTTATTGTAGACAAAAATTACATTCTTTAATTGCTAAAATAGATAGTCACTTTTTAGGAGATGTAATATGTAATCATAATTATAAAGAATTTTGGATAAAGGAAGGATGTGATAAGATTTTGGAACCTATTAAAACTGAGATTACTAAACTGAAGTAAAATGTACTTTTTATATAAGTCATCATGACTACTTTTCTTAGATCAATTTTGCGACGATCTAAAAATTGCTCTCAACATGATAATATTGATAATAGTAACCAAACATTAGTAAAAAATGATTCTAAATGGTTAGGATCTGGTATTTTATCTTTGTTAAAAAAACATTCGTATATAGACATAGACACAAAAGGCAATAATATATTAACTGATACAGTTTTCGTTGCTAGACTTCCTAGTAATTATATTGATATTGTAGACGAAAGTGAATTTGATGAAGGATTTCAAGAAGAACTTGATGAAGATAAAAATGTAATATATTCATGGAAAAAAACTCAACCAAAATTAGATTTAAATTTTCTATTAGATGATGATCATATGTTTGACATTGATGAATATTTTTTAATAAAATTAAAACATGGTAATGGATTTAATAAAGGAGCTATATTTGTAGGTAACAATATAGGATTTAATACTATTTTATGTTTAAAAACAAGTGGTGTAACTGGGTTATATATTCCAAATACATTACATCTTAAACCAAATGTTAGAGCAGGAGATTATGTTATTGCTAGATCATCAAGAGGTATTTCGTTTCTACCTCAAGTTGGTGGAGAATCAATATTTTTAATTGTTACAATAACACCATCTAGAATATTAACAGAATCTGGAATATTTATAACACCTTTATCTGACGCAGGATCTACAGAACCTGCAAAAGTACTTATTTCTAATAGACGAAGACGAGCTATAGAATTAATTGATGAAGTTATAAACGATAGAAAAGAATTAGAATCTATATATTTAAAAACTTATATGTTATCAGAACTTATAAAAATATATAAAAGTGATTATTCTAAAAAAGTTCAATGTATATTAACTGATAATTTAAAAAAAGCAAATGGTCACGTTAATGAATTAGTTGATGTTATAAATGATAAACTAATACTAGATAAAAAAAGAAAAACAACTGTAACATCAAATTCGTTATCTGCAGCGTGTCATAGAAAACGTGTTATATTTTCATCGCAATTAGAACAAATAAATAACTTTTTTGATATAGTTGATAATGATATAAACAATGTTTCAAATTGTTCTTTAGAATTTTTAATGATAGATGATATTAAAAATAAATCATATTATATGAAAAAATTATGGGAAAAAATAGAACAAAATGCAACTACAATTGATAAATTATTAGAAGGTAATAGCGATAGTGTAAATAATTATGTAGCTAATTTAGTTTTAAAAAGCGAAAGTGCAAAAACTAGAGAAGAAATAATAAATAATTTACAAGCTCTTTCACGTATAGGCTTTCGTATATAAAGAGCCCTTTTTATACAATAAATGACTGCTGATGATGCATCTCCTGATTATCAATGGTTTTCACCAGTTAAAGTTGATTCAACTATATTAGGTGATGAAATTTATTTTAGTTATGCAATGTCTCAAATAGATATTAATCAAAGTTGGACACCTAATGTTAGGTTATTAAAATATTTTAAAAACTTTAACATAGAAATATTAAATAAAATTTGTAATAGTGAATATGTTAATCCATCTTTTTTTCAACAAAAGGATGAAAGATTTTTAGCATTAAACGATGATTTATATCATATATCTACAGGTGGTTATGGTATTGTTTTTAGATTAGATAATTATGTTATAAAATTTGTATATGAGTTAAATAAACAGTTTAGTCCTATAGATACAACAACTGAATATACAATACCAAAATTTTTAGTAAATAATCTTAAAGGAGATGAAAAAAAATTAATAGTTTGTGCTTTAGCTATGGGGTTAAATTATAATTTATCATTTTTACACTCTTTATATAAACGTGTATTGCATATGTTAGTATATTTAATTCAAATTATGGATAATCAAAAACTAAATTTACACTATTCTCATAAATTATTTTTAAAATCATTTTTAGAAAAAAAAAGTGAGTTAAATTTTGTAAAATTAATATCATATTTTTATCCAACTGTAATTCAAAGTAATATTAATATTATAAATAATTTTACACATATATTTCATTTTTTTGAACATGAAAAACGATCAAACTTTGCATTCGATAGAGGAAATATTATAATATTTCCATTGGCTAAATGTTCAGCAGACAAAGTAACAGAACATATGGCATTATCGTTTGGCTTTTCATCATTAGTAGAATATACTAAGTTTTTATTTTTGCAAATGGCGTTATTATATATTAAAATTTATGAACTTCCTCACTGTGATAATTTTATTCATGTAGATTTAAAACCTGATAATATATTACTTTTTAATGAAACAAAACCATTAACAATAAAATTTAAAACATTTACTTTTACGTTTAAAGAATCTATACGAGCAGCATTAAATGATTTTGATTTTTCTAAAGTAGCAACTATTCAAAATAAAAAAGTTAATGCTAGTATAAAAATAGAACATAATTGGTATTATGACTTTCATTTTTTTACACATACTTTACTTAAAACATATCCAGAAATAGAAGAAGATGAAGAATTTAAAAACGCACTATATGAATTAATAATGTCATGTTCTAAAACTACATGTGAAAAATATAGATTACGCGTTTCTATTCTACATCCTATAAGTTTTTTAGAAAAATTTGTTACTAGAAACATTTTCTCGCATTGGTTAAATGGAGAATGATCCTATTGTTGTTGATACATTATATAATTTATTTATTAATAGATATTTACAAAAACTTGGACAATATTCTATTCCTACAAACATAGCATGTGGCATACATATAGGAAAAATTATTGGAGAATTTGATAGATGTGCATTACGTGTAACAAATAAATGTTTTAATAATTCAAAATTAAGTTTTAAAATAATGATAGAGTCTCTTAAAGAAATTTTATTACTAGTGTCTGAAAAAGAAAAAATAAAAATTTTAGAAGAAATAGGTATAGATTTAAACAATGATGATAAATCTATTTCTAAGTTAGAACGAAATTGTAAAGCATATGCAGAAACTTCTAATTTTATAGATATAGATGTATTTAATGCAGGTATATGTAAAGCTCCACCAGGTAAATTTATATTACTACAAGTTTTAAACTCTGGAACAGTTGAAGCAAATTGTGGTTTAGAAACAATTATGAAATCTCTTAATAAAAAAATTTTACCTAGTTATAATACTAATAATAAATTAGATTTAACGTCAAGACCTTGGTTTATAGCAGGAGGAGTATTAATATTATTAATTATAATATTTGCTATATGTTCTATTAAAAAACGAATTAGTGTTAAATACAATTATGGTAAATACTTATATGTGTAATATATTTAAAAAAACTATACCGTATTTAAATAAATATGTCATCTAATTTTTTAACAGCGCTAAAAGTTATTTTTACTGAAGATTATAGACAAAAAATGTATAGAAGCCTTTGTTATTATACAGCTGTGTTAAATTATACACTAGCTAATAAAACTCTTACGTTTACAACAGACGATATTAAAAAAACTATTAATGAAACAACAAAATGTGAAATTGTTGATCAAGAACTTGAAGATTTTATGTATTTTTGTCAACGTTATATTATATGTTTAAATGTGTTAACACCTAGTAATATTGATGAAATTTCTACACAAATTAATGAACTTAATAGTTGCATTAAACAAAATGACACTGATTTTTTACAATGTGAAGATATGGAAATTGATTTTACTGAATGTGTAGAAACTACTACAGATGAATAAAAACAAGATGTTTATTATAAGAATAAATATAAATAAATAGTTATTATAAAAACTGAAACATAATTTCAAAATATTACTGTGTATGAGTGATTTGCTCTTTTAACGTAATGGATGCGTCCGTAAACACTAAACATAGTAAATCTATAACTGAAATTAAAGAAACGCCTTCAAATGCAGAAATAAATAAATTTGGTCAATGGTTAAACTTGAAAAAACCATCTAATTATACAGGTCCGCCAGAAATTATTTTAGAAAATAGTTATCCATTAATTATAACATGTAGTGTACAAAAAATATAATATTGAAAAAATAATTTTTTAAAATAATATACGTATATTATTTACGTATTTTTTAACAATGGGTTTATGTGTATGTAAACATACACCATTTCAAGAACCTGTTTATATCATTAATAATAAAAAATATAATGTAAATAGTGAATTAAAATATAAAAATATTAAGGATAATAATTTTGGATCTTGTCCTGTGTATAAAGAATATATAGTAATAAATGATGATTTAAAAGAAACAAATACTTTAGATAGATCAAATAGATATAGTATTAAATCTGTATATTTTTAAAATGAATTTTAAAAGTTATTTTTATAATAGTTGTAAATGAGTAAAATATTAAAATTTTTAAAACGTATTTTTAATACTGAATCTTATAAAGAAGAAAAAAAAATTTTGTATAAAGATAATAATTATTATGTTAATTATGCGTGTGATAGTTCATTAGAATCACTTTATGATTACGAATATGAATGGTATAAAAAATGTAATTATACAAAATTAAATTCTAAAAAAAATTATGTAAAAAAAATGAAATACAACTAAATAAAAATATTAAATAATAATATGGCCTATTTTCTATTATTTATATTGTTTCTTATTAATAACATTTATTGTTTTGATATTGTAAGCGTAAATGATGGAGAAAATGTTAATATTTGTATTTGTGATTTTAATATTACTAGTGTAAATTGGACATTTACACCACATAATTATAATGTATTCAGTTATACTAACTATAATATTCCAATACATAATTTATCGTTACCTATACCACAAAACTTTAATAGTACTCCACCATTTTTTAATTTAATTAGTATTACAAATGGAACTAGTTTAAACACTGATAAACGAAATAATATTTATAAAGGTTTATCTAAACGAATTAATCCATTTAATAACACATGTTTAAATATTACAAATGTTTCTTATGATGATTCAGGATTATATATAGCATTTTATTATAAAAATAATAATATAAGATATAATTATACAGCACAACTCAATGTAAACGTAAGACAACCAACAATAGATCTAAAAGCAATAGTTATTAATAATGAAACTAATTTATGTAGAGTTTTAGTAACATGTGACGCTAATCATATTACAAGTACAGCATCTATATTTTTAGGAAATATGTATGTAGGTAAAACAGCATTACTTTCAGAAATTAGATATGTTAATACAAATAAAACATTGTTTGGATATAATTATCATCCTCATAATATTAATTATGATGAAATTTCTCTAAGTTTATATGCTACTATAAATAAACTAGAACCAGTATCTGATAATTATACTTATTATTGTAGTGTTAAAACTCATCATTTATCATGCAATGTAAGTCTTGATATTAAACATTTATGTACTTATAAAACATATAACAACGCTGTTATTAAAGAATCTTCATGTAGTAATATACATCAAATTAGACATAGTCGTAGTATTCATACAAATAGTAAAGTAAATAAACAAGTTGGTATTGATACGAGTGATATTATTATAATTATAGTTATAGTTTGTATATTATTGTGTATATTTTTAACATTATATTTGTTTGTTAAATGGGATGAATTTATAAAAGCTTTTAAAAATATTAAATTACGTATTATTAATATATTGTTTAGAAGAAGTTTTACTCCTCTTAATAATGTTTATTATACAGAAGAAAACCAAGTTGGTGTAAATGTAGAATAATTTTTTTTAAAATGAAAAACGAATAAATATTTTTAAATAATGGATTCTGAACCCATTTTGAAAGAAAATCCAAATAGATTTGTATTGTTTCCTATTAAATATAATGATATATGGAAAATGTATAAAAAAGCAGTTGCATCATTTTGGACTACAGAAGAAGTTGATCTAACTAAAGATATAAATGATTGGGAAGAATTAACAAATGATGAACAATATTTTATAAAAAATATTTTAGCTTTCTTTGCAGCTAGTGATGGTATTGTTAATGAAAATCTTGTAGAAAGATTTTGTAACGAAGTTCAAGTTACGGAAGCACGATGCTTTTATGGTTTTCAAATAGCTATAGAAAATATTCATTCAGAAATGTATAGTTTGCTTATTGATACATATATTAAAGATAAAGAAGAAAAAAATAAACTATTTAACGCTATAAAAACAATGCCTTATATTACAAAAAAAGCTGAATGGGCACTTAAATGGATAACTAATAAAGAAGCGTCATATGGGGAAAGACTTGTTGCTTTTGCTGCAATTGAAGGTATTTTCTTTTCTGGATCATTTGCTTCAATTTTTTGGCTTAAAAAACGAGGTTTGATGCCAGGTTTAACATTTTCAAACGAACTAATTAGTCGCGACGAAGGTCTTCATTGTGATTTTGCTTGTTTAATGTTTAAACACTTACTAAATCCACCATCTAACGATGTTGTAAATAAAATTATTACAGATGCTGTAAAAATAGAACAAGAGTTTTTAACAGATGCATTGCCTGTAAAACTAATTGGTATGAATAGTGATATGATGAAACAATATATAGAATTTGTAGCGGATAGATTGTTGGTAGAACTTACAGGATCAAAAATTTATAAATCTAAAAATCCTTTTGATTTTATGGAAAATATTTCACTTGAAGGTAAAACTAACTTTTTTGAAAAACGTGTAGGAGAATATCAAAAAATGGGTGTTATGTATAAAATAGATGATAATAACAAATTTACTTTAGATAGTGAATTTTAAAAAGTGAAATTTAAAGATTTATTTAAGTAACCGTTCATTAAACATGGACGCTTTTACAAAAGGTTCAACTTTGTACGCTCTTAAAAATTTAACCTTTAATCAACTAAAAGAATTTATGTTTATTTCTAGTGATGGACTATATTTAACACATAAAAATAGATTAGAATTTGATGTTGTAGATTTAGCAGATAGAATTATAATTGTTAATAATAATAATCCATTAAAAGTGTTTAAACATATTAAAGAAACATTGTGTTTAATGGATGATGTCGAATTTGTATTAAAATATATTGATAAATGTATTGAAAATTGTGCTAAAAAAGTATCATTTAATACACCACTAATTAGTGAGCATATTATTTTATGTCCTAAAACACCAAAAAAGCGTCGTCCTAGATTTAGATATATAAAACCTATAGATTGTAGACTAAGAAGACGTTTGTTTTAAAACATAAAAATTAATTATTTTTTTAAATGGTTCTAAAGTTTGTTAAACTCTCAGAATATGCTTATGCACCAACTAAAGAATCAAAACATGCTGCTGGATTTGATCTTAAAAGTGCATATGATTATGAAGTTCCTGCAAATTCTCGTATTTTAATTAAGACAGATATAGCCATTGTGTTACCAAGTGGATGTTATGGTAGAATTGCACCCAGATCTGGGTTATCATTTAAACACTCTATAGATATAGGAGCTGGAGTAATTGACGCAGATTATAGAGGTAATGTAGGAATAGTATTTATTAATAATTCTAATTTATTATTTACAGTAAAAAGAGGCGATAGAGTAGCTCAACTTATTTGTGAAAAAATTATCTATACTGATATTGTAGAAGAATCATCATTAGACAATACAGATAGAGGTGATAATGGTTTTGGATCTACTGGAATTAATTAATTTTAAAACATAAAAATAATATATTTTTTTAATTGTTTTTAAAACAAAAACAATGGAAGAACTATCTATAATTACTTTTAAAAATGTGTTAAAATATTATCTTGATGAAAAAATTTTAGAAAGTCAATATGAATCTCTTAATAATATAGAACTATACACACTATCTTATATGCGCCCATTTTGTGATAAAATTATTAAAAACCATATAAAAGAGTTTAATAATATGTATGAATCACTTAAATTATCTAAAGATATTAATAATATCAATGCATTAACTAAACTACTAAAATCAAATAAACAAATACCTGCAAAAATTGCAGCAATTGCATTTACTGCAGTATTAGTAAATAAACTAACAAAATATCACAGCATTACAGATGCACAAAGCTTATCATATTGTGTATCATGTGATATGTCGTTAGATAGTGAAAAAATTTTAAATTTTATAAATTGTAAAAATAGTTCAAAATTTAAAAAATCTATATTTAAAACTATTAGTATTTTATGTATTGGTACAGGTATAATATATTATTATTTAACTATAACCAAATAATATAAATGTTGAAACATTTTTTTATTTTTGGATTAGTTAGTATGTTAGTTATGCCAAGTTATGCATCATATAACATGGAACATATAACTCCTTGTAACGATAATATTTTTTGTTTAAATGGTGGTACTTGCTATATAACAAAATTTATGTTACATAATAGTAATACAGGTATTAAACTATGTTTTTGTCCTGTTAATTTTACAGGTTATAGATGTCAATATATTAAAAATAAAGATATTGGTATATAGTTATAATAAAAAGTTTTTTTAAAAAAATTTAAAAAATATAGTAATATATTTTAGAAATAAACTATTAACTTAGTTTATGACAATGATTCACTATTTTATTAACGAAGATGGTCAATATATTTCTTGTCAATATTGGAATTCTACACCATCACCATCTGCATTGTTGTTTATATCACACGCTGCTGCAGAGCACTGTAAACGATATGCTAATATTGCAACATCGTTACAATCTCTAAATATAATGGTATTTAGCCATGATCATGTAGGTCATGGACGTAGTCAAGGAGATAGAATGTATGTATCATCTTTTAATGTATTTCCAAGAGATATTATTCGCCATGTAGATATAGTAAAAAAAAGTTATCCTAATATACCTGTTTATATTTTAGGTCACTCTATGGGTGGTACTGCTGCACTATTAGCTATATCAATGGAACCTAATATGTTTGCTGGATTAATTTTACTATCTCCATTAGTTGTAGAAAATTCTGAATGTGTTTCATCACTAAAATTATTTACAACAAAAGTATTAAAAGGATTAGCACCAAATGTAATTGTTGGTAAAATAAATTCAGAACAAATTACAAGAAACAAATTAGAAGTATCATCATATAATACAGATCCATATGTTTGTAATGGAAATATTAAGGTAGCATTTGCTGCAGAGGTTTTAAAAGGTATACATAATGTTAGAAAAATTATCCATAATATTTCATTACCAATGTTTATTTTACATGGAACAGCTGATTATTTATGTGACATTCAAGGTGTTTATATGCTTATGGAAGTAATAAAAAGTTCTGATAAAACATTAAGAGTATATCAAGATGCATATCATTCTCTTCATATTGAGTTACCTGATATAGTAGCATCAGTTTTAAGTGAAATTAATAAATGGTTAGAAGAACGTATTACTAATACTAATCTTTAATTATTTTTTTAAAAGAGATGTTGTATATTCTTAAACTACATCCTACTTTAGAATCTATAATTATTTCTGTTAAAAAGGTTTATGATTCTATTAACATGTGTTCACGTATGCAAACTGTATTATCTACAGTACTATTGTATTATACAGATTTTCATAATTATTTTGTACCATATCATACAGATTACAAATGTAAAGAATATATCGATCAATGTATTAAAGAAATTAACTTAATGAAACAAACAAAAATTAACAATATTACATTATATAATATTGTTATTAACGAATATAAAAATATATACAATCAATACATTAATACAATATCATTTAATATTTATCAACATATTATAACACAAGCTATTAACAAAAAGTTTTAAAAAATTTAAAATATATTTTATTATTAAATATACGTCATGGCTAGTTCAGACGTAAAAACAGAGGCATTGCCGAATATAGGTGATGTAGTAAAAGGTACAGTATTTGTTGAAGATGGTTTTGTATACGCGCGTATGGATAAATACAATACAACTACTCTAATATTAAATTATTGTGATATTAATAAACAAGCATTTGATAAAATTACTACTAATTTAATAGGAAAATCTATATATTTACAAGTAAAACATGTAGATTATAATAAAAAATATATTGATAGTGTTCATATACATAAAAAAAAGAAAAAAGAAAAAGTTAATGAATTGGAGCAAATTAAACAAATAAAAATACAACACTTATTACAAACAGGTATAGGATATATTACAGAAGCTATTAATAATTTACAAGATAGTAATAAAAAAAATGACACAGTTAATATTATTAAAACTAACTGTGTAGATATAGATATTAATAAATTTAAAACTTTTAATACACATAAATTTATTGTAGGTGATATGTTATTTACATTTCAACAGATAGAAAAATAATTTTTATAAAAAAAATGTAAAAAATAGTATACATTTTTTAAAAATAATAATGGAACAATCAATGACTTTCGATAATGTTATTACTAATCGTAATATCGTTATGTCTAAAATTGATGAGTATGCACATATATATCCTCTTCACGCATGCATTTTTTACAAAGAAAGTATGCGTGTAGCAAAACATATTATCACTAAACAAAATCGTGGTATTAATACAGCTACTAACTTTAATAATATTACTGCTTTACATTATGCTGTTTATTGTAATAATTTTGAAATGGTTAAATTTCTAATTGAGGAATGTGGAGAAAATATTAACAATGTTGATAGTGAAAATTATAACGCTATCGCATATGCATTTTTTGGAAAAGGTTATGAAAATGTTGAACTATTGGAATATCTTATTAAAAAAGGAATTAATATGGATAGTTGTAATTTACTACTACATATGGTAGTAAATACTAAAAATGATACATCATTTCTAGTTGAGTTTCTTGTTAAACATGGTGCATGTGTAAATTGTAAAAACTTGTATGGTGTATCCCCTATTATGTTAGCAACATATAATGGTAATATAACGCTAGTTAAACTGCTTATTAAACTAGGTGCAAATATTAACGATGTAGATGTAAACGGTAATACTTTATTTCATATGTTGCGATTGCATCCAACAACTATTAATTTAGTTAAACTATTTCTAGAAAAAGGTTTGGATATCAATGCACAAAATAAAAATGAAGATACTCCTTTGCATGTATTGTGTTCTAAAACATTGTTAAATACGCATGTAAAGTTTTATATTGATAATGGAGCAAATGTTAATGCACAAAATAAAAATGGAGATACTCCTTTGCATGTTTATTTTAAATCAAATACAAATAAAAATATATTTAAAAATATTATTAAAGTATTTACTGATAGTAATATTGATTTGAGTATTGTTAACACAAACAATCAATCAGCTCTTACTCAATATATTATTGACGCACGTATGGCTTCTCTAAACATTATTGAAATGTTGTGTAAAAAAGAATTTGATGTTAATTATAAATATGGTCTTGGTAAAATTCCTATGTTGAGCATACTTATTCATAAATGCTTATACGATAGTGTAAAGTTTTGGTTGTCAAAATATCCAGACACTATTAATGTACAAGATGGTGATGGAAATTATCCTATTCATTATGCAGCATTGCATTTTAAATCTAATATTCTTAAATTGTTTATTGATTTAAAAAATGATATAAACGTAACTAACAATATTGGCGAAACACCACTTCATCTCGCAGTTTATTATAATAATATTAAAAATGTTCAATTGTTACTAAACCATGGAGCACGTTGTACTACTACTAATGACGGTCATAGTGTATTGATGTACGCTGCTAAAAGTGTATGTGGTACACCACTACAAAATTTTAAAAACTTGTTTAATGAAGATATGTCAGCTGTAACCGAGTCAGGATATTCTACATTTGCATATGTAGCTTTAAATGATTTAGAGCATGTAGAATATATTATTAGTTTAAATCCTACTCTAGAAACTATGCTTATTTCAACAGAAACAGTATATAAAAATATTAAAATGTGTACACGTATGAAATCTGTTCTTCGTTATGTACTGTTATATTATCCAGAATTTTATACACTATTTACACCATACAAAACAGATATTGAATGTACTAAATACATTGATAAATGTAATAAAGAACTTAATAATATGAAACAAATACAAGTTACTAATGATTATACTTTGTATGACATTGTTAGAAATAAATATACAAATACATGTGATAAAATTGTTACTACATTTGATTCATTCGACGAATATAATTTTATTATTAAACGTGCTATTGCTAGATACAGATACAATAAATAATATTTTTATGTTATAATTTTATAAAAATGTTAAATTTATTAAGGATTATTATCTAAAAAATAACAAATGTTTTTATTTTAAAACAAGAAAACTAAAGCATTTTAAAAAAAATATATCTTAATCTTATTTTTGGTTTATTAGTACAAATATAGTTTATTATTATAAAATTTGTTAATAGTAAAATATTAAACAAAATTTTAAATAAATATTTAATTGTTTTTGTATCGTTCAATTAGTTAAATATTTAGTTTTTATATTATTGTATAAAAAATAGAAAATATAATCTAAATTAATAAAAGATGTGGAGTGTTAAAATTCATGGACACAATGGAGAAACTAAAGGAACTAAAACTTATACCTCTGGAGGAATGTGGGGCGGTGGAAAATCTTCAGGAGTTAATGGTGGTGTAAACGGAGGTGTTAAAAGCGGCACTAGTAGTTCTGGCGGACATAAAATTTAATAATTATTTTTTTTTTATAATTGACATATAAGTAATATTATCTAAATATTATTATGGCAATGACTGAAATGTTATTGTATCTTAAAAACGATTTAGCAATAACTGTAAAAAAGTTAACTAAATACTTTAACAATGGAGTAAATCCAAATATTATAGATAACAAATATAATAATGCTCTTCATTGTTATTTTTACAACAAATGTGTAAATAAAGATATTGTAAAACTATTATTAAGTTATGATATAAATCTCCTACATAAAAATAATGTAGAAGAAACACCACTTGCTGTATATAGCTCTAGAAAAAATATAGACGAAGATATAGTTAAAATGTTGTTAGAAGCTGTAAATTATAAAAATGTTAATGATTTTAATATTCATAATTATATTATAACAAAAAATGTTAACTTGGACTTTATAAAATTATTAATGTCAAAAAAACTAAAACTATCAATAGATGAAAATGATAGAACTGTTTTTGAAAAATATGTAGAAACTGATTATCCAAATGCAGAAATACTTGATTTTTTAATTAAACACGATACAAATAATAGAGTATATTACAATATTTGTGATAGTGATTATAGCGATAGTGATAGTGATAGTGATAGTAATTATAGTGATAATATTAATTATAGTGATAGTGATAGTGATGATAGTGATTACATTAAAGAACCTAGCATTGATAAAAAATTATTTGATAGTAAAACTGCACTACATTTGTATATAAATTCGCATTGTTATACAAAGTGTAATATATTAAAAGATGTTGTTCAATGTTTGATAGATAATAATATATATCCTTGGGAATATGATATTACAGAAACTACAGCTGTTCAATATTATATAAGATCACAATATATAGATCCTAGTATTCTTACTATGTTAATAGGAAATGCAGACGCGTGTATAGTTTATGATGATATTACAGGTAAAAAACGAGGAGTTTTAATGGATTATTTAAATAGTAATTATAGATTTAGTGATCAAATAGATGTAGAAATAGTTAAACTTCTTCTTAAAACTGGAAATGCGTATAATATTATGTGTAATATTGGACATTATTGGTTAGTGGACGAATCTATTGCAAATATGTTAATAGACTTGCTAAATGTTAATACTCTTCGTCAAGTTTTAAAAAAATATTTAAAATATTACACTAATATATCTATTCAGTTAATAGAACGTATACACAAATTAAAAGTAGATAGTAAAAACATTATTAGTGTATATTTTAATAATAAACATATAAATTTAGAAGTTTTAGAATATTTGTTAAAACAAAATCCTAATATGGTTAATTATTTAGATAGAGGAGAATTACTATTTGGAAAAATGATTTCATCTTATATAAAGAATGAAGAGTTATTTAACTGCGTAAACTTATGTATGAAACATTATACAGACGTTAATTTACAAAATTGTAAAGGAGAAAATATTATGATGTATGCAATTAAACAAAATAATACAGCATTAGTTAAATATTTTATTAAAATGGGTGTTAATCCACATGTGATTTTAAAATCAAATAAAACATATATATCTTACTGTATAAATCATATTTATACACCAGAGATATCTAAACTATTGTTAGATACTTTACCAAATTTGAAATATATGAAAAAAACAATAAAAAATATTAAATATTTTGAAGATGTAGATAATATTCATGAATGTATAAGTTATATGGCTAAATTAGATATTTCATCTTTGAACTATATTCCTAACAAAATTCAACGAAAATTTAAAGAACATATTAATAATATCAAAAACAAAAATATTATTTAATTAATAACTTTTTATATAGTTTAAAATTATATACTATTATAACTATTTTTATAACGTGTATAATTAACAAAATTGAAAATTAATGAGCTATTTAACGAGGGTCTGAGAAGTTGTGGAGTTTAAAAGTTCAACTTGTTTGAATCTTTTAATTTTTCATTATGACTACTCTTTCCTGTTATTACTTGGCCAAAAACTCTCTCACTAATGAGGATTCTATTGTATTAGCAGTACAAGACTTTATTACTTGGTGTAGTTTAGGATTTCGTCATAGACAACCAGGTGGTAACGTGTTCCGTGTGCTATCTACCTGTAGAATTGATGCAACTAAAGTTTTTGGCACTATTGATGAATGGAGATGTTTGTCTAGGAGTTTTAATCTTGACACAGCAACAAACAATAATTTGGTTAATATTAAGTCTATTATTAAAGATTATTGTAAAGGTCAAAGTGCAGTTACTAGTGTGTGTGCTATAATTGGATTCTTGTCATATGTTGCAGAATTTTGGGGAGGTGAAAATCAACCTAATAATACTACAACACATGTACTTACTCTACTACACTCTTTAATCAAATCAAGATCAGACTTTGCTTTAGTTAAAGGTGCAATGAAATGTAGACTTAAAAAAATTATGAATTAATTTTTATCAGAATTAATTAGGATTATTATTTGGTCAATGTATAATTTTAAAAATGAACATTAATAGCTAATTAATAATAATGGGTGCTTATACGTCCATTATGAACATAAACGATTTTAACAAAATATATGCTTATAAACAAGATTATCGTTGTAAGTATAATGTTTCATACGAACTAGCAAATGAAAAAATTATACGAGAAGATTTACCATTATCATTTTATATAGAATCGTTTATGCGTTGGTATGCGCAACAACGTATTCAATCCGTATATACGGTAAATCCTGTATATAAAGAATGTCTATCGTGTGTTAACTACGCGAGAGCAAAAATTCCTCTATCTAAGTTTAATAAAGCTATTAACCATTATAATTCTGATAATAATAGTGTTTATTTAGTTGATGTACGTAAATATAACAACATGCAAAAATTACAATTATATATAGGCTTTTATAGTTATGTAACAACTAAACTAAAAAGCGAAGATGCTATTAAAAGATGTATTCATACATGTACTTATATATCAGATGAAAAAACTAAACTAGAATTTATGTAAGTATTTATTTTTTTTTAATTACAAATTATATTTAGTGAAAAATAATGATCATTATAACACTGGCTTGTATAAGTCATTGTTCACGATGAAAACTTTTATTGTTTTCGTCTTTGGCATCTCAACTTTGTTTGCAAAACCTGTGATTGAATCAACATGTAATGAAAAATATGAAAATATTTGGATTAACAGTCTTCATTTTTGCATTGAAAAAAATCCAAGTTATATAAGTGATGATGAACATTGTTCAGCTATTTACGGAGCAGGTGGTATGACTGCTTTTGGATATGGTTATAGCTTTACTATCTATAATAATTGTGAAGAAACTGCTACAACAAATTCATTTTATGGATTTAAAGAAAATGAACATACATTTGTTAGTTACACAGATGATGATACAACATCTGGCAATCCAAAAGCAAAATGTTCTAAAAATTTTACAGCAGTTATTGGATGCAATAAAGGAGTTTCAGAATTAAATTATAAGTCAAAATTATACAATATTCAAGAACGTGGTATACAATTATTAGTAGTTTATGACATCACTTGTGTAAACGATATTAATGCTGAAATTAATTTGTTAAATTTGTGTGACGCAACTACAAAATCATTTGATCATAGTTATTCGTCAAATGGAAATTCATTTACATGTGGTAACATTAATTTGTACAAAGGAAAATACTGTCCCAAGTTTAGTAACAAACATACTGATACATATTATAAAACAACTAAACAAAAGTCAAAAGAAGTAGCTCAAACATTCAATCGTGAAGAATTATAATCTAAAAAAATTAATTTGATTAATCAAAACATAAAAAACATATCTTTTTATAAACCATGGATAAAAACTACAAACCCCCATCAGTTAGAAAAAGGTGTAATAGTTATCCACCATTTGGAGAAGTTGTAACTAGTATATTTTTAGAAACTAAACAACCTATATACAGAATTCCAAAATGTAATGTATTAACAACTTGTACTATTCACGAATCTTTACATGGAACAATTTATAAAGGCAAGTTTGGTGATAAAACAGTTGCTATAAAATCATTTTCACAATTTAGAAGAAGTCATAAATGTATGATCGATATTATTACAGAAAATTTTAAAGTTCGCAAAATTCATCGTAATAATTTATTAAATGTATTTGGTTACATTATTGATGTACAAGACTCACTACCAAAAGTATCTATAGTTATGGAATATTGTAAATACGGATATCTACGAAACGTACTCGATACACAGCGTGAACTTACACTAGAAACAAGAGTAGATCTTATAATTGATGCAGCTTATGCTTTAATGTGTTATTATCATTATAAACCAGTGTATAGATTTATTTCTACAAATTGTTTTATGATGACAGAAAATTATAGACTAAAATTAATATGTTATGGATTAGAAAAAACAATAGTTATTCCCTATAAAAAAGGAGTTAAACAATCTGTATACATGTCACCTAAGATAATTAATGATGTATTTTCTCCTTTCACAAAAGAAGATGATGTATATAGTTTTGGAATTGTAATGTGGGAAATAATTACAGGAATGAGACCTTTTAATAGTAAAACAGCAAAAGAAATTTATAACATGATTAAAAATGGATTTAAACTAAGTATTGATAAAAGTTATCCGTTTGTTCTTAGACAATTAATAAGTTCTTCTCTTGATCAAAATCCTAAAAATAGACCTACAATTGTAGATATCTTTAATAAACTTACTTATTATAAGTATGATAAGTAATTATAAACTAAACTTAAAAATAAGTTATTTTTTATACACATGAATCCATTCAACAAAATGGATCGTGACTTTTTAGACTATGAAGATATTGAAGATTTAGATTATTATCCTAGTTTTATATCAATAAAAACAATTCTTCAACATTATCTTATATGGAGAGCAAAAGAAGTTAAAGATACTCCAGGTTTATTGTTTAAAGAGTTACTAAAATATGATGAACTTGCAAAGTGGAGATTTTCAGATTTAGACTTTAAAGTAGCATATGATATGTTTGCTTATTATGATAAATATGATCTTATATGGAAAATACCAGATTATATGACTGAAGATCTTTTAATAGATGCAAAAGAAGTAATTGGATTATTAGGTATTTTAGCAGAATCAATGGGAGAAAAACTATGTTGTTATGCGTTGTTTAATATGTTTAATTCACTATTTGAAAGATTAAATACTTCTATTCTAAATATACTAAAAACAGAATTAGAATTTTTATATGTTAGACATAAATACGAAATATAATAAAGTGAAAAATAAAAATTATTTTTTTAAGTAAATAATGGAGGTTAAAATGTTTATGTTAATTGTATGTGTTGTAATTACAAAAGTTAGTAGTAATGATTTGTTTCAAACATGTCAAACACAATCTAGTTTAGTTTTTTCATCGTATTTGCAAGAAGAAGAACTGTATGCTATTAAATGTAATGCTAATAATAATGATATTATTACATGGGCTAAAGCAGGAAATTATTATTCTTTATTTGATTGGAAACATGTAGTACAAACATATACAACTACAAAAAAAGATAATATTTATGTAGATAATAATAATCTTTGGTTTGATAAAATTAAAATATCAGATGCAGCTGTTTATGTTTGTTTTGTTAAAAAAACAGATGGACAATGCTCTTATCAAGCTACAGTTATTCCAGATGTTGATCATAAAAATAGTCCGTATTATGAAACTATTATTAAGTTAGAAAATGATAATGTTAATTATACACAACAATTGGATATCTTGTCATTTCCAAATGTTATGCATACAACTACATGGACATTTAATAACAAACCATTAAATTCAACAAATGATACACAACTAATTATTAATTCTGTACAAAAAAGTAATGATGGTATTTATACTTGTAATGTTACTGTTACAAAAAATAATAATAATTATACATCTATTAGAAATACTTTATTGGTTGTTAAAAATAAAACAGCTCCCGGAGCTATGTTTATAAATAAATTTAATAATGTTACTAAAGTAAAATTAAATTCTGTTAAAATGCTGTTTTGTGAGGTTGATACAAAAGAAGATCTTTATTATTCTCAGTATAAGTTTTATTGGAAAGTTAACAATACTAGCTTAGAAACAACACATCATATTAGTAATTTTCATCAACAATCTAGTTTTCCAGTTAGTGATACAACAATGATGCTTCCACTTAAAGTTTATGTAACAAATCAAATTAATAATTATAATGTCTCTTGTTGGTTTGAAACAACAGATTATAATAAAACTATTAGTCAAACCACGCAACTATTTGTTGAAAAATAAAAAAGTTAAATTTTTTTAGTTGTAAAATAAATGAATAGTAAAGTTACATTTAACATTTCATAAATGGATGTTCTTACTACATTTCGTATTAAGGCATACTTAGATGAACTAACACCAATTTCTTTAAATGAGTTTATTCATTTGTTTAAAATAAATACAAACTTTGCTAAAAATGATAGAGATCCATCTAAAGAAGAAATTGTTTATATTCTTCAAGAAGAGTATAGTGACTGTTGTATTCGTTTAATTTATGACATTGTTAATAATATTTCTAATGCTGATAATATTATTAATATGATTAAACACGAACATAAAAATATAAATACTATAAACTATAGTATTAAAGAAAATTTAGATTATTATTACATTGATTCTATTAGAGATGGAATAGGAATAGATGATGTAATTTTTAGTTACTTTTATTGGAGAAGGTATAAACATAAAACGCCTAATAAAATATTTAAAGAGTTTACAACTTATGATCAATTAGCATTAGATTATTATAAAAAAGAAATTAACGAAGCTATATTTGCTTTTAATAATGGAGAAAAAAATTATATTATAGATATAAACTTTAACAATATGGATACAGACTCTATAACTTTATGTAAGTGTGCTATAGGTACTATAGCATTATTATTTGATAAAGTTGATTACGATATAAATTTTGAAACTTACTTTTTTAATCAAGTAAGTATTTTTACTAGACTAGAGTTTAAAAAAATTATAAAAAGAAAATATAAATAAAAACAGATTTTTATTAAATATTGTATAACGCGATGATAGACTTTATATTAACATTGTTTAAGTCTATATCGTGTGAAAATACAGTTTTGTGTGTACCTTCTATTAGTGGAATATTATTATCGCTTGTTTCTGGAATAGATACAGAACCAAAAAAAGAATTAAACAAATTTATTAAAAATATTGTATCGTACACTGTTAGTAATGAAATAACATTAGAAAATAAAATTTATTTACCTGATAATATTAATATTTGTAATAACTTTGAAAAAGAGATACAAACGTATGGTACAGACATTGTTAAAATTAATTTTACAAATTCTAACCTTATAGGTGACAAGATTAATAATTGGTTACCTTCTATGAATTTTAAACACGGACTAATTAATAAAATATTATCACATTCTAATATAATTGCATTATCTCTTATATCTTTTAAAGGGGAATTTCTTTACACGTTTGATGTAGTAAGTGATAAATTTATTACTAATGAACGTACAATAAAAATAATTAACATGATGTATCGTCGAGATTATTTTAAAATTAAAAAACAAGAAAATGTAATTATTGTTGAAATACCTTTAAAAGATTTTTACAATCTTGTTATTATTATGCCTAGTGATTTTAACTTTAACAAAATAGAAGCAGAACTAACAAATAAAAATATTTTAAGTTGGTGTGATGATATGGAAATGGAAGAAATAAAATTACTATTTCCTATGTTTGCATTTGGAAGATCTTACAACCTCAATTCTATTTTAATAAAAATGGGAATAACAAAGTTGTTTACTTGTTTTAACCTACCAAATATTTCAAATAATGTAACTTATCCTACTATTGTACATAAATGTTTTATAGACTTATCATATGATAATATAGCAAACAATTATTATTACGATGATAAAAATATTCCACTAATAAAAATTAATAAACCTTTTATATTCTTTATTAGAGAAAATGAAAATATTTTTTATATAGGGAGAGTAACTAATTTATAAAAATTTTAAAGTGTACAACAAAACTTTTTAATATTATATTAACAATAATAAGTATAAACATTAATTTTGTTAAATATTGACAAAAAAGTTTTATAGTTTAATGTTTCCATAATGGAACTTGGTCACGAAGGTAGTTATTTGTCTAAAGACAATATTAACAATAACAATAATAATATTATTGCTATAGTATTAGAATATTTTATTTGGGTTTCAAAATATGATATAGAAATTCAAAGTAAAGTGTTTAAAGCATTACAAACATTTGAATCAGATGCTAAAATAGTATTTGGTCATAACTATAAAAATATTGTTAAAACATTTAACCTAGACACTGTATTTGGTATAGAAACTACTTGTGAAACTATTAAATTGTTTTTAACAACTGAATTTCAATGGTATTATAAAGGAAGAACTATGCAAGAAGCTTGTGGAATAATTTATATTTTAGCAGAAGCTATTAAATATTGGCATTTTGAAAAAAATATTAATATAATTAATGAAATAGTTTCTATATTGTATAAACTTATAGATACAGAAGATGCGTGGATGTTTGTCCGTATTGCAATAGAATGCCGTATTAATAAAATGTAAGTTTATTTTTTTTATATATTAAATCAAAATAAATAGTTTTCATAAATAGGGAACCTTTACGATTTTTAATTCTTTAACATAAAGGTTTATCCTTTGTCATAAACAAAAACAAAAAGGTTTATCCTTTGTCATAAACAAAA